TTCGCAAACCGGTTAGGAATTATAAATGGGGGGGGGGTATATTTTACAATTTCAGTTTAGCTGTTACGCCAACTGGAAATATTCGCAACTTGTGCCAAAACCGCACATCCAATAACAACCGCTCCGAAGATGAACAGAATCGGGTTGTATATGATGAACAGAAAAATAAGTGCGGCTGCTACGATAAGAAAAATCATGGTATCCTCTATTCACACCAAAGAATGATATATTCGTTGAACTCAGGAACTTCTTCTGGATAAGGGTCATCGCCATACTCGCTGAAGTATTCCTCTTTGCTCCAAAATGTCTCGACAGGTTCTCCGTCTTCAAGTTCGAAACCGATTTCTGGCTCGTATCCAACATCGAATACGTGACAGAAAAGATAGTCCCACTCGCCCGCTGTCGGGGAACTTACCAGAAGCTTGGCATTAGGGTGAGCGGTAATCTGTTCGGTAAGTTTCTGAGCAACCTCTTTAGGAGATAGTTCGCTAGTTTTCGCCATCATGCACCTCGTAAAGCGTACCAAAGCCGCACTCGTTCGTCGCCACCTCTGCGATGAAATGTGCATTATAGTCTTCGTCCGCACACAGAATCGCCTGTTGGTCAATTAGGTCGAACCAACTTGTCTTGCGGAGTTGGTCTGCCATCCACGTATCCATTTCCTTTAGTAGACCCTCATGGTTAGCGCAATTGCTGTCTGCGGCTGGAAGGCTGTCGATTCCATAGAAGTCGTACATTTGCCATTGGATATCCGCGATACGTTGCGCGATTTCTTGGTTGGTCATATAGACTCCTTTCCTTTATCTTGATTATATTATACCATAGGCCGCAAATCTTGTCTAGTTACAAAAAGTTACCTATTACTTTTGGGACAATAGCTAATTTTTTACAATTTTTGGGCATTTTGCGGCAAAAACTTGTCTATTTTTATTATAAAACATAATCGAATGTGTTGTCTAGTGCATTTTTGGGAATAATTACTATGTTTATATTATCTACTGTATGTTGGAGGTTGATTTGAAACTAGACTACAACCTAAAGACACTGGGCGAGCGCAAAGAACTCGTACAGTCAATTATAGATTCCGGTGAAGACCTTACAGATAAGCAGCTAGGCTACATGGCCGATTATCTTCTCTTTGTGGCTGACCCTAAGCAGACGGGGCGTGAGAAGAAGAAGACGCATCCGATTATCACAAAGAATAGAGACGTTACTATCTCTAAGCGTCAAGTCTCCTTAGAGGACACTATTTCCTCTTTGTCTAATGGGGAAGACGGTCTTTATTCCATGATAGTGGAAGATAAGAACCTTCTATTGGATAACCGACAACCGATTACTCAAGAGGATATCGACAATATCTCCGGTATAAAAGAAAAGCTAGATATAATTGACAGCCTAAAGGAACAGCTATCGCGTAATTCTGGTGCGAATCGTTACGCTATCAAGCAGCAAATTATTTCTAGCTGGAAGGAAATCTATTCTATCAAGAGTTCTTACACAAATCGTGTGGCGAAGGCGCACGTGAACTCTCAAATCAAATATATGGCACATATGTCCTTAGACGAGAATATTACGATAGACGAGAACGGCATGCCGCAATCCGATGGTGTTATCTCTCTTTTGCGGGCAGACCATATCGCCTTTCTTCTCAAATACTATTCTAAGCTAAAAGGAGAATGTTGGGAAGATGTAAACAGCGACATGCACTTCCTCTTGATGGACTTAGAAGATTTAGTTGAACAGACGCTTTTACCTGATAATGAGGTGCTTTACGATTTGCTAATCTGGGAAATCGACGGAATGACTGGTGCGGAAATTGTGCGGCAAATGGAACGTAAATATGGGGTTGTGCATTCTGAGCAATATTTTTCTACTCTTTGGTGCAAACGAATTCCGAAGATGGTTGCTGAGACGGCTCAGAAGAAATGGCTTGTATGGTATTACACGTATCAGCATCCAGAAGAAGCTCAATGGAAGATTTGCAAGACGTGCGGCAAGAAGAAATTGGCGCATCCGCTCTTCTTCCACAAGAACACTTCTAAAGATGGCTTCTATTCCAAATGCCGCGATTGTCGCTCTAAGAAGGGAGGAAGTGGCGAATAATGGCAATAGCAGAACGTAAAGTTTGCAAAGTATGCGGCAAAAGCAAGCCAATCAACGAGTTTTGGAAACGGAAAGATAAGACGCCTTTGGATACGTGCAAGGAATGCCTAAGCAAGAACGTCGATGTTCAAAAACCAAGTACGTTCTTGTCGATTCTAAAGGATATCGACATTCCTTTTGACGAATCTTGTTGGATAAATATGTGTAAAGCTAAATACGCTAAAGACCCAGAAAGATTCAATGCTCAGTCAGTTATCGGTACATATATACGTTCTTGTTTGAATCTCACTAAGTATAAGAATATGACTTACGCAGATACAGTAAAATTGAATGAAGAAAAGATAAAGACCAGACAGAAGAAAAAAGAGATTGCGGCCAAAGCTAAAGAGCAGGAACAGCCAGAGGAATCGCCGCAAGATGAAGAGGAAAAACCTCTTGATATTACTATCAAGCCGGGAGATAAGGCTGCAACTACAGACTACTCTTATGGGGCATACAGCGAAATGATGATGGATAGAGCTGAACGCAGAGAGATTCGTGAGAATCTGAAAAAGCGTAGAGAAGACTTGCAACACCGCCAAGAGGAAAGATTACAACGTCAGGAAGAAACGGAACAGCGTAAAGAAGAACAATTGCGGCGAAAAGAAGAAGCGCAAAATCTAATCGAGCTAACATCTGTTGATGAACAATCTATTCTCGATAACCTTACCCAAAGGGAAGTACAGCAACTCGCTATGAAATGGGGCGAGAATTTTCGTCCATCTGAATGGTTGAAGATGGAAGAAATGTATAATAGATATTGTGAGGAATTTGATATTGGTGTTGACCGTGAAGCCGTACTAATCTCTCTCTGCAAAACTAGTGTGAATATGCAACGTTGTCTTGATGCGGGTGATGCTTCTAATGCGGCCAAGTTCTCTTCGATGTTTGACCAACTCCGCAAATCCGGTGCGTTTACAGAAGCTCAAAAGAAAGAGGAAAAAGAGCGTTATCTTGACTCTGTTGGGGAGCTTGTGGCCGCAGTCGAGAGAGAGGGGGGCGTAATTCCGCAATTTGATTATCAATTCGAGGTCAATCAAGATAAGGTGGATTTGACGCTAAAAGATATGCAATCATATACGTATAATCTGGTCAAGAACGAGATGGGTCTTGGTGACTTGATTGAGAGTTACATTCAGAGACTTGACCAACAGCGTGAAGAAGAACGTAATAAGAGCCTTGATGACGGACTTGTTATTAGTTCCGCAGAGGAGCAAGAGATAGAAAATGACAAATATGCGGATGACTTCTTCAAGAGCCTAGAGGACTCTATCGCCAATGAAGCAGATAGCATCTACTCTCGCATTGGAGAGGATGATATAAATGGCGCTTAGAGACTTGCTAAAGAACAATCCCCTCTCACATCATTCTCTTGGGACTGTTGACGATATTACTAAAGAGCGTATCCAACAAGATTTGCCGCAATTGAGAAAGCTTATTTCTTATTGGCGAGCGTATCCTGACAAGTTCGTGGATTATCTTTGTTCCTTGAATCCAGATAATACATTTCACTTCTTCTTTTATCAGAGAGTGTTCTTGCGGGCAATTTTGCGGCATAAATATGTATATTGCGTATTCTGCCGCGCTTATTCAAAGTCTTTTTTGACAGCGATGGGGTCGATGATAAAATGTGTTCTTTATCCCGGATGCCGCATTTTCGTAGCATCTGCGGGAAAGGAGCAGTCAGCGTCGATTCTTAGTTCAAAGGTACAGGAGATTTGCAAGTTGATTCCGGCTTTTGAGAAAGAGATTATCTGGGATGTACGTGGTTCAAAAGGTAGTGTACGCACACGTAATACGAAAGACAGTGTTATCTATACCTTTAGGAATGGTAGCTCACTAGAGAATGTGGCAATGACCGAATCTACCCGTGGGCAGCGTTTTACTGGCGGCGTACTTGAAGAATGTGCAAGTATGGACCAAGATAAACTAAATGACATTCTTCTTCCTACACTGAACGTTTCTCGTAATGTACCTGGATATGGTGTTGATGAAAACGAAATCGCCAATCAAAGTGCGGTATATATCACTACCGCAGGATATAAAGGTACGTTTAGTTATGAGAAATTGATTCAGATTCTCTGTCAATCTGTTTCTCGTCCAAATCAAGCTATCGTATTAGGTGGCACATACCGCACTCCGATGATGGAGCGATTACTTAGCCGCAATTTCGTATCTGACCTAAAACTTGATGGCACGTTCAACGAAGCGTCTTTTGACCGCGAATATAACTCTATTTGGGCCGGTAGTGTTGAAGGTGCTTTCTTTGACCCTGATAAGTTCGATAAGCATAGAGATATTCAATTGGCTGAATATGAAGCAAGTAAGAGGTCTGATAAAGCCTACTATGTGCTCGGTGTCGATGTTGGTCGTGTAGGTTGTACTACTGAAGTAGTTGTTATGAAAGTCACTCCTGCCCCAACCGGGGTGCCGCAAAAGCAGATTGTAAATATCTTTACATATGAAGCAGAACATTTTGGTTTGCAAGCTATTGAGATAAAACGCTTGTTCCGCAAATATAAGTGCAAAATTGCAGTTGTAGACGGCAACGGCTTAGGTGCCGGACTTGTTGACTTCTTAGTAATTGACCAAGATGACCCTGATACTGGTGAACCTCTTGGGGCATTAGGTGTTTATAACGATGAAGACGGCACATATAAGAAGTTTCTAAATAATGCAGCGTATCCTATGCCGAATTCTTTATATATTATGAAAGCAAACGCAAAGATAAACAGCGAGCTTTATGCTTATTGTCAATCTCAAATGAGCAGTGGTAAGATTCACTTTTTGATTGACGAGAATACCGCCAAGAATAAGCTAATGGGCCAAAGCCAAAGTAAACGTATGTCTGCGGCCAAGCGAGCTGAATATTTACAGCCTTATGTCCTTACTTCTGTTCTAAAGTCGCAGATGATGAATTTGATAGAAGAGAATGAGGGAATGAACATCATTCTAAAACAAAATAACCGCACAATCAAGAAGGATAAGTTTTCTGCGTTGATTTATGCGCTTTCTTGGCCCAAGAGTATAGAGGAAAAAGGTGGTCGTAAGAGACGCGGTGATTTGACTAAACTTATGTTGTTTACTAGTGCAAAACGATAGTTTTTTGGGCAAAAGAGGTTTATCCACTGTGCGGTTTTTTGATAATAAGTGATATATGTTTATAGGAGGTGCGCTGTGCTTAGTTCAAAAGGTGAAAAAAAGATACATACTGTGCTTGCTGAGCATGGCGTACCTTTCGCAGAAGAATATGAGTTTACAGATTTGCGGTCTACTAGTGGTAGGCATTTGCGGTTTGATTTTGCAGTATTTACTAAGAACGGAGAATTAGATTTCCTGATTGAATATCAAGGGCCGCAACATTATGAATCCATCAAACATTTTGGCGGAGATAGAAATCTGCAAAGACAACGCTATAACGATTCTATGAAACGAGCTTATTGCATAAAGCATCGAGTCCCATTAGTTTATATTCCCTATTGGGACGAAGATAAGATTTCATATGAATATATAATGCAAGCTGCGGGGTATTAGAAGGAGGTGCTATGGCTAAACTGACAGATACTCGAAAGAAAGAGATAAATGTCGCTGATTGGTATCGAGGTAATAATTATTATAATAAAATCAAAGTAGGCGGCAAAACGCTTCGAGATGACGCTTTTCTGAATACTGATGCAGTGAGAAGCATTCAAAGTAATAGGCCGATTACTAAAGACATGGTAATGCGTGCGATTACCACACGTGATTATCAGCAGATGCGGGCTATCTCTAATTACTTTTTTGCGAAAAGCGGTATTTATGAGCGATTAGTAAAGTATATGGCACACTTTTTCCGTTATGATTTCTTTGTGACTCCTGTGCAATATGATAAGACCGTTCCCCAAACCAAGGTTATTGAAGGATGGTTCAAGGCATGTCTTTTCTTAGAAAATTCTAAGCCAAAGAAACATCTTTCTGAAATTGCGGTCAAAGTCATAAAAGATGGCTGCTATTATGGGTATAAACTTATACAGAAAGATAGAGCTTTCCTGCAAGAACTTCCTGTTGACTATTGTCGCAGCCGTTACAATTATAACGGCAAGCCCGCAGTTGAATTCAATGTAAAATATTTTGATGACACTTTTGCGGACAATGAATATCGTTTGCGCGTAGTAAAGATGTTCCCAAAAGAAGTTCAAAAGGCATATGTGGCATATAAGAAAGGTACTTTGCCGCAAGATTTCAATGGCGATGCTAAAGGTTGGGTTTTGCTTGACCCGACTATGACAGTCAAGTTCAATATTGATGGTTCCGATATCCCAATGTTTATCAATGTCATTCCGCATCTTTTGGATTTAGAGAAAGCACAAGATATTGATTTACAGAAAATGCTACAGCAAATTCTAAAGATTATTATTCAGAAATTCCCTCTAGATAAGAATAACGATTTAGTATTTGACCTTGATGAAATGCAAGCATTTCACAATATGGCTGTTGATATGCTTGGTGATGCGGTTGGAGTTGATGTTCTATCAACTCTTGCTGATGTAAATGTAGCAGATATGTCTGATAAAGGCAATGTATCTTCTGTTGACCAGTTAGAGAAAGTTGAGCGTACAGTATACAATGAAGCCGGTGTATCTCAGATGCAGTTCAACAGTGAAGGTTCTGTCGCTCTTGAGAAATCAATCGCGAATGATGAAGGCAGTTTGACTGACCTCATTATGCAATTTGAAGAATATCTTGAAGATATGATTTTGCCGCTAAATCGTCAAATCAAAAAACGATTAGTCTACAGGGTAAATATTTTACCTACTACTGTTTACAATTATAAAGATATGGCATCCGTTTATCGTGAACAAACGATGCTTGGTTATTCTAAGCTTCTCACTCAGGTCGCTCTTGGAATGTCTCAGACTGTTGTTATGTCTGCGGCCATGTTCGAGAATCAGATGCTAAAACTTGATGAAGTATTTACTCCACCACAAATGTCTTCTACTATCAGCTCCAATGATGGTAATAGTGATAATGCGGACGAAGATACGTCTGATAATAACGATACTGGTACACAAACGGCTCAGCCGCAAGATGAAGGTGGTAGACCTGAGCTTGATGATGGTGAGAAGACAGATAAAACCGTTCAAAATATAGAGTCACAACAGTAGGAGGTTGCAAGATGCTTCAAAATCGTTCTGTTGCAACCATTGATAGTCCTGAATTTATTGATATTGAACCTTACAATCCGCTAATTTCTCAATGCACAATCAAGGTTCTTTATCTTGGGAAAAATCGCAATGGTTCATTTATAGATAAGAACACTGCCATTCAAATGGCAAATTCGCTGCCGGGGACTCCAATTGTCGGTGCTTGGCGCAAAGATATTGAGGATTTTGGGGACCACGGCCATGTTATTACCATCGAAGATGGTGAAATCAAATTTGCTTGTAAGACTGTCCCATATGGTTTCGTAGCTCCTGATGCTCGCGTATGGTTCCAAAAGTTTATCGACATTGATGCTTTTGGAAATGAAATTGAACGCGAATATATGATGACTACTGGTTATCTTTGGACTGGTCAGTTTGAAGAAGCTCAAAAGGTTATTGAGCAAGGTCAACCGCAAAGCATGGAGCTTGACGAAGAAACTTTAGACGGTCATTGGGCAAATGATAGTAAAAGTGGGATGGACTTTTTCATTATCAATGATGCTGTATTCAGTAAACTTTGCATTTTAGGTGACGATGTTGAGCCATGTTTTGAAGGTGCATCTGTCACAGCAGGAGTTGAGAGCAACTATGCAGAGGATACTGAATTCGCTCATACTCTATATACTATGATAAAACAGCTTCAAGAAATAGTCGGCGCTAACGAAGGAGGGGTGATAATGCCAGAGCAAGAAGCGTTAGAAGAGGTCAAGGTAGCTACTGATTTTGTTGTCGGTAGTGGCGATATAAATGATACCAAGACTGATACTAAGGACTCCAAGGCTAAGAAGGAAGATAAAGCTCCTTCTAAGGAAAAAGCCGAACCTGCTACTGAGCACGTTGCTCAAGATGATAAAGAAGAGCAAGCGCAAGAAGAAGTGGTAGCGGAGGAAGAAAAGAAAGAAGAGCAGACTGACGCTAAAAAGCGTGAGTGCGCTCTAGAGGAAGAAGATAAAGAGGATAAAAAGCCAGAGGTTGACGCTAAAAAGCGTGAATGCGCTTTAGACGAACCTGCGGCTGAACCTGTTACGGCTCCAGTAGTTGAAGCTACTGTCGCTGAGGTCGATGAAGCTCCTGTTTCTTCTACTTTTGCACTTGAAGAAGAGAATAAAGAACTTCGTGCTGAACTAGAATCTCTTCGTGAATTCAAGCGCTCTATTGAGAATAAAGAAAAAGACGAACTGATTGCTAAGTATCATATGCTTAGCGACGAAGATAAGGCTGATGTTATCGCGCACAAAGAGGAATATACTCTTGAGCAGATTGACGAGAAGTTAGCTCTTATCTATGTTCGTAACAATGTTGATTTTTCTACTGTTGATGGTCAGCAAGAGAGTGAAGATACTGATGTAAATTCACTTCTTTCTTTCTCTCTTGATGATAGTAAGGATGCGGAAGTTGTCAGCGATATCCAAGCTGCGTTCCGTTCAATGGAAAACTAATTTAGACAAAGGAGGAAAGTAGCAAATGGCAGTTTCTATTGCTAAGGCCGACGTAAAAGGCTATCGCCAAGTCGAGCCAAACCATCTAAGCGCTCCGCGTGATGGTCGCGTTTACGCACAGCTTCCCGCAGCCGAAGACATTGAAGTGCTAGAGCAAGGCACTTTTGTCAAGTACGATTATGCTACTGGCGAAGTCAATTTCACCGGCAAAGGCCCTTGGATGATGGTATTCAATGAGGAAAAACTATACGACGAGCGCAAACAGATGCATCGTGATTACGCTATGCTCAAAGAGGAAGCTCTTCACGGTGTAATGGTTCCTCGTGTATTCGGCATGGCTCCCGGTGATATTTTCACTACTAACAACCTTGCTGATGGTTCCTACAATGTAGGCGACCTTCTAGCCCCCGGCTCTGACGGCGTTCTTGCCGCTGGTGGTACTGAGGGTGACGGTCTTTGCGTTGAGGTCGTAAAAGAGACAACTATGCCTGACATGCAGCCCGCTGTCAAGGTTCGTGTAATTTCTGCTTAGTTTGAGGGGAGGTAAATAAGATAATGGAACTTCTAAAGTATGATTCACTAGTAAAATTAGGACAAGCTGCTGCTTCTAAGACTTCTTTCAGCTTCTCTGCTGACGAGTCTTACACCGCTGAGCAGACTAATAAACTATTCCGTGAGCAGATGAATCTTCTAGCCCACGATTATCGTTCTTTCCGCGAGAATAAGAACACTATCTTCTCTCTTATCGAGCAGACCATTGACGAGGTTCTACCTGCTAAAGTTCTACAGCAGTATGAGCAGTTCGCCGATGTAACAACTGTTGCTCAGGGTAATAAGGTTGTATTCGTTCGTCGCATCACCGAAGCTTCCCGTATGCGCGCTAAGCAGTTCGTTACTCAGGTCGGCCTAGCTGGTCGTTATGAGACATTCATGCTTGAGGGCGAGCGCATCGAAGTCACCATGAGTGCTATCGGTTCTGCCGCTCGTATCGGTTTTGAGGAATTCCTTGATGGTCGCATTTCTTTCGCTGACCTAACCGATGTTATCCTTGAAGCTATGGACGAGTACATTTACCGTGAGATTGCTAAGGCTCTTGAGACTGCTGTTGAGTCTCTACCTTCTGCTAACAAGGTAACTGCTTCTACTTTCGACACTGCTTCTATGGACCGTCTACTAACTGTTGCTGATTCTTACGCTGGTGCTCCTGCTACTATTTACTGCACCCGTGAATTCGCAATGACTATGATTCCTGCTGATGCCTCTTGGGCTTCTAGTGACATGAAGCAGACTATCTGGGAGAATGGCTATCTTGGTCGTTATAAGGGCCATAACGTTGTAATTCTCCCTCAGTCTATGGAAGATGCTACCAACGCTATGAAGGTCATTGACCCATCTAATGCTTATATTATCAATTCTGGTCAGGATAAGCCTGTCAAGATTGCCTTCGAGGGCCAGACTGCCGTTCGTGACGTTACTGATAATGACGATTGGTCCCGTGATATGCAGACTTACAAGAAGTTTGGTGTCGCTATCCTAACCAATCCTTCTATCTGCGTCTATAAGAACAGCTCTCTAAAACTAGAAACTGTTTGAACTGAACCAAACCCAGAGCCAGAACCAGATACGCACGCTGATGTTGCCAATGTAACTCAGCTACGTGCGGCTTTGGATGACCCAAAGATTGAGACAATTTCTCTAACTGGTAACTTCTCTACTGCTACTGCCGTAACAGTTGCTCGTGCGGTTGATATTGATGGTCAAGACCATACTATTACATTCACTAATACCGGACAGAACTTTGTTGTATCCGGTAGCGGTGCTACCGTACATAATTTGAATATCGTAAATACCGCTAACACTGAGGATTGGAGTAGTACATACGGTATCCAGTTCTATAACGGCACATATGATATTCACGATATCAGCGCCACAGGTGGAAACGCTGGTATCCTAATCAACAGTTCTATTGCTACAATCGGCGATAATGTTGATGTTTCTGGCAACGTTTTCGGCGGAATTGAAGTTTCGCAGAGTTCTACTCCCGGTATGTCAGCAGCACAGGCTACTATCAATTCTGTAATTACTAATACCACAGAAGCTTATGGTAAGCCAACTGTTTGGACAGACGGAGATAATGCAACCGTGATTGATAATACGGGAATGACTGCTAACGGTGAGGTCAAAGCGGACCAGACTCAGTATTACTTGAACGAAGAGAACTCACACGAGTAGGCTCTAGGTACTGAACAGTAAACACTTTTCATACAAGGACGGGGAGGGTGATAGATAATCCCCTCCCCGTTTTTGTCTTATAGAGATAAAAGGAGAATAAATATGGCAATTGTTCATATGATTGAATTACAAGATACCGATTCTGTAGTAATTCGCAATTTAGTAAATTATCCAGTAGTTATTATTACGCCTATCCATAAAAAGCGTATTGAGCTTCCTGCTCATGGACAGACTGAGATTTATGTGGGCGATGTGCGGGAATGCTCTTATGACCAAGGATGCCGCAATATCTTCCGCAATTATATTCAAATTTGCAACGAGACTCTAGCCCAAGAGTTTGGTATTGGCGAGGATGTTGTGGAATATAATTGGGGCGATGCGGAGATTACCGCTGCGCTAACCACTGCCGATATCAACGTGCTTTTGGACGCTCTTGATTATGCGCCAGATGGCATCAAGGAAGCTATTGTAGATAAAGCTGTTGAACTTGAGATTCCTGACGTAAATCGCCGCAAAGCTATTTATGATGTTCTTGGGATTGATGTAACTCAGCGTATTGAGAATGCTCATAAATCTGAGACGCAAGTAGCTGCTCCTAAAAAGGTTCAACGTCGCGTATCTGCGGCTAAGACTACTGGAACAAAACAACGTCGTGTTACGACTCAATCTGAGTAGCAATCAACAAAGGAGGAATTATGCCAGAATGTGCAAATACTCCTGAGTACACTACCTTTCAAGAAGTATACGATGCCTTTCTATCAGGCATCACGGATGATATGTTTATGGAATTGACTAAAGAAGATACCGAAGAGATTCTTGAAGAGTTGCTAATGGCGGCGTTACCTCATTTTGAATTTCCACGACAAGATATATTCAATGTCGATTCATATAAAAAGCGTTTCAAATGTCTGCTAACCGCAGAAGAAATACGCATTATTCGTTCTTATATGGTAGTGGAATGGATAAATTATCAATTAGCAAGCATTGAGAACGTGCGGCAAAAGTACAGTGGAAGTGACTTTAGTTTTACTTCTCAGGCTTCTCATATGCAGCGTCTTATGCAATTACGTGAAACTTATCGAGACGAGGGTTTTCATCTTCAACGTTTATACTCTCGTCGTAAACGGCTAATAGATGGCTCTTATGCTTCTACGTTCCGTAAGATAATGTCTAAGCAGCCCCACGCAAGGGGGAATGTATATGAGCCTTAGAATTGTTCGATTAGATTATAATAAAGAGACGCTAGCTAAAAAACTACATCGTTTGACTGACCAAGTTTTTCGTCTTCTTCCAGCACGAGAAGAAGGGGAAGATTGGATGAAACCATTGGAGACTATTATTATAGAGATTTCTGGTTTGTTCAATCTAATTGATGATTCTCAAGTCGGTCTTACAGTTATATCTAAATTAGAAGGTTTGCGGCAGCAAGGAGTTGAAGTTGCTTTTCCTCTGTATCGCCGCACAATTCTTGAGTGTTGCGCTCTATTATCTGGGCTAGAACAACAGACGCTAGAAGAGTAAAGGAGGTTTCACATGTCAATGAAATCTCTCAGCGCTCGACTCACTTATAATGGTGGCAATCAGCTCAATCGTATCAAAGTAAATAAATTGCGGTCTTTGCGTGCGGCAATCAAAAATGATTACAATTCGCGCATGATAAAAATTCCGAACAAGTCTGCATGGCCCTGTTTGATTGTCAACAATACTTCCGGTCTAAAATCAGACTATGACCGCAAACGTCTTTCTATTGAATTTGATGCTGGACTTGAACCGGGTGATGTATTCCAGTGTCTAGACGATGGTACACATTGGATGGTATATCTACCGACTCTTACTGAGATAGCGTATCTCCGCACAGAAATAATTCGCTGTAGATATACTCTAGATGTAGATGGACAGACCTATTGGATTTATTTCCAAGGGCCGACAGAAATGGATGCTACTTGGTTCCAAAAGCAAGGTGTCCATTACGATGAACCTAACTGGTCTGGAACTATTTATATCAAGAAAGATGAAAGAACTACTAACTTTTTTCATCGTTTTACTAAGTTTACCATAGAGGGTCACAAATGGGAAGTCCACATAGTTGATGAAATTTCTGTTCCCGGTATTATCGAACTAGAAATTCGTGAATTTTATGATGACCCACTAGAAGATTTACCAGTTGTTGAACAAGAAGGGTGTCATGAGATTATCGGTCGTGAGACAGTAGAGCAAGATGACACTTATGGATATATGATTCGCTCAGCGTATGTCAATCCTGAGTTCTCTTGGAGGGTAGAAGGGAATCCAAGAGTAGAAATAGAATCTCAAGAAGGTGACACTTGCAATGTTCTAGTCCACGATGGCGCAATCCGTGGATTTAGATTGATTTATGGTAATAAAACTTCTGGCTATTATATGGACATTACGATTGAACGTGAATGTAAAGGTATCATTGGACCGCAAACTGTATATCCTTATGACATTGTTGATTATAAAACAAATGTAAAAGGAACTTTTACGTTATCCGATAATCGTATTGCTAAAATTATTGAGAGAAAAGACACCTCCTGTACTGTTGAGATTACGACTGGTAAGACAGGAGATTTTGAACTTATCTTTGAACCTACGGATTTTGATACGACGATAAAATATCCAATTCATATCGGTTCTTTGTAAGGAGGGGAAAATGATTAGACGTTCTACAGATATAGCTAAGAATTATAAATCTAGTTTCTTCTCCTATGAAAAGAATATGGAGTTGATTATCAAAAAGTTATTTGTCGATAACCCGTCTTACGGGAACGAACTCAAGAGACTTTTAGTAATCAATAAACCCGATTGTCTTTCTAGTAATAACGCAAAATATAACGAATTGATACGTGGATATAGTATCAAACGTTTGCGGGAAGAGGGATATATCCGCACGGTTCCTAGGCTGGACCTCAAAGAGCATGAAGATATAAAATCGTATATTATTATCAATATGGATGATTTTACACCAACTAGCAATAACGAGTATAGAGATTGTACTATTACGTTCTTTATTTTCTCAGAATACTCTTATGCGGAAATGGATAATTATGAATATCGTCCTGCTAAAATTGCTGGTTATATAGATGGCGTTATGAATAAGGCTAAGCTTACCAATATTGGAGAATTGAAGTTTCTTGGCGCTCAGCAGGTTCCGCTCAATGAATATTGGGGAGGAATTGCACTTATGTATCTAGCAACTCATAGCGAAGCTGAGGATAAGAATCCTGATATACCAGAAGCGTCGTGATAGCTTATGGCGGAAGAGTACAAAGGGGATATTGGCTTATATCTTTCTGGACAACCAGTAAAAGTTGCGTCGAGTGGGTTATTTATTACGCAACCTAAAATAAAAGATATAGTTGTAGTAAGCAATGAAAACGAATTTATGTCGGCAGTACAATTGCTGTCTCACATAGACCGTTTTGCTAATAGTATAAAAGAGGGCAATTCTGTATTAGAAGATATGCCTGATTTTCAAATAATCATAGAGGTTTTGCGGCAAAAGAGCGGGCAATTTTATAATCTAATAAATAGTTTTTTCCAACTCTGTATGCCGGATTTTGATTTTCAGTGTTCTAAACATTCTTTAGATTTTACTGTCCGTGGAGAAGATACTATAGTTGGTATGCTCAATGCATTCAACTATAATGATTTTGCCTTGACGATAGAGGAATTATTCGTTCCAAGAGGGAAAGAAGAAGAGCCAGAATATCACATTGATGAATCCGATGCTCTTTCTCGTAGACTTTTGGAAAAAATCAAACGGAATCGTGCGGCATTAGCTAAACAGCGTGCTGCAAAGGAAGGCGAAAATATATCTATCTTTGGATTATATACTTCCTCCTTATCTATTGGATTAGGAATGGATATAAATACTTTTTATAATTATACTCCATTTCAGTTATATGATGCGTTCAATCGTTTTTTGGCTAAGATGCAACGAGATAAATACGAAAGCATGTTGATGATTCCATTTGCGGATGTTTCTAAAGTGCAAGAACATGAACCTCCAAGTTGGCTTGAGAATCTTTATAAGCCGACAGAAGAAACATATAACTCTTTGCAGAAGCTCAATTCTGTTGGGTCTACAGCGAAGTAGTATATATTGGTGAAAAATCACCTTTTTCACGGGTGGTTTTAGCAATGAGAAAATATGTGCATAGATTCAATTGTTAGATTCAAGAAAGGAAAAGGTGATTTGCAGAATGGCACAATATGGTATTCGTGACATTACCGACCTTGTTCTCAAGGCTCGTAACCGTATGCGCATCGGTAATCAAGTCTTCCAGCCCGGTCAGCCTGTAGTTTACTTTACAACAGCTCAGACTGCTACCCTAGAAGGTGCTGCCACTCAGGTATATGCTCAGGGTGGACACGGCTATCCTCGTCTTATCGCATGGGAGGGCGAGCGTACAGTAACTCTAACTCTTACTGAAGCTCTAATCTCTCCTGAGAGCTTTGCCTTACTTTCTGGCGCTCTCCGTACTGACGCTGATGCCGAGCACAAGGCTTATGTCCCAACTTGGTTTGAAGCTCCTGTTCAGGCTGGCGGCATTGTTGAGCTAGACCTTGACATTTGCGGCGATGACCATGATATCGTTGTAAATGACACTTATCCAATGTTCGGTGTTGTTCTTGATGACTCTGGCGCTCTATCCGTTCATCTCGGTGAGCAGGCTGGTCTTACTGGTGTAACTCCTAACTGTGATGTTTACACTGTAACTCGTGACAACAAACTACAGATTACATTCCCTAACGCTGAGAAGTATGTTGGTCGTGTAGTCCGTGTTGACTGCTATGTTGAGAAGAGTGCTGGTGTAACTACTCTTGACGTTACTGCTGAGGATTTCTCTGGTAACTTCTATGCAGAAGCTCTTACTTTCTTCCGTGAGCAGTCTTCTGGTATGGACTTCCCAGTTGCTCTTATTTTCCCTAACGTCAAGATTCAGTCTAACTTCACTCTAACTATGTCTGCTACTGGCGACCCATCTACTTTCGATTTCGTTATGGATTGCTTTCCAGCTTATGCTAAGGGTGACTTCTCTCACAAGGTCTTCTTCAAGACTATGATTGCTGGTACTGACGTTTATACTCTAATTGAGGACGAAGTTACTAAGTGCCCAGAGCTTGATATCGCTTTCGAGAGTGTCGAGGGCGGCATTGAGAAGTTTACAGATAAGAACTTCGCTGGACGTAGCCTTGAAGGTCTAGTTGATAACCCAAGTGCAGTTGTTGACCGTGCTAATGTCAAGTTTACCGGTACAGTTCATTATACTCCAAATTGGACTGAATTTAGCTCTCTAGAGTCTGCCCGCACCGGTTATTACTACCCATTCCAGCTAAAGGCCGAAAATGGTTCTAAGCTTGTAATCTCCGGCTCTATGGGTGGAGCAGGTCAGACTCTAACCTTTGGCGAGACTGGCGATGGCGAAGGTACCATCAACATGATTATGGCTGTCAACCCTGACGCTGCTGTAATCAACGCTAAGCTAACCGATGCTGGTGAAAGCCAGACTTCTGAATACGTATTCGATTTCAGCGGTTGCAACTTCGACTAGTATTAGTTACTAATTCTAGGGGAGGGGATTATTCCCCTCCCCTCTTTTTTTATAGAGATACAAGGAGGTGAGAGCGTGAGTATATTCTTAGAACGATTGCCTGATTATTATCACTATAGGTGGAGCAGCGCAATAGAAGAGCCTTCTGTGCAATCCGCTTTGAATCTTTTAGGCGATACCAAAGACAGCATCCTTTCAAATTATATTAGTCAATATGCGGGTGCGTTGCAACAATTTCAGCAGAACACAGGAGTCAATATTACCGATGAACAAAGTGGTATTTTAGATTTTGCGGCGGATGAATCGCTAACTCCGCAAGACCTAGAACAAGTATTATCCCAAGCTATGACTGCTAATCCTGTGTCTGGTGGTGACTTAGGTGGAGCACAACAACTTGTTGCGGCAGTTCAACGTTTGAATCAGGAAGCTAGAGAAAATAATCAAAAGCTAACAAGTTTGAGCAATTTGATGGATGCGTTTACTAATGCTAAAGATTTGTACCAACAGGTTGAAGATACTATTTTAGGAGAAGGCGGTAATTTGACTATGACTGCTCGGAGTAAGTCTATCGTTATTCAAAGAGTTGTAAGAAATATTTTAGCTTCTCCTGACGGTTCTGAATGGACGCAAAGCCTAAAAGGTAATACAATACAAGGACTAAGTAATAAACTAAATCAGTGGCTTGTATTGCTCTATGCGTTGACAAATAATCAAGCCCCGAGAGGAAATAAAACAGCGGTAAAGAACGCTATCTTACAAGCAGTGCAAGATAATTTTTCTGGATTAGTTGGCGCATTAGGAGAAGTTGCTGGACTAACAGCTTCTACAGTTGCAACTGTTCAATATGCAGAAACTCTCAATAAACATATGAAAGAAATAGAATCTCAATTAGAAACCAAGGGAAGAGTAAGTGGAGGAACAGGACTTACTTACTCTGTAAAGGTGAATAACGACGAATATACTCAGGTAATTTTAGGCAGTCTAAAAAATCAGCTTTTAGCATTGAATGGCAAACAATTTACAAGTTCTGGAGATAAAGTATCTATTACTTTTCCTCGCGCTCAAATAAAAGCAGACCAACAAATATGGTCTGATACTTTGCAAGCTAGTATCAACAATGTGTCTGTCAAAACAACTACCAATATCCGCACATTGAAATCTGGCGAACAGAGAGTAAAAAGCATTACTTTGCAAAGTGCTTCTCCATTACTATCTGTATTATATAGAGAATTAGGCTTTTCCTCAAGTACAATTGTTGGATTATTACAGATTGCTATGGCTAATGGAGAAGGTAGCTCTGGAGCTGATTCTGCTTGGTACGATTTGCGGGAATATACTAAACAAGCTCTTATTATCCCAGCTCTCACCGGTCTTGGCCGAGAATCTTTAGATAGCGGGAATATCGCTACTATGATAAAGATAAATGATTATCTAATTCCAATGCCAAGTTTTATCAATTACATACAAGCCATGTTTATGCGTAGAGCTGGCAGTTTAGGAAAAGAATTTAGTGGGTATATATCTCTAGAGGGTTTTCCAACTCGTGCAAAATTTACAGCTTTGAATGAGTGGGTTGAGCCTTCAACTAACAATTGGCGAGCCGCAAAAAGACGTTCTTTGATTGCAGAGACAAGCGGAATGAATTTATTACAATCCGCTAAGATTCGTATGCGGCTTAGGAATTTGAATCTTTCAATGCTAATAAATTCTGCAATATAGTAGAGACAAAAGGAGAATAAATGATTGATTTTGAACTAGAGAAGAATCGTACACTAACAACCGAACAGATTGCGATGATTTTAGACCTTTCTGCTCAAGCTGCAAGTGACGGTGGTTTTGTATCTTCTTATATCTTTGAACGTGCGGTCATGGTATTTGCCGCACAAGTTCTTTATCCAGAAAAGAAAGACGAGATTGCGGCTATGATTGGTAATGGCTATGATATTCGTCTTGCTTTTGACACTCTTCTTTCTAGCGGTCTATTGGAAAAAATGAGTGAAGATTATTCTGTGGATATGCAGCTATTACGTGAGGAAGGCTATGTATGGCTAGAAGAGGTCAAAGAATTCCAGCAGTCTGCACGGGGTATTCTTGATTCTATCAATACTCTCTCTGGTGATATTGTTCAGTCTGCCGTCCAACAGCTACAGCAAGTTGCTTCTGGTGATGTAAAAGTTATTGAAGATTTTGCTAACCGTTGGGGATTTGACCGTCCAACTCCGGGAAAAGATAAGATTGAGCAAACCGGAGAGATACAAAAAGCTTTTGAAGTATTAGATGGAGGTAAGACCAAAGAGTAATTCTAGGTCAAAAAACTATAAAAATGGAGTCCCTACTTTCAGTATATGAGAGTAGGGACTTTTTTTATCTCTATTCAGGAGACTAACGGATTATAAGAGGGGTGATAAAAATAAGCAAGTTCAGTAATACGATTGAGTATAATTTGCGTACTACGTTAGATGCAAGTGGAATTACTCAACTTCAAGGCCAGTTAGCGTCTATTTCTACGCAACTCGACCAAATGCAAAGTAAAAAGCTAATTTCTCCAAAAGAAGTATACGCAGCTCAGAGAGATATCAAGCAGCTTGGCGATGCACTTTCATCCTCTCTCAATTCGCAGACCGGGCTTCTTGATTTGAGTCAATTTCAAAAGCAACTAAGTGGACTATCTTTATCGCAGTTAGAACAATTTATGAGCAAAGTAGGTTCTACTGGTCAGATTGCTTTTGGTAATATGATTGGACAAATTGGCCGCATAGACACGTCTTTCAAAAGTATCTCTAGTTTTGCGGACAAGATATTCAATACTATGGGTAATACTGTCCGTTGGGGTGTTACTGCTAGTATTTTCCAGACTATTCAGAACAGTCTTTATCGTGCTGTAGATTACGTTCAAGAATTAGATACTTCATTGAACAATATTAGAATCGTAACTAGCGCATCTAATGAGGATATGCGAGATTTTGCTCTTTATGCGAATCAAGCTGCTCAGTCTATCGGTGCGTCTACGACTTCTTTTACTGACGCAGCACAGTTATATGCTCAGAACGGTTTCAATGAAGAGGATTATACTCGTCTTGCGGAAATTACTACAAAAGTAGCCAATGTAACACAGCAAGATACTACTGCTGTTTCTGAACAGATTACTGCCTTGATGGCTGGTTATAATATGTCCATTGACCAAGTAGAAGAATCTCTTGGTGGAATGGCAGTCGTAGCTGCGGCGAGTGCTGCTGACCTAGAGGAACTTGCAACCGCAGAACAGAAGGTTGCTTCTACTGCTAATACTTTAGGCGTATCTCAAGAGCAGTTGACCGCACAGATTGGTACTATTGTATCTGTTACACGTCAAGCCCCTGAAACTGTCGGTAATGCAATGCGTACTCTCTATGCTCGTATTGCTGACCTTCAAATGGGAGAGACGCTTGAAGACGGTACTACCTTAGGCGATCTTTCTGGCACATTAGCAGATATTGGGGTCAATGTTCTTGATGCCGAAGGCAATCTTCGCAATCTTGGCGATGTTCTTGAAGAGCTACAAGCCAAATGGGGCGACCTAAGTAATGCCCAACAAATTGCATTAGGTACAAAGCTTGCTGGTAAATATCAATTGAACCCATTCATGGCATTGATGGAAAATGCCGATATGTATCAAGAGCAGCTAGAAATGATGCAAACGTCTGGCGGCGCTCTTGACGAACAGCAAGCTCTTTATATGGATTCTATGCAAGCTCGTATGCAGTCTCTTTCTACGGCAGCGGAAGGAGTAATTAGCAACCTTTTCAATCCTGATGATTTGAAACCAGGTATCTCCGCGCTAACAGATGTATTGAATCTTATTACTCAAATTATTGATGCTCTTGGTGGAGTTGGACCAATTCTTACTGGAATTGGCGGCATTGCTACTAAAATATTTAGTAATCAAATTGGTCAGAGTATCAATAATATGATTACTAACGCTACTCGCGCAAATCAAAAACAAATAGATACAAACAATATTATTTCTCAAATGGGTGGAATCGGTGATGCTAGTGGTCACACTAGTAGCGCGCAATTTGTAGAACAAAACTATGCTCGACAAGCTCAAATGAGTAAAGAACAGCAAGAAGCTTACAACGTTGCACTGCAAGAGACTATCAATCTTGAAAATCAGCTTATCGCCGCAAAGGACCAAGAAGCATTAGCTCAGAAAGAGCTAACTGACTATATGCGTCAAAATTCTTTGGTTAGGAATCCTCTTACTGATAATGGTAATGTAAGCGAAGCCACTTCTGCTTTTCAGAAGCAGCAAGCTGACGATTTAGAGAAGCTTGATTTGGCTATTGGAAAAGTAATTGGTAAAATCAACAATTTCGATGAAGCTCAAACAGGCTTACAAAATGGTACAAAAAATTATGTTGAAGTTGCAAGACAAATGCGTAACGCTCTTGGCGAATATAGTGAATATTTCTCAAGAGCTGGAATTGATGTAGAGAAATTTACTCAGCAATTGCAAGGGCTTGGTAGAGCCAATACCACAGAAGAGCTTGCTCAGCAGCAGCAAATGGTTGGGCAGATGCTTGATACGATGCGTGCGGCCCAGCAAGAATTAGCTCAGAGAGTTGATAATACCAATACAGTTATCAACAATCTAGATGCAGCTCAACGTAATAAGGTTTCAACTGAAAGCGCTATTAGTGCTCAAGGAGATAGAAATCAAGCACAAACTGATATGCTTGATAGTCAAGCTCGTATTCAAAGCATCGCCGCTATAGCTGGTGCTATAGGACAACTCGCTTTTAGCTGGCAATCTTTCCAATCTCTTGGAAGTATTTGGGTAAATGCAGATTTAGATGGCGGAGAAAAACTTGCTCAAATAATTGAAGTATTACTATTTTCTCTTCCCTCTCTAATTTCTGGAGTTGCTGATTTACAAAACTCTCTAAAGGACTTAGGATTAGCTGAAACTTTTGCTAAAGGCCAAGGTCCACTAAAGAGTTTTGCTAATACATTTACTACTCTAAAAAGCACTGGTGCTTCTGCTGCTACAGCCATTGTCGGTGGACTTGGTAGTATGGCTACTGCTGCTACTGGGGCGGCAGGAGCTTTTGCAGCACTTATGGCAGAAATCTGGCCTTTGCTTGCTATTGGGGCAGTTATTGGTGTTATTTCTGGCGTTATTGGTGGAATACAACAAGCAGAAGAAGATAGAGTACAAGCAATTAGCGATGCGGCTAATGCGGCTAGTGAAAATCTTTCTTCTTTACAGGAAGCTCAGAGCAATTTCGATTCTCTTTATGAATCTTATAGAAAAGGAGAAGCTTCTTCTTCTGACCTTGCGGCTGCGGCTGAAACGCTCAATAACCTAATTGATGACCAAGCGGCTAAAGCTTATGCCGCTGCTGGCAATTGGGATGCATATGCGGCTGCTGTTGCTAATGCTTCTGCCGAACAAGCACTTGCTAACCAAAGTACTATGCAAGCAGCTACTTGGGAAGCGGAAAGAGCTTTTGCCGAAGCTCCCGGATGGGGTGCGAGCGGGCATCGGCACAGAGATGATAAAGATTTTGGGAACGAAGGACTAAACAAAGCTTGGAATTCTGCTGATAGTCTTAGTTATAATGGTAGCGATTTTGAATTTGCTGCTAATACTTCTGCGGAACAACGTCTACAAGACCTTGAAGATTTTGATACAGCATATCAAGAAGCTATTCAAGAAGCTACTGATACACTAAATTCTATTGACGATACTTCAAGTGATGCTTATAAAGAAGCACAAAATAATCTCAATAATCTACAAGATACTTATAATCAATTTACATCTTTTAGAGGAAAATACTCCGACGAGATAAATGCTGTCAATGAAGCTTATCAAGCTCAAGTAGATAACCTTCTTGCTGGGCATATGAATGAAGCTGATTTTCAATATCAAGGCGGTACGGTTGATGAATATACTGAACAAGTACGTGCAGCATTAGAAGCTCAAGGTATTCATGCTTCTGAACAGGTTGTTCAAGCTTTTGTTCAGGGTATGATGAATTCTGACGCTACAGGGGCAGAAGAATTAGCTGCACAAGCTGGTAAAGAAGCTGCTGACGAAGCATTCAGTACCAATATGACAGATAAAATTGGCAACACTATTTCTTCTCAGGGTATTGATTATTCTTCTATGGTTTCTGGTGGTAGTATATCTCAAGACCAATACACCCAAGAAATGATTGCTAATATGCGTCAGCAAATTGCTGATAGCGGTTTGACTGAAAGTGAACAATTAGATTTTATTGCAAATATTGATTGGTCTAAATCCCTAAGCCAGATTCAATCTGATATCGACAATCTAGAAGCTAGCGAATCACTTCCTAAGCTAGAGTTTGAACCCACTCTAACTGACAGGAGCGATTTTTCTGAAGAGGATATTTCTGAGCTTTTAGATGAAACCGGAATGTCTCAAAATGCTTTTGACCGTATGACTGCGGATACATTCAATGACATGGATAATGGAATTGGTCAAAGAGCGCAGCAAATTGAAGAAGAGATAGAAGCTTTACAAGCTTCTGGGGATGCTTCTGAAGAAACAGCAGATAAAATTGCGGATTTACGTCAAGAGTATGAAGACTTAGGAAATACAACGGAAGATATTTCCGCATATAATCTCCAAATGAATAAAGGAGTTAGCAAACTAGTCGATTCTTGGGAGGATTTATCTGCGGTTATTGGAGACGATGCTGCGAAAGGTACTTCTGATTATTATGAAGCTCTTGGCGAGCTTGATGAAATTATGTCCGATATTCTCAATATCGACACTGGTTCTTTGAGCAATGACTTTTATAATAACGCAGAAGCAATTGACGCAATGTCTCGTGCAGCGCAAGGTGATGCCAGCGCAATTGATGATTTGAGACGATTAGCAGCAGAAGACTTAGTTATGAATCTTGATATCCAAGGCGTTTCTGCTGAAGATAGCGCTGATATTATCAATAATGACCTTCTTCCGATGCTAACTAATCTACAAGCTTATCTTGATGGGATGCCATTAGGAACAGTCGTAGATGCTGATACTAGTCCTTTTATTGCTAAATTGAACCAGATGTTGCTTGCTGGTCAAATTACCGCAGAGCAAGTCAGTAATATTCTTAGCTCTATTGGTATGGACGCTACTATTGGTACAAAGACTCAAGAGACTACACAAGAATACACTGCTTATTTCCCAAAATTTAGCGTAGAAAAAGACGAAAATGGCGTAATGACTGGCTTAGTCCCTGCTGGTGTTACTCCGGTAAAATATAAAGCTACTGAGACAGTCGAAATGCCTTACATTGAAGGCGCGACTTATACTGGTTCTGGTATTTCTACTGTTGGCCCAGTTTCCTCTGGCCGCACAGGCGGTGGAGGAAGAGGTGGCGGCGGTGGAGGTAAGAAAGGCGGCGGTGGAGGTGGCGGCGGCGGTTCAGGAAAGAGCTATGAACCACAAACCAAAGACCCCATCGAAGATGAGGTAGACCGCTACGAGAGAGTAAATGCAGAACTTGATACTCTCGCAAATCGCTTCGAAGCTGTAGCCGATGAACAAGAACGTCTTGCAGGTTTTGATGTTGCTGATAATATGAATAAGCAAATTGCGCTTATCAAAGAGCAAATCAAATGGGAACAAGAAAAGCTCAAAATTCAAAAAGACGAAGCGGAGGAATATCGTAATCAACTTGCTTCTCAATATGGCATCACATATGACGCAGAGGGCCATATTACTAACTATGCAGATGTATATAAGCGTTTACTAAATGAGCTAAATGGTCTAATTTCTCAATATAACGCTACAACTACGGAAGAGGGCCAAGAAGCGCTCGACAAACAAATCGAAGCCGCACAAGATAATTTCGATGATTACAATGACTTGATTGAGAAATACGATGAACTCGTCTCTAATTCTGTTTTAGAGACAGAAAAGCAAATCGAAGATTTCTATGACCAAATCGAGGATTTACAGATTGAAGCATTTCAAAAGGCTGTTGATGCTGTTGATAATATCAAAGACCTCCAAGAGACATTGATAGACTTCAATGCAGTATTCACGGGTCTTGATTCTGATTCTCCATTCCGTGATATGCTGACTTCTTTAGAGAATCTAAAGACATACTGGGATGTAAATACTGAATCTGTAGATGAATATTATGACGAACTCATTCGCCGCAATAATGAAGCAATGAAGAATGCTTCTGAATCTCAGAAACAGAATCTTCAATATCAGAACGCACTCTTGGAAGCTGCTCGTGAACAATATGGTAAGGGTACTTTTGAAGAGGGCGGTACTGGTTTGTTCGATATGGAAATGGCAAGAGTCAATACCATACTTGAACAAATGCGGCAGTTCAACGAGACTGGAACTTCTACTATCTTTGGAAAAAATTCCGGTTCTATGTATGAAGTAGCTAACGATATTTTTGAACAAGCTACTAGTCTTTTGGAAGACTATGAGGGTCATCTAGATGATTTGAAAGACGCTATCTTAGATGCGATTGATGAAATCGGCGATAAGATGGATGAACGTCTAGAAACTTATGAGAACATCAATGATGAACTTGAACACTACGCAGATATTATTGAAATGGTTCAAGGAGACGAAGCTGGTCAATTAGATGAAGTGTCACAAGGCATTATCAATAACAACCAAGCTCGTATCAATGAGCTAAAGCAAAATATTGCACTGTGGCAAGATATGTTAGCTTCTATGGAAGAAGGCTCTGACGAGTGGAAAGCCATTCAAGAATATATTACCGACGCGCAGCAAGACTTGCTTGAAACTACTTCTGACACAGTAGAAGAAATGCTAGAGATGTACGAGCGCGGTGTCAGTAAGATTCTTGATAAGTGGATTGGTTCTACTGGAATGGGCGACGATTTAGATTGGATTGGCGAAGAATGGGAGCTAATCAATCGTAATGCTGATTACTATCTTGATGATGTAAATGCCGCATACGAAATCCAAAAGCTACAAGGTAAATATCTTGACCTTCTAGACCAATCTAATGACCTTTCTATTCAGAATCAAATCACACAGCAGATGGCACAACAGCTTGAATATCTACGCGAGAAAGAAAAACTTTCTGAGTATGATGTTCAGTATGCTAATGCTCAATTGGAGATTCTACAAAAACAAATTGCTCTACAAGAAGCTCAGCGTAATAAGTCTCAATTGCAGCTACGTCGTGATACTCAGGGTAATTATTCTTACGTATATACTGCTGATGAAGATGATGTTCGTGGTGCTCAAAGCAACTTACTAGACGCTCAAAACAATGCTTATAATCTTTCTAAAGACCAAATGAAGCAAACTCAAGATGATTCTTTGAGTGCGCTTCAAGATGCTCGTGATATGTTAGAGCAAATTTGGACTAATGCTAATCTTACTCTTGAAGAAAAGACCAAGAGAACACAAACGATTATTGATTCTCTCAAAGAATATTTAGCAGGTACAAGCGAACAGCTTTCTACCTCAGAAGAGAATATTATCAACGACTTTATCGGTATGTGTGAGATTCTTACCGACGAAAATTCTCAGAATCTTCAAGACGTATATGACCAGATTATCAATGGTAACAAAGATGCGTTTGACCAAATTGATACACGTTGGCAGACTTCTATTACAAACTGGCTACAGAATATGGAAGAGTTCAACGCTGCTACTGATAGTTCTTTCAAAGAGCTAATCGACAACTTCTCTGGCTATCAGAGTGACCTTGATGATTTAGGCGATTTAGCTGGCATGACATTCGATGATATGTCTGATAGCATCCAAAATGCAGTTGATAAGACAAATGACTTAGCTAGTTCTACAAGTGACTTTATCAATCAGTTGAAGAATGATGCTGGTACCGTCAAAGAGTATGAGAATGCTCTTGCGGAAATGACTGCGAAGATTCAAGATGCTGAGAATGGTATGCGGGCATACCAAGAGCAAGTCAACGAATTGCAGCAGAATCTAACTGCAAAAGAACAAGAGAATGCTAATCTAAGTTCTCAAGTTCAAGACCTACAGAATCAGCTTGACGCCATCAAGAATCCTTCCGGTAATGGCGGAGGAAGCGGTGGCGGAGGGGGTAGTGCTGATAGCGCTACTGCTTGGGGTATCGCACAAGCTATTTGGACTTACGGTCAAGCTTCTGGATGGGGCAATGACCCAATCCGTTCTACTAAGCTTACAAAGGCTTATGGTACCGCATTTGCTAAACAGGTTCAGCAAATCATCAATCAGAACTATCGCTCTGGTAAGCTAGTCAACTATGATTCTATGACTTACTCTAGTTATAACCTTATCGGTTATCGTACCGGTGGCTATACAGGAGATTGGAACGACACTGATGGTAAAGTCGGCATCCTTCACGAGAAGGAGCTTGTTCTAAATCAGGACGATACGCGCAATATCCTCAATGCGGTCGATATGGTCCGTAGCATGACCGCATTAGCACGTAACGGTAATTATAATGATATTATACGTCAAAGTGCCGGTGTTGTCGATATGGCAAGCGTTGTTCAACCAATGACTGAAAATATGGGAGAAACAATCTATCAGGTTGAATGCACGTTCCCGAATGCCACTAAGGTTGACGAGATTCAGCAAGCTATTCTCAGTTTGCCTGATATTGCGCCGCAATACGCATATAAGTATTAGTGTTACTATTGGGCGAAAATGGGTAAAATCTATTATGAAGTTTTCATTATAATAGAGCATACCAAGGATTCCTAAGCGGGCGAGGGCTATTTATGCTCTTGCCCGCTTTTTTATTTTAGAGAGAAAAGGAGGGCTGTTTTGGCTACGAGTGACCTTCAAGGCTCGCTGTTGCAAGCTATTGATTATCTTGTCAATAATAGAGTTGATAAGATAAACAAAGACGTAACACTCACAGCGACTATCAAGAAATGTGTAAACAGCCTTACACAAGAATATCAAGTAAATTATAACGGTGGATTCTTGTCCGCATACGCTCAAGAAGGAGCAAGCTATTCTGAGAATCAACAGGTTTATGTGCTAGTCCCTGAGAATGACTGGTCGAAACGTAAACTGATTATCGGTAAAGCTTCTCAAGTGACAGAAGATGATAATGTTACTTTCGTATCTTCTCTTATCAATGACTATAATATGATTGGTCAGAATACGATAGTAGATACAAATAACGTTTTGCCGCAAGGATTACACTCTTATCTTGCTTCTGAATATATATTACTATATCAGCATGATGATGCGGAAAATAGCTTACTTATATTCAATGAGACTGAGTTTGCAAGCTATATAAAAGATGCGGAAGCATTGTTGATTGAAGCTTCTTTTATGACACGTCTACCAAAAGCGCATCGTCTCGCTAAGAATGGTTTATACGGTATCCAGTTTGTACTAGCCTTCAAAAACGCGGATAGGCCGGAAGAGATAAAATATATCTCTTACGTCTTAGACTCCAACTCTATGACCGGTAATCCGTTCTTATATAACTCTTACACAGACCAATATGCTATTTTCCCAATAGATACAGAGAACTATCTATATGTAGATAGCATTATGATTTGGTCTGAGGGATTCGTAACTGAAAGCGATACTATTCAAGCTGACTTTTGGGGCGCAGATATTCTTGTAAAAGAACCAGAGATTTATGGTTTGCGGCAAATCACTGCTACAAACGGTGATTATATGTTGCGGCTATCTACGCCGCAGGGCGCAATCTTTACTTCTTTTGAACAAAGCGAAACCCTTAGTGCTTTGGGCACTGTAACATATCAAGTAAATACTAACGTTACAGACTCTACTACTTGCTATTGGTTTGCTAAAGACGATAGAATAGATGCTAGTTCAGAAAATTATAATATCTATGGCGGCAGCGGTTGGCGTTATCTTTCTGAAAAAGGTAACAACAAAGAAATGACCACAACCGGATATGAGAATCGCGCATATGAGAATATATATAAGCTTGCAGCAGTATACAAAGAGTCTGTTATTCTAAAACAAGAATTTACTTTATATAATCAGGCCGCAAGCCGTGAGATTACAATTGACTCAAATCTAGGAACGACATTTAGTTTTGACCGTGGTACTCCGGTGCTTACCTGTTTGATTGATGGTAATTCAAGCAACTTTGACCCAGATTATCCTGATGAATATTTCTCTTTCTCTTGGAGTAAAATTGATGAATTTGGTGGCACTACTCCGCTAAATGTTACTTATGAAGAGCTAGAGAAACAATACAATCAAGCACTACAGGATGGTTCTGATTACTCTACGATTGCGGCGATTCGTAACAATATGATTGCGATGGAGGGTGTAACCTTTGACCGCAACGTTTTGACATATCCTATTTCACAGATTGCAACGAACGCCACTTTCTCTTGTTCTGTATTTTTGAGAGAAACGTCTACTGCGGATGATTTCTTTATTGGCAGTGCGACTATCACTTTGCAGAATGAGAGTGCGGCTTCACCCACCGATTACTATATTCTAATTGAGAACGGGGACCAAGTATTCCAGTATTCTGAATCTGGTGTTGCTCCAACTAGTGATAGATATCAAGACCCGCAAGAGGTTCTACCATTAGAGTGCCATTTCTATGACCCAGCAGGCTTAGAGGTCAATGCAGATACTTATACTGTGAAATGGCGTGTGCCGTTAGATAACACTCTGATTGTTACTCCAAGCGAAGGAATGACAACAAATCCTGCTACAGAATTAGACGAATGGTATACTCAAGCAACTTATCCGCTTGATATTGAAGACTCCTATGATTATCAAGCTACTACCAATCAGGTGACTTGTATTGTTACTTATCAAGGAGTAGAGTACCAAAAGGACTCCGACCTCTTTTTTACAAAGGTTGGAGAAAACGGAACTAACGGTACAGATGTAGTTTGTAAGATTAGTCCAAATAGAGAACCTTCTAAAGGATTGTTAGCAATTGTTACTACTAATAATTCTAATCCAGAATGGAATAACGGTCAAGGGATGGGCGTTGATGCCTTACGATTCCAAGCGTATAACCGTACAGAACTACTCAATCTCTCTACGATACGTTGGACTGTTTCTGGCGGCAATGGAGCGCAAAGCAGATATTTATCCATTGATTCGGCTCTTGGGACTATCAATTGGGCCGATAGCGGCTCTGGTCACAGAAATCAGATTGTTCGTGGACAAACTGATTTTGAAGGACAAACATATTACGCTTTCTATCCGATTCCACATATTGATTATAATAGCGGAACAGACTATACGGTTGTCATCAATAAGACTTGGACTTTGAAATCTATCACATACAATGCAGATGGCCGCAATCCTTTGTATAACAAGAATCAAGGATTGTTCTTTTCTCTAAGTAATAATGCGGCTAATAAGTATGTTGTATATGATGTGATGGGCGGCATTGAAGACAGTTCCGCTTCTGCGGCAATCAGCATCTCCTTTGAAAAAGATTCAGCCGCAAGTCTAAAGACGGTTCAAGGAACGAATGTCAACGAAGACGGTCTATATTATGTTTATGTTACTCCTGATGATATCTATGATGGCGCTTGGTGCAATAATATTGTACGCGCACGTATTTATGGTTCTCAATCAGAAGTCGGGCAAAATCCAGAAGCTACTATATATATGCCGATATATATGTCTCTCAATACTTTTGGACTTGCTTCTCTAAATGCTTGGGACGGCAATCACGTAGAAATCAACGAGGACGAAAATTACATTCTTGCGCCGCAAATCGGTGCTGGCTATAAGGATGACAACAATAGATTTACCGGCGTAGTTATGGGTACTGCTCAGACATATGACCAGAGTGAACCGGATGTTGGTCTTTTGGGATATAGCGAAGGTAAACAATCTATCTTCTTGGATGCGGAAACTGGTAATGCTATTTTCGGTTTACCAGAAGACCAAGCAAGTACGAATAACCATTACACAGAAGGCCGAATAGAACTTATTCCCGGTGGAGAATCTAAGATTGGTATGTGGACTATTGGTTCACGTGCCATGTATAACATGACTAAACCACCGACTCCAATAGGCAAGGATGATGAAGGTAATATTGAGTTTGAAGATGAATATGTAGGAGTCCAGCCAGATGGCCCTTACAAAGATTACCCTGTTTCTGATGCGCAGATTTCTATTCCTCCACAAGCGCAAGGGTTGATTCTAAATGCTAACCCCGCTTATATTTCCGTAAAAGGAATGCCGCTAAATGACGATAACTCTAATATTGAGTGGGAAGGCGCCAATACAACAATCAAACGTGGGGATAGTATTGAAGTAGAGCTTGACCCTCGTAAGAGTTCTGTATTTAGTATTTATCGTCATACTACTTGGGATGGCGCGACAGATACAGGGCAATGGCGTAGATATCCGATGGTAGGCATCAACGCTAATGGACAATTCTACACCAACGCTATTGAAGACGGCGAGTCTTCGATGGGTATTGGTCGTATCGGCGCATTCGGTGCGAGTGCGGCAGATGACAAGTGGGTCGGTGCGCAATTCGCATATCAGGGAACTAACATCTTCAAGTTCTTTATTCCTAATAACGATACGAATGCGGCAAGTAGACCGGTATATATTACTGCGGGTTCTAATACTTCTAACGAATATCCAAGAGACTTTGGGCTATATGGCCGCACGATTAGTCTTTATAGTAACGAATCCAATAGCACAGAGACAACTAGCGGTCATTGGTTTACTATGAATAACGATGTGTCTTCTTTTGGACACACGAATAACTATATTCAGATTCCTAGTGCGGCTGGTAGTGACGAATACGATTTTGAGATTATGTCTCAAGCCGACGTGAATATTCAACTTAGCGGCATGTCAACGACCATACAAAACGCACAAGCATTCAATTTCTCTACTAAGACGTTGACAGCTAATATAGACTCTGGTAGTCCTACTGGAAATGCGGTGACTGCTAGTGTTATTGGTAACATAACTGTTCAACGTTTTAGTGACTTGACGATATCTAGCTCACCGTTCAGTGATACGACTAAGAATTATAGTTTTACTATTCAACAGGCTGCTAATACTAATGCAAGTGGAACTTCGGTAACTACCGCACAAATGAAGATGGGTAACAGCAAGACTTGGTTAGAGTTGAATGATAGCACGGTAAGTAAACTCTACGGTAAGCTTGGTGTGAATATTGAATCTGACACTGAACCAATCAAGATTCGTTCCAATAGAGCGTCAGAAGGTATTCAAATTGACGCCATTCCTTCTGATGGCTCTACTTCTCAAGGATATCCGTACTTACACCTTACGCCGCAAACCGGTGGCACTGGAGATTTCGTTCTTTCTTCTGGACATGGTACAGTACAGTCGAAGGGTAATTTAGGTAATAATCGTGCTGGTGTTCAAATTACTCCGGGATTCGCTACTACGTGGGGAATCTTTTCAGGAGTGCTAAATGGTACTACTAATAGTATTGAAGCATATCAGGATATTCGTAGTAAAAACGGATGGGTATATGCTGGAAACTTTAGCTTCAATACTAGCCAAAGTTGGAATTCGCACGGCGGAACTTACAATAGTGCTAGTTTAGTTCAGCATCTTGCTTGGTTGTATAGTTTAGTAAATGATGCATATTACCGTGCGGACAATGCTTGGAATAGAGCTAACGATGCTTGGAATAGAGCTAACAATGCTCAAAGTCGTGCAGATAGTGCATATAGTCTTGCTAATAGCGCTAATAATAATGCTAATAATAGAGTCAGTCTCAGTACCTTCAATAGCCATACCCATCGTTTGAATCCTGGCGGACTTGGAGCTTGGGGTGCATCTAAATTACCATCTATGGCGATTATTGATGGACATTCAGTAGTAACTTTTAGCGGTGGCATAATGGCTATGCTATATAATACAGGTTCACCAAACAAGTGAGATAAAAAAGGAGATAAAAGGATTATGACACAAGAACAATTTCGTTTGGAATTACAGAATGCGGTAAAGACTTGTCTTGATGGCATTCAAATTCAAAATCAAGTAACGTCTGCGGCGATGGAGGACGCAATCAATAAGTACCTTGTTGACCTAAAAGATAATGTGCTGCAAGAATTCATCGCCGCTGCTTCTCAACCTCCTGTGGCGGTTGAGGACAACCAAGAGAAGGAGGAAGAGGGTGGCACAGAGTAGTACAATGCCACTAGTCCGCAAAATTGCTGAGAAGCAACAGGACGGCACCCTTGGAGCAGATAGCACCATTGGTGCCGTCTTTACGGACGTTGTGGACGCAGAACGTGTTGGGGCTACAGGATACAGTCTTGACCAGTTCATTGATTCTTATCTTGCTTTTATGCAAGCGTATCCTTTTACGTATGTAGGCAACGAAGAGCCTGATAACCACCATGTCTATTTATGGTTAGATACGGGAACTGCACAAAATAATTTCTAAGATAGGAGGGGATTGAAATAGCAGTTACACTTGCGAGCGCGTTATATCCGCCCATGTTTTCTAGTACATTTGCTGCGACTTTTGTGAATACAACTAGTCCACGAATTTACTTTTCAATCTCTCCCTTCAATACTGCGGCAGATATTAGTCGCGTACATATCTCCTTAGTGAATCAGACTACGAATGAGAATGCCCTGACTAATGCGACGGGCATTCTCATTTCTGAGGGGCTACAGTATGATACTGATGCCGGAATGTATTATGTAGTTATCCCAGTAGACCACGTAAAGAATGGTACTAATAGCACAGGTTGGAACTATAATCAGTTCTATAAATTACAGTTACGTTTTGATAGTTATGATGGTGATGGCGTTCTAAACAATAGCGATTATTTTATTTCTCATACCGCATACTTTTCTGAGTGGTCTGAGATTTGTCTTTTGCGGCCAATTCTACAACCGCAAGTCTTGCTTAGAACTTTTGATACCACTGATGGTTCGGTAATTCCATCGTTCAACTTAGGTATCATTCCTATTTCTGGTAAACTCTATTTTGGTAATGAAAACAATTCCGACGAGACTGAGACGTTACAATCTTATTATATTGAAGTTGTTACTCGTAATGGAGAAGATGAAGTTCTTACATCTGAAACTATATATACAGGCGATAATGTAGACCCGAATACGATTTACTATAATCTTGATTTGTCTGGACTTGATACAGAAGCTACAGTAGAATTTATCATGCGGTTACATATTACCACGTCTAATAACTATACTATGACGCAGGAATATGATTTTGATATCGCTGATTATACGCCAGAAGATACTTTCGACCCCGTTATCAATGCGACTCTTGATAATGAAAATGGTATCGTAACTATTACGGTTGATAATGTAAATACGGTATTTGGGACAGTTTATATACGTCGTTCTTCTAGCGTTTCTAATTTCAAAGAATGGGAAAGCATATATGAGACAACGGTTGCCGGAGCTATCCATCTAACTGTAAAAGATAATACGGTTGGCAGTGGCATCTGGTATCAATATTCAGTTCAGTTACAAAATACTGCTGGGGCTATGACTCCTGTATATAAAACAGATATTGTCTTTCCTGATTTCTATAATGCTATTCTATCTCGTGGAGATAAACAGATAGGAATCATCTTCAACTATCAAATCTCTTCTTATAAGCCAGTAGTCAACAGGCAGAAGATGGACACTCTCGGCGGCAAATATCCTAAATTCGCTGAGAATGCAGCTATGAACTATATTCAGTTCTCTATTACTGGTATGATTTCTGCACAAGAGGACGAGAATAAGCTCTTTATGAAGGAAGAAGATTATTACGGAGATATGTACCGGAACTATACCATCTATAATGACAATAATAAGATTACAGATGATTATAACTATTTCTGGGAGAGAGCTTTTCGTCAAGAGCTAGTCAAATGGCTAAACGATGGCGAGCCGAAATTGTATCGTTCTAAGACTGAGGGTTTGATGGTAGTTATGCTAACAGATATTAGCTTGACACCAAATAAGACCTTGAGCCGCAGACTTTATGATTTTTCCGCAACGGTATATGAGATTCAGGATGGCAATTCATTAGAGACTCTTGATTCTCTTGGGATTTACGACGTTCACTATTGGGACGAGAATCAACAAACATCTGGCGGTGGCGACGAGCCAATAGTGCCTGAGTATGTAGAGGTACAAAAACCCGGACAGATTTATTCAGAGACAGTTAGCGATATGGTTTCTGGTAGAACAGACGTTGTAGCTAACACGATTATGGCTCGAATCATTCAAAGATATGGTGGCGTACAATCTGATAAAGACCCATCTGAGGGATATCTGAAGAACGTAAAGATTTGGTTTGAATCTCAGCCGCACATGTTTATTCAAACTGCGGGCGGATTACAGCTTGTTACAGACATATCTCAATATTCTGCGGAAGACCGTAAGCGCATACAACTCGGTTATAGTTTTGAAGTAAATAATCAAGGTGTCTCTCCTACAGATACAATGGTGTTCTTCGTCAACGAAATGGGATACTATCAAATTCCTAATTCAATTGATGTAACCTCTTTATTCTTCCCGCAATCCGACGATGTTGTTACCGTAGAGTATGTTATCGACTACAAGGAGAAGAATTCTTCTGGTAGCGTTATTTCTGGTACAAGTATTCAGCGTCAACTTGTTGGTCAAGAACAAGGAGTATTCCAGCCATATCAATATCTTGGAGAATACATTCGCCGTAAATATTCTTTCGTTGCGACTGATGAATATTATCAGCAGATGCAGTGGTGGCGCGGTATTTGTCTTGACGTTGACCCATATGCTTTAGTCAACATTGAATACTATGGAGAAAACAAATATACCACATATGAAGTTGGCGGCACAGGCGTATTGCACATGTTACGAGATACCTCAGTACAAGACATGTGTTTTATTGGTAAGAGAATGCATATTGTGGATGAATCTCGTCATCCGTTCTTAGAAAACTGGGAGTGTGTTTTAGATGACGGTATTTATGGTGGTGGAGACGATGATGCTACTACTTGGAATACTGTACTTGGTGTAGATACACAACAGCCAGTAACAGTTACTTTTGATGATGCAGACCCAATTACTCTATTGGGGGAGCGTTGGAATGCACTAAGCGATATGGAGTCTATTACTGCTTCTAATATGCAAGCTTCTCGTGCAGTTAGCGATTCTATCTCTAATGCAGTTGCGCATCCAAAATATAATACTGTATATCGTATCAACGGAGAGACTTATATTTACTATGTAAATGGACAGTGGTATCCAGTTGAAATAGATGATGAAGTAGAAAATACAATTATTGCGGCGGTTCCTATCGAAGGAATAGTTTCCTATTATGGGCAGGTTATCCGCAATAGTTATAGTTAGAGACTCGGAGGTGAACAATGAGAAAGACCTATCCATATTTATCAAATGGTTATCGTGAAACAGAAGAAGAAGGTCTTACTCGCAGAGAGTTTCTAGCTAAACTTGATGATATTATCAATCAGAAACGATATGCTAGACTAACACTATTGAACTGGAAAGAAGAGCCGCTAAAAGAAATTCAAGGAGAGATTGTTAGCGGCTCTCTTTCTAAAGATGGTTCTTCTTACATTCGCACTACTGGAAGTCTTACAACATCGGTAGATGCTAGTTCTTATTCTGTTGAAGACGCGAATATGGATTTCGCAATCAATAAGAAGATTTTTATTGAGATAGGCATCCGCAATGATACAGATGATTGGAAGCAATACCCTATCTTGTGGTTTCCGCAGGGGGTATTCTTCATCAAAAGCTTTGCTTGTGACTCTTCTACAAGTTCCGCTCTAAATATTTCTTTGACTATCAACGACAAAATGTCGATGCTCAACGGTGACGCTGGCGGTACTTTCCCTTCTACAATTATTCTTGATAGACAAGATACTCAAACTGAGATAGGAGAATACGCCACAGAGAAAGTTCTTGTATATAATATTATCCAAGAGGTTGTCAATCACTGGGGCGGCGAAGATTTGAACAACATTGTGATTGAAGACGTGCCGCTTAGAATCAAACGTATTATGCGGTGGACTGGGGATACTCCGTTGTACCTAGTTTCTAATGGTGGGCAAGCAGAAGCGGGAACGTTGTCTTATGACCCAACCACAACATTGCCGACTCAGGGTAATTATCTTCAAATCAATAATGGCGATGATGCTGGATACGTGTATGATGATTTTGTATATGATACAGATTTGACGCTAAACGCTGGACAAACTGTTGTTGATGCTTTAGAGAAGATAAAACAGTATCTTGGAAATTATGAATATTTTTACGATTGCTATGGCATCTTTCATTTCAGAGAGATACGCAACTATTTGAATACGACACAGGGCAAGATTATTCTTGATGATATGACAGAGAACGATTACTTAGTAGATAGGGCTATCCCGAAAGAGATATATACTTTTTCTGATGCAAGCAATTTGCTAAGTATCAATGTCAATCCGCAATATGAGAGTATCAAAAATGATTATATCGTACATGGAACACGTCAAGGGACTGATAGCGATATCGCGTATGATGTATTCTATCACTTAGCTATTGACAGTAAGCCTAATACGGGCAATATCTATACTAATTTGCTTTTGTACCGTGAGCTTGATACAGATTTGTTGTGCGGTATTTTCCCAATAGTCGTTCAAGAATTACCTGAGTTTGGAGAATTCAATTCCATATATAAGGTTGGAGATAAGGCTTATATGTGGGATGATGACAATTCTTGGAAAGAACTTGTGGTTGAAGGATACTATACTGCGGCCAATCCATACGTGACTAAAGATTGGCGAACAGAGCTATATTTACAAGGGCTGCAAGCGCTCGCTAACAATAGTATTGATAGAGGGTATTATTTCGAAGAATTGCGTGCGTTCTGGCCGCAAATCTACGACCTCAAGAATCAACAATTCTGGGGCGAAGCGGAGGATTCAAGTATTCAAGCTAGAGTTCTTACAGATGGTAATTATTATCTTGATTTTATTGATTCTTCTAGTTCTCTTGGAAAATATAGTGTATCTAATATCGGTAGACGCAGCGATGTTGTAATAAACAATGATATAAACTGCTTGTTTGAGCCAGAAGTTCCTAATATCGTATTCCTCAATATAGATTTGCAAGATACAGACCCAGAAGGATACCAAGCTCTAAGAAGCGAGTGCATAGATTCTGGTCAGCCTTATGCGCAAACTCGTGGTGAAATATTCCAAGCTTTTGCCACAGGCGGATACTCTAACGGAGCTTATGATATTATCTGCTCTGAATTATATCAGCATACGACATATCAGACAACTTTATCTCTAACGGCTATTCCTAACTATTGGTTAGAGCCTAATTCTCGTGTGCGGATTTCCGATAATGTCACTAAGACTTTTGGTAATTATATGGTGCAGAATATTAGCTTACCACTAGATGTTGGTAGCGTAATGTCTGTTACTGCAAACGAATGTGTTATACAGCGATAAACAAAAATAGCGGGCAAGGTCAAGTAAAAACCTGCCCGCTTTTTTTAGTATATATAGGCTATGTTCATTTTGATTTAGAGAGATAGAAGGAGGTTGAAAGAGGATGCCCAGTAATACTACTACTATTGGTCAGTATAGATTTCGTGGGGCTGGCACATGCGTGACAGAAGTTGCATCATCTAAGAGTTATAAGTCGGTTTCCATGAGTGGAACGGGCGGAACAGATGATACCTCTTTCCGTGACATTCGTATCGATACCTCAGGTCCAATGATTCGAGATACGGATTATTATCTTTATATAAAGATTCCGCAAGATATGAACTACAATTTGACATTCAATATCAAATTGACTAAACAAGAAGCACAAGGCGGCACAGAGGAATATCAGTTTTTGAAGCAAATTACCATTCCTCGTGGCGGAAGTGCTACAAATGTATATAACGTTGTACTTTATGAGAAGTCTGACGGTTCAATCAAGGCTATGATTCCGCATGAGTATGTTCAGAATCAATCCAATATCAAAGATGATATTTATTATGATGCGGCCAGTGGCAATTACTATCTTGGAAATGGCAATACCACTTACACTCCGACAATCAACTACAACGATATCTCTATGACCGCAAGCTGGATTCATCAAGCGGGTGATTATTTTGGATATGCGGAAATGGTATTCCGCCCAGTAGAGGATAACTTCTCTGAGATTACTATCGAAATGATTCGTACCGCAGAAGACTATAATATTCAAAGTGAGGATGATGATGGCGAGCAAATCTATGGCCGTTATATTCCTCTAGATAGCTTTGAGTATACTTTATATTCGTTGACTAATTTAGTAAACGAACTCAATCCTAATGGTTCTCTTGACCGCATTGGGGTATGGTCGCACCCCGGTTTGCCTATGGCTGTCAATGGTGAAGAAATTCGCGTTGGCAAAAGTGGATTTTGGGAAATTGACGGCATTCTTCCTATTGAGTCTCTTGGAATAGTTGCCGTTGATTATAATGATAACTTCAGTATCGACTATACTTATGAGAACTAAAAGGAGGTGAGTGATTATGGATAGCTTCTATGGAGGTAAACCGGGTCTAAGTTTTGTGCTCAAAGGACGTTTTGATTCTATTGACGATATGATTCAAGCGTTCAAGCGCGGTGATTCTTATCGTGACATTTGGTATAATGAAATGTGTATTATTGATACACCAAATAAGAACAATGCGGATAACGGTAAACTGTATCAACGCGGACTCGATTATACCAACGATATGGGTGGAGCCGTTTACAAAGGGCAGATTGTCGGTCCTATGTCTGGCACTCCTTTTATGCAGCTCAACACTATCAAGGAAGTTGAGTATCAGTCTACAAAAGCGATTCCAGAAGATTGGGAGCGAGTATTTCCAACAGGATATGATACAGACGGTGAAGGCCATGTAATCGGATATAAAACTAGTCTTGACAAAGGAGAATCTGGCAAGCCGATTGCTACTTTCCCGTTCAGTGTGGCGCATGATACCTCACTTATCCCGGGTAAAGATGAAGATGGCACTTTCAATGACGAAATCAAATGGACTTGGTGTAATATCCGCGTACCAGACGATAATAAGAGTTGTTGGTACTATGTAGGCTTTACAATTCCTTATATGGTAGTTGAATATGATACTCATGCAGTATCTCAATACAACTCTAGCGGCAATTATCAAGCCGATACGACAACTGTTGACCGCACAGACGATGGTACACATCCATTCTATACCTCTTGGGATTTTGGCATTCCAAAAGGCATCAAGGGTGACGCTTTGCGGAATTTACGTGTTATTACGCCTACAAGCAGTATGACTATCTATGACCCAAGTGCAATCACAGCAAATCCTAAGACAGGTCTTGTATCTGTTGGAGCTGCTGGTTACACTGGGCAATCTGATGATATCGCACATGGCCGCAAAATTCTTGTATTTGATATGTACTATTATGATAATCAACTCAATCCAGACCCGCTAACAATATATGTTGGTGACTTCAATAAGATTGATAACATCACGCTTGCGGATGATGGTACTTTGACTATCGACTATAGCCATAATGATAATACAGTCTTTAGCCGCAAAATCAAATGGATTACCGCAACCACATTGTCTCCTGATACAGGTGTATTTACTGTAACATATAACAATGGGGATGCGGCGTTTACTACTACTTTAGACTGGATAAAATCTATTAGTCTAGACGAAGATGGTACAATTCATTACTATCACACTAAAAATAATGTAGACGAGTCTTATAACAACGTAATCAAATGGGTAACAGACGTTGCGTTGAATCCTAGCACTGGCGAGTTCACTATGAACTTCAACTATGGCGCTCCGCTAGTCCGCCAACTTGACTGGGTAGACGATATCTATATTGATGAAGATACCGGTGAAATTACGATACATCACGTCAATGCTGCTATTGGAAAAGATGGAGAAGTAACACTCCCTGCTCGTTTGCGGCTAATCACTGACGCAGAAGTTTCTACTGATGGTGTTGTTACTCTTATAACAAACACTGGTGAATCTATTACTCTAAAGCAAAAGGGGACAGATAACGATTATCACATCAAAGTAATTGATGATGTAATTCTAAATACTGCGCTTGCGGACGATAAACGTATTCAGGTCAAATATAACACTGAGCGTACTAATACTCCTATCGGCGACCCAATCAATTACGTCTATGATATGGTTGTACGTGATTCTGACTTCCATTTGCTTGTTCTTTTCAATGACCCAACTCACCGTGCTACTGCGGGGGATTTGGACGAAAGCGGAGTAGACGATAATGGAGTTCAATGGGTGCAAGGTGTTACTGGCTCAGATGGAACTATGACTCCAACTGGTATCTATTGGCGTGATTACGGTACTATCAAAGACCAAGCTGGTATTCTAATTGGATTCAATCTTACTCAAGCCGATATTGGCGAAGGTGAAGATATTCTAAACTATCTGAATAAAACATACCCAAACGGACTAACAGAAGGCGCCACGAAGCAGAAAGTCGTTACTTTTGCTCCAACCGCAGACGATTCTAAAGAGTTCTATGCGTTTGATTACAACTCTTACACTTGGTTCTATGTTGGTACAATCTCTGATACTGGTAGCCGTGACGTTATGCTACGTACCGTTGGTCAAATTTCTGATACCGATTTGAGAGATTTGAACTCTGAGGGTTTATTGTTCAAGATTGTCAATACTACAGGTCTAAAGACAGACCCTATTCCATCCTATTGGGGTAGAGAATATAATTCTTGGCAGTAGGTGATTGAATGAAACTTGTTCAATATACCGGGCCTTTTTCTGCGGGACAAACAATTACGATTCCCGCACAAATCAATTATACATATGTTCATATAGGTTTTCAAATTCCTAAGAGACAGCCGGTACAGTTAGTTACAGAAACGGCTTTACCAATAGACTTCACACTAAATGATGTGGGATATAGAGTAAATGAATCTGGCATCTTGGAATTTGATGAAACAACAGAAACGGCAATCAATATCAAAATAGAGCGCGACCTTCCTTGGGAAAGCATAATTGATATCGCCTACAATGTCGCTGGTCAATAGAGAGAAAGGGGAGATAAAAGGAAATGCCAAACGAGAATAAAAAGCTCAATTTTACGTTGAAAGTTTGGGACGCAACTGACCAAGCATATCGTCCCGTATATATCGCCCCTGATGCGACCAATGCGGTTCAAGGCGATGTAAAGCTATCTGATGCAACCAATAGCACATTGAATGCGGCTAGTGGCATGACGGCTGCTACTCCTGCGGCAGTAAAAGCTGTTGCAGATAGCGCTAACAACAAGTTAGATAAAACGACAAGTACGGCTCAGAATGTTACAAGCGCTGTTACGTTTGCTAACACTGTGACGGTACAACGCGGCGTTACCGTTCCAAGCGGATATTACTTTACTGGTAATTTGCAGGGTAATGCTACTACTGCTACTACTTTAGCGAATTCCCGACAAATATCTGTAAAAATTGGTGCTGGTACTGCGGGAACTGCAAACTTCAATGGTGGCGCAAATGCTTCTATTACGATTCCGCAAGTTGATGCTTCTGTTGTAACAACTGGTACTTTACCGCTATCTGTTTTGCCGCAAGGCGCTCTAGAACGTTTGGTTCGAGTTGCTAATCAGGCCGCACGCTTTCAGTTGACCACAAGCGATGTTCAATTGGGCGATAGCGTTATTCAGACAGATACGAATACAATGTATATTGTAGTCGATACTGAGGAGCTAGATAATGCGGCTGGTTATCAGGAATATGCGGCTGGTACTGCTGTTTCTGCCGATACCGCAGATAGAGTTGCACATGCACTTACCGTCCAAAAGAATGGAAGCACTCAATTCACATATGACGGTTCTGCGGCCCAGACTATCAACATCGCTTCTAGTTTCTCTGACTTATCTGGTCAGATTGCTATTGGGCAAATCCCTGATTCTTTGATTACTAGCGCTAAAGTAAACTTCAACTACGCTGGCTCTAGCTCAAAAGGCGGAGCCGCTACTAGCGCAGTGAAGCTACAGACAGCCCGCACAATCTCTTTTACAGGGGTTGTAACTGGTTCTGATACATTCGACGGCACAGAGAACGTTTCCATTGCTACGTCTATTGGAAACGGCGCTATTACGAATGCGATGTTAGCAGATAACTCTGTTACTGCTGGTAAGATTTCTACCGGTGCCGTTACTAGCGCTAAGATTGCGGACGGCACCATTGTAGCTGGTGATATTGCGGACGCTACTATTACTGGCGCTAAGCTAGTAAATTCTACTATTACTGGTGGAAAGATTGCGGCAAGTACGATTACTGCAACTAATATTGCGAACAGTACAATTACTAATGCTAAGATGGCCGCAAACTCTATCAATTCTAGTAATATCGTAGATGGTACTGTGACTGGTTCAGATTTGGCCGCAAATACTGTTACGCTGAATAATCTTGCTTCTGATGTTGGTACTGTAGCAGTACAAAGTTCGCAGCCAACTGATTCAAACGTCAAACTTTGGGTACAAATATAACTAGTTTCTTACTATTCTTTTGGGTAGTTGGAGTATATTTTAGCTAAAATATATTTGAGAGACAAGGAGGATTTAGTGACGAAAACTAATGTAATTGCAAGAATCGACCTCTGCGGGGGGAGGGCTACAGCGCCTAGCGCATAGCTCTAATCAAACAGATAAACTTGATTTGATTTGCCCCTCTAACAAAGGGGTGATTTAGCAATGGCTTGGATAAACATCCTCAGTATTTTCTTTCCCGTTGGAGCAGTTTACTTTTCTACAGTAAATACGAGTTCTGCTTCTGTAGTAGGCGGCACATGGAGCCAGCTTACTGGTGGTATGCTTGGTTTAGCTGGTTCAGACGGGGTTGCGGCTGCTGGTAGCAACGGTGGCTCTAGAACGATTCAAGCTGCTCAACTTCCAGACCATACCCACACTTTCAAATGGAAATGGAATAGTGGCAATGCTGTAGGCGGTTCAGATAGTTGGTCTATCTGTCTAGAAAATGCAACGGAAGGCACCATTACAGACCCAGGAAAGCTCTGGTATACAGGGGGGGGGCAGGATTACATTCCTGCCCACACTGCTGTCTATGCTTGGAGACGTACAGCCTAAAGGCGGTGAACGCTGATGGCTTGGACTAATATTTTACAGATGTTCTTCCCGGTAGGGAGCGTGTATTTTAGTACAGTAAATAGTAGTCCAGCATCAACAATAGGTGGTACTTGGACACAGATTACTAATCGTTTTATCCGCACTGGCGATTCTCCAACTACTACTGGTGGCAGCGACACACATACGCACACATACGGTGTTGACTGCTTAGGTTATTATAGTTCAATGGCTAATTATAATCAGAATGGAAATGAAACATTTATCGGGTTGTGGAACGATAGCACAGAGCAATTTGAACCTGGTCACATTCATCACTTGAATAAAATGGACGGATTAGTAAACAATGCTATAGCTACTGCTACAAAGACTGCATCTCAAATAAATCATACGGGAGCAACTCAAACATTGACTGCAAGCAATGCTCCTGCTTACTATACCGTATGTATGTGGGTAAGAACAGCCTAACAATCAAATCAAAGTTTATCTAATCTCATGGAAAGGTAAAAAATGATATTAGATAAATTCATGGTGGTGATGTAGAATGGCGTGGATAAATCTATCTCAGACTGTATTTCCAGTAGGGTCTGTATATATGTCTACACTTTCTATATCACCTGCTTCTACTATCGGTGGAACTTGGTCTAAGCAAGAGAATGGTTGTTTAGCTTGTGCTGGCACCCCAGGCTACGCTTCAGCAGGAAGCAATGGTGGTAGTTCTATTATTACTGAAGAACAGATGCCGCCACATACTCACGAGCAATATGTAACTGCTAATGCGGCTCCTGGAAGTGCAATACGTATGGACTATTCAGGAGATGCTGGTGCTAGCGGAGCAGCACGCTATCCTCAAGGCGCGGCAACAGGCGTTGCTGGGGGGGGCAGAATACTATCCTCTGCACTACTCCGTTTACGTCTATACTCGAATCGCTTAGCTGCTTTTATAGAGGTGATGTAGCATGAGTTGGATAAATATATTGAATGTTATATATCCAGTCGGTAGCGTATATTTTTCTACTATCAACAGCTCTCCTGCGAAGACTATTGGAGGAACTTGGCAAGCAATTAGTGGCCTAAACCTTGGAACTCCTACTAAAACCTTTGGAGACGATGCTGGTTTTGGTGCTTGGCAGCTAGGAGATGTTGTATTTTTTGGAGGTTTTGGTAGTCGTCCAGCTCTACAAGCTTGGTCAAGTACTATAGGATTAGACGTAAATGGCAAACTACCAGATCCAGTTGGGAGTGGAGCTGCCAATGGCGGAGCTATTTATTCCCAAAATAGCAGTAAATCTGTATGGGCTTATCGTAATGGGTCTGGTAATATCTCTTTTGAGAATAAGAACAGTACGGCTACAGAAACGTGGTACTATGGTAGTTTCGCTTATCAAACCACTCCAGAAAATGCTATTACTAACAATCTAGGCATCTATGCTTGGAAAAGAACTGCATAAAAGTAAAGAGGGAATCTTCGGATTCCCTCTTTTTTTATTGGGCAAAATCAATAAAACCAAAGGATGGTTTTTTCATATACTATAGACTATGACGATACTATACAGAAGGGAGAAGAGCTTTTGGACGCTGTTACCACCCTTCTATCTAGTTTATCTGTAGAAGGAATTATATTCGTAATCATCCTTTTTGCGGTTTCAGTCAAATTCCTTGGCGAACTATTTGAATATTTATATACCAAAGTAAAGAACTACTTCAATATCAAAGATGCCAAAGAAGAGCGACATGAAGAAGTTATGCGGTGTCTCGATGAACTCAAGAGAGATAACAACGAAAGTCGAGAACATGATAGACTGAGAGACGAAAGGGTTGAGAAGATAAGTCAACAATTAGACGCTCAGGATAAAGAGAGTAGTGAAGTAAAACAAATTGTTGAGAATCTAGCTACGAAAGTAACAGATTTGAAAAACAAAGTTTCAATTCTTACTGAGCGTACACAAGACTCAACTCGTGCCTACATTATAGATAGGCACCATTATTTTTGTTATAAAGTAAAAGCAATTGACGATATGTCTTTACAAGATATAGAACGTCGTTTTATGTTTTATAAAGCTGCTGGCGGGGACACCTTTATTGATGCTTTGATGGAAGAGGTTCGTGCTCTCCCGAAGCTAACAGTAGAGCAATTGTCAAGTGTCCAAGAGAGAAAGGAGTAATAGATGCCAACAGAACTAAAAGATTTCGTTGTCAATCTAAAGTCCCTTTCTCAGGATATTGATGACCCTATTATTCAAGGTGGCGGCGATGCTCAAGGCCGCACATTCAGAGTTATTTTTACTCAAGAAGCCGCAGACATGTTTACTGAATATACCAAAGTCTATCTCTATTGGAATCACCAACAGCTAAAGACTTATGGAGTGAACGTATTTACTAAAGTTTCTAAGGACGAAGATTGTTTCAATCCTCCCGTATGGCAAATCAATTGGCCGAAAGCTATGTTACACGAGGGGGATGTTCTTTGTTGTATAAAACTTGTGGACGATATTTCTATCGCTCCTTCTAATAACTTTATAGTTCATGTGCTTCAAGACCCTAACGACGGGTCCAGTTTTGTCGTAGGCGATGACTACTCTATCTTCGACAAAGCTGTTCTAGAAATGAATGCTGCTACTCAAAAAGCCCAAGAGCAACTAGAGAAACAGCAGGAAGAGTTTGAAGCTATGCGGCAAGAGTTTACCACGATGCGTGACGATATTCAAGCCGCAACAGACAAAGCGAACGAAGCATACGAACTAGCTAAGGAAGCTCTAGATGCCGCACAATTACCGGATGCGGCTCTTGGGGTTATTATGACAGAATTTGAATAAACAGAAAGGAGAGTAAATGCCCGCAGATAAGATTGTTCGTTTCTTCCACGGTCAAGAAGCTAACATTGATTCTAAAATAGAAGATGGTACAATCAATGAATCAGATTTTGTAGTCACTAGTGATAGCGATAAATTTATCTATATTGATGAAAATAAAACTAAGCACGAACTTGGCGGCGGTGGAGACACTGAAACCACGGAAGAGCATCAAGTCAATCTAGGTGAGGACGGTTCAATCGGAGGTCTAGAAACGGGTGATACTATTCCCGTTGGAACAAGCCTTGACGAACTAATTCAGATGCTTACTCAAGTCTCCGTACCTCCTACTTACACTCAGCCCGGTGTAACTCTTCGTAACTCTGCGGGTCAAGCCGCTGGTGCTTATGAAGTGGGAACCAACATTTCTACTACACTACAGGCTCTCTTCACTCAGAACGATGCTGGCGCTCTAACTCAGCTTGCTATCTACAAGCAGGGTCAAGACGATGCGCTAATTTCTGGCGCTTCTAGCCCGCAGACCACAGACGAACAGAATTTCCAGCTTACCGATGGCTCTGTTACGTTCTATGCTACTGCTACTTACAGCGATGGTCAAATCAAGAACGACAACCTTGGTCAACCTTCTCCCGAGGGACAAATCAAAGCTGGCTCTAAGAACAGCGCTAATCTTGTATATACTGGTCAGCGCAACATGTTCTACGGTACTGGTGTTGGCGCAGCTCCAGAAGCTAATTCTGAGAGTGTTCGTGGACTATCCGGTACAAAGCTCAATCCTACACAGGGATATAGCTTCAACATTAGTGTAGCACAAGGACAGCAGTTTGTTCGTATCGCTTATCCCAAGACTCTCCGCAAGATTACTAAGTGCTTCTACGTTGAGCAGAACACCGACCTTGCTGAGAACTTTGCAGAAACTACTGTTTCTGTAAATGGTGCTAACGGTGCGGCTGGTGCTGATTATCGCGTGCTTACTTACGAGATGGCCGTCCCTGCCGCTGCCGCAATGACTCTACAGGTACAGATTTAGGAAAGGGGAGGCAAAGTAAATGGCTATTGATTCTAAAAATCTAGTTGTTGCCGCTAAGGTATACAGCCGTGGCGTCGCTCTACCTCTTGATGCTTCTTCTGTATACGAGTCTCTTGGTGACGCTCAAGCTTACGCAAAGAATCCTATTGCTTATGCTGGTCAGGTAATCACCGTCAAAGAAGGTGAGAAGTATAATGCCTACATCCTTGACGGCGATGCTGGTGCTTACACTCTAAGTAAAGTCGGTGTTGACGCTTCTGCTGTAAAGAACTATGTTCAGGTAGTCTCCAGTCTTCCCGGAGAAGGTCAGGAACAAGGTGTTATCTATATCAACACCACAGATAATAAGGGCTATATCTATGATGGCTCTGAGTTCCAAGTAATCTTCGAGGACGTTACCAACGAAGAAGGACAAAGCCTTTCTGAGCAACTTGCAGCCATTGATGCTAAATTCGGTAGTTACGCACCGCTAGCAGGCGCTACCTTTACTGGTACTGTAACTCTCGCCGCAGACCCAACTCAGAATCTTGAAGCCGCTACAAAGCAGTATGTTGACCGCCTAGTAGGTGGCATCAACGATTTTACCGTTGGTATCGTAGATTCTAGTACTCCGCTTCCTGCCACTGACTACACCGTTGGTCAGACCTTCCGTGTAGCAGAAGCCGGAACTTATGCGGGTCAAGAGTGCGAAACTGGCGATTTGATTATCGTTATCAAGGATTACGCAGCTGAAGGTGCTTCTAACTCTGACTTCCTAGTTGTTCAGGCTAACGTTGATGGTGCTGTAACTGGTCCAGATGCTTCTACTGATGCTAACATCGTTGTCTTTGATGGTACTACTGGACGCAAAATCAAGGATTCTACTGTAACTATTGCTAGCGTTCAGGATGCTGTGGCTAAGGCTCACGAACACGCTAACAAGGCAATTCTTGATAGCTTTACCAAGAACGAAACTCAGCTTCTTGGTGAGGTTGATTCCAAGATTTCTACTGCTCTTGAGAACGTTCCTACCAACGATGACCTTGCGGATTATGTCACGACTGAGACATATAATACCAAGATGGGTCAACTTGATAGTTCTATCTCCACTCTCCAAACAAATCTCAATACCAAGATTACTGCTGACGATTTAGCCGCACGTATTGGTGAGATTCCTGCGGAAACAACAATCAAAGACTATGTTGATACCGCTGTTGGTTCCGGTGATACTGATGTAGCAGAACAAATTCTACAGGCGAAGCAAGAAGCTATTGAAACTGCTAAAACATATACTGACACAGCACTTACGATTGTTGAATTCTAGGAGCTGATGTAGTATGTCCGCAATTGTAAAGTTTTATTATACTGTAAACTCAAAGCTTGCTGAGTTGCCTATTGTGGACGGTCAAGTAATCTTTGTATCTGATACAAAGAAGTTTTATCTAGATATGAATGGGCTAAGACTTGGATACTCTGATATTCAGGTCTTAGCCGCTGAATCTGATAGAACATCTATATTGGCTCCAACTGAGGGATTCTATTTTGTTGACGAGACTAACGTTTTATGGCGCTATAAAGGTGGATGGAAGCAAGTTACGCCAACCAATACCGCGCCAGTTATTTTTCTAGAGTATGAGGATTTTCCTCCAACAGGCAAAGAGAATACCTTATATGTCACAAGTGACGCAACTTACAAGTGGGATGTACTAACATCTACTTATATATGTATTGCAAACAAAACAGAATGGAAAGAATTAGGAGAGTGATAACTAGATGGCTCTAGTCAAATTTGTTCGCGGGACTGCCGAGAAGTTTGCACTTCTTGAATCTAAAGACCAAGATACACTTTATATCGTCACAGACGAACAGCGTCTCTATCTTGGCGATAAGTGCATTTCTGGCGGTATCTATACTTCTGTAGCCTCACTTCCCGGCACAGGCGCTCCAAATACGCTTTATCTAAATACTACTGATGGCTCTGTTTCCTATTGGAATGGTACCGGCTATACTGTTCTAGTCAAGCCTAGTGCCACTACTATTTCTGAGGACAGCACTGATAATCAATTTGCTACCGCTAAAGCAGTTTACGATTACGTAACCTCTAAAATCTCTAGTCTAGATGTAACTACTCTTGCGGGCCGTGTCACCACTCTCGAAGGAGAAATGGATACCGTTCAGGGGCAGATTACAACTATCAATGGTGAAGGCGAAGGTTCTATCAAGAAGGCCGCTTCTGATACTCTAACTTCTGCTAAATCCTACACTGACCAAGAGGTTGCTAAGAAAGCCAATCTCAAGCACACTCACGAGATTACAGACGTAACCGGTCTACAGGATGCTCTTGACGGCAAAGCTAATGCTGTACACACTCACACCACTGCTCAGGTAGACGGTCTTGACGCTGCCCTAGCTGGTAAGGCTGATAAAGCAACTACTCTTGAAGGCTATGGCATCACTGATGCTTATACCAGCACTCAGACCGATTCCAAGATTGCAGAAGCGATTGCTGCTGCTCCACACCTAAAGCGCACCATCGTTGAAGAGCTTCCCGACATAGAGGGCGCAGACGAGAACACTATCTATATGGTCCCACAGGGCGAAGGTAGCACAGAAGACCCCGGCACCGCTACTTCTCACTACAATGAGTACATGCTTATCAACGGTGCTTTTGAACTTATTGGTAGCTCTCAGGTTGACCTAACCGGTTACGCCACTGAGACTTTTGTTACCAACGCTATTGGCGCACTCGATGTTGCTGATGCCGCTGTTGCTAATCAGTACGTTTCTCAGGTAGTTGAGACTGACGGTAAGATTGCTGTTACTCGCGCACCTCTCCCTGTTACTTCTGTAACTGAGGGTTCTGCTAACGGTACTATCGCCGTCAACAGTACAGACGTAAAAGTTCACGGTCTTGGTTCCGCAGCCTACACTGATGCTGCTGCTTATGAGACTGCTGGTGCTGCCGCTACTGCTGTTGCCGCACTCGATAAGGAAGACGCTGCCGTACCCGGCCAGTACGTTAGTGCTGTAAGTCAAGAGGACGGTGTAATTACCGTTACTCGCGCTCAGCTACCAACTGCTCCTGAGATTACTGAGGGTAGTACGAACGGTACAATCGCTGTCGGTGATGAAGATGTTCCTGTTCACGGCCTAGGCTCTGCTGCCTATACCAATAGCGGCGATTATGCTACTGCGGCTCAGGGTACAAAAGCTGATACCGCTCTACAGAAAGCTGATATCGCTACTGGTGCTACTCAGGGTACAATCGCAATCAAGGGTACCGATGTTGCAGTAAACGGCCTTGGTTCTGCTGCTTATACCGCTTCTACAGCTTATGCAACTGCCGCACAAGGCACAAAAGCTGACGAAGTTTATGCTGCCCTAACTTGGGGGTCCATCTAATCTGATATAAAAGGAGAAAAGTATGGCTCAAGATTCAAAAGTTACTTTTTATAAAGGTACCCAAGAGCAATATAATTCTCTATCTGCTGCCGATAGTAACGGCATTTACTTCTTGAGCGATACGAAGTCCATTTATCAAGGTGATACGAAATATGGTGGTGGAGATGGTGCTGATATTGCCACCTCCACCACTGCTGGTATTGTAAAACCCGGTACGGATTTTGATATTGCCGCAGATGGTACCTTATCTTTATATCAACCAATGGACATTACTTCTTTTTCTAGTAACGTCTCAACCCAAGAGAAAGGAGCAAAAGTAGAATCTGTTACTCTCTCTTGGAATTGGAACAAAACCCCTGCTTCACAAACTCTAAAGAAGGGGACTGATTCTTATAGCATCGCCGCAAGTGATAAAACAAAGACAATTTCTTTCTCTAGCACTGCGGCCTTGACTAGTAATACAACGTTTACTTTGACCGCAACCGATGCTAGAAGCGTAAGCGATTCTCAATCTACCACTATTCAGTTCTTGAATGGTCGTTATTATGGTATTGGGAGTATCACAGACCCAGAGGATTGCGATAACGCTTTTATCCAAGGATTGACTAAAACGCTTGCGTCTTCCCGCATAACTTCTTTCACTGTTACGGCTGGTAGCGGACAATATATTTATTTTGCTATTCCATCTTCTTTTGGGACTCCATCTTTCTTTGTTGGCGGATTTGAAGGCGGTTTTGACGAATTCAAAACCTTCTCTTATACAAATCCTTCTAATTACGCGGAGTCTTATACGGTATATAAAAGTACCAATCCTAATTTAGGGACTACAACAGTGGAGGTGAAATAAATATGCCAATTACAGTTATTGATAAAATCAAGCAGAAGAACAATCAGACATTCAAATTGTTAGATGCTTCTGATATCAATTGGGATATTGACTTACCCTCTGATGCTGTTCCCGAGGATATATATACCAAACAGCAAACGGATGCGGCGATTGCTTCTGCGGTAGCTAACGCAAACCACCTTACTCGTACCATAGTAGAGGATTTGCCGCCTATCGGGGAAGATAACGTTATATATATGGTAGCTAACGATTCTGGCGTTGGTCAGAACTCATATGACGAATATATGTATATCAATGGTCAATTTGAGAAGCTAGGCACTTCTGATGTTGACCTTTCTAATTATGTTACTACTTCTGCTTTGAATAGTAAATTAGAAAGCTATGCTACTACTAGCTCTCTTGAAGACTATCTTACTAAGAGTGAAGCAGAAGAAACGTATGCTACTAATGCGGACCTTGCTGGATACGCTACTACCACTGCTTTATCTCAGACTCTAACAGACGCTAAATCTTACGCTGACACTCAAGACTCTGCGACTTTAGAAGCTGCTAAAGCATATGCGGATTCTATAGTAGCTGGAACTGTCCCAGAAGGGGCTTTGACCGTAGACGATATCACAACTGGTACCGCAAATGGTACGATTAGCGTAAGTGGTTCTAACGTAGCGGTGTATGGGCTAGGTAGTGCGGCTTATGTAAATGTTGATACTCTACTGTCTTCTGACGATTTAGTTTGGAATTCTATTCAGTAGATATATTAGATAAAAAGGAGAGTGAAAAATGGCAAAAGTACGTTTTATACGCGATACAGAAGAGTCTATTCTTGGCGCTTCTCCTGCGGATGGTACTATTTATGTATCTACTGATACGAATAACATTTACATTGGCACGGCAGATGGCTTTGAAAGACTCACAAAAGGATATACGCTTTCCAAAAGTGGGAATTCAATTACTCTTACTGATAACGAGGGCAATCAAACTACCGTAACAGATGCCGATACAAAATATAACAACGCTACTGGCTCTGCCGCAGGTCTTATGTCCGCAAGTGATAAAACTAAGTTAGACAATTTAGATTCTACTATCAGTGCGGCTATTGGAGAAGAAGCATCCGCACGTCAGAAACAAGACCAACTACTCGAACAGGCTATTGAGGACAAGCTTGGTGCGGACGATATCGTAGCTGGCAGTAACGTCCAAGTCAGTCACGATGATGAATCTGGTCACGTTACAATCTCTGCTACAGATACTAAATATACCGCTGGTATCGGCCTTGGATTGACTAGCAACAGTTTCTCTATTCTCAATGGTGGAGTTGGTCAAAATCAACTTGCAGACGATTCTGTTAGCGAGAGCAAATTAGCTGATGGTGCTGTTGGTACTGATAAAATTGCTAATGGTGCTGTGACCGCAGACAAACTTGCCGAAGGTGTGATTCCTGAAATTCCAGAAGTGACGCTTGCTTCTCTCGGAATCACTGCTACTGCCCAAGAACTAAACTACACTGATGGTGTTACTTCTAATATCCAAACCCAGCTAAACGGAAAAGCTGCGGCTTCACATACACACGACGATAGATATTATACAGAGGACGAGGTTGATGGTCTGCTTGCGGCCAAAGCCAATACAAGTCACACTCACTCTGCTGCTAATATCACGTCTGGTACTTTAGCGCTTGACCGCATTCCTACAATCACCGATGCTAAGATTCAGGGAATGAGCGCAAGTAAGCTTACTGGCACTATCCCGCAAGCAAATCTTCCTAGCTATGTTGATGATGTACTTGAATTTGAAAATCAAGCAGCTTTTCCTAAGACTGGTGAAAGCGGTAAGATTTATGTAGCAGAAGATACTAACAAGACTTATCGTTGGGGTGGAGCTTCCTATGTAGAGATTAGCGCTTCACTTGCTCTTGGAACAACTTCTTCTACAGCCTTCCGTGGCGATTACGGTAATACTGCTTATCAACACGCACAAGCTAAAGGTTCTGCCTTTGCGAGTGGCTTATATAAGATTACCACTAACGCGCAAGGCCACGTAACTGCTGCAACTGCTGTAACGAAGAGCGACATTACAGCTCTTGGAATTCCCGGTAGTGATACTAATACTAATACTACATATACGCTTTCCAAGAGTGGTTCAACAATTACTCTTGAAGGTAGCGATGGTAGCAGCACGTCTGTAACTGACGCTAACACAACATATACTCTATCTTCTTTCGGAGTAACTGCTACTGCGGCTGAGTTGAATTATACGGATGGTGTAACAAGCAACATTCAAACTCAGCTCAACGGCAAGGCCGCAAGCTCTCACACTCACGGAACAGCTTCTACAGCTGCGGCTGGTTTCTTGCGCCAGCTAAACGGTTCCACTTCTAACTTCCTGCGTGGAGATGGTACTTGGGCAACTCCGCCTAATACAACCTACTCTGCTATGAAGGGAGCTACCGCAAGTGATGCTGGTAGTACAGGTTTGGTGCCTGCGCCTAGTGCGGGTGCGGCCACTCGCTATCTAAGAAGCGATGGAACTTGGGCAACGCCGCCTGATACCAATACTACTTATTCTGCGATGAAGGGTGCTACTTCTAGCGCAGCGGGCACAGCGGGTCTTGTTCCCGCTCCTGCGGCTGGTGCTGCAACTAGATATCTACGTTCTGATGGTACTTGGGCTGTTCCACCTGATACCAACACAACGTATACATTGAGCTCTTTTGGTATTACCGCGACTGCCGCAGAGTTGAATAAGCTAGATGGAGTCACTGCAACTGCCACAGAAATCAACTATCTTGATGGCGTAACATCCGCAATTCAGACTCAGTTGAACGGGAAAGCAGCTTCTTCTCACAGCCATCCCGCTTCTCAGGTAACAGGTCTTACCGCTTCTCGTGCCTTGATATCTGACGCTGACGGGCACCCTGCGGTTTCTGCTGTTACTTCTACCGAACTTGGATATTTGGATGGCGTTACTTCTGCTATTCAGACCCAGCTAAATGGTAAAGCTTCTACAAGTCATACTCACAGTTATCTACCTCTTTCTGGTGGTACGCTTACTGGTACTGTGACCTCTAGAAGTTTAGCTGCGGCTACTGATAGCACATACGATATTGGTACAAGTTCTGTACGCTATCGTAACATTTATGCGGACAATTTATACGGTACTTTGCAAGGTAGTGCAACATCTGCTAATAAGCTTACCACTGCCTGCACGATTTCTCTTACAGGAGACGTGACTGGTTCTACTTCCTTCAATGGTAGTGCCAACGTTTCTATTTCTGCAAATTTAGCTGCAAATAGCGTTACTGCTAACGAGATTGCAGCAGATGCAGTAGGCTCTTCTGAGCTTGCTTCTAATGCAGTTAGTTTAGCAAAATTAGCTTCTGATGTTGGAACAGTAGCGGTACAATCTTCTACTCCAACAGATACTAACGTAAAACTTTGGATTCAGATATAAAAGGAGGTGCCATAGATGGCTGACGCTTACGGTGGATGGGCTGGCTCTTATGGTAGATGGCGCTGCCATATCAATTATGGCATTCAGAGCGAGAACAATTCTTCAGCAGTCGTATATTGCCAGACACGATTCAATACTAATGCTTGGGGCTTTGATGTAGGTGGGACAGATACAGTAACGGTGAATGGAAATACAAGAAGTGGTCGAGCCAATCACTATTCTGCTTCTGGAGCAACTGTCGATACGACTATGATTAGTCATAGTCAAACAATCTCTAAAGGGCCTTCTGCGCAAAGTATTGGGGTATCTGGCAGCATCCAAATTACAGGCGGATACCAGAATGGCACTTCTTCTGCTAAGGGTTCCGTTACAGTCGGCGCTATTCCGAATACCGTTCCGGGAGTGCCGACTGTGACAGCCACTCGGTCTAGTGATACTAGTATTCGCGTTACTTGGACACTAAAACAACCTACAAGCGGTTCTATTACGAGTAACCTTATTGAGGTAAAAATTGATGAAGGTGGTTGGACAACGTTATCAAGTTCTCTTAGCGGTTCTGCCACTTCTTATACTTATTCTAGTAGCTCTGCAAATCATCGTTATCAGTTCCGTGTCGCTTCAAAATCTAGCGCAGGTCAAAGTGGCTATGGTACGAGCGACTATGTGTATACTACTCCTGCGGCTCCTAGCGGCGGATATGGACTAATCCGCAATACGAATGTTGGAGTCACCGCTTTAGTAGATAACATCAATTACCCATCCTATTATCAGTGGCAACGCTCTGCCAATGGTTCTACTGGATGGACAGATATAGATGAAGCATTATCCTCTATCAGTGATACGTATAGCGGCTCTACTGCTCCATATTATAGAGTTAGATGCGTAGGTACAAGTGGACTTACTTCTGCTTATTGCCCCGCTTTTCAAGTTTCTAAAGGATACAGCGCCTACGTAAATAGTACTACAACTCCTGACAAGATAAATTTTTATGTTCCTACTGGAAGTTCTATTGAGAGCATAAAATTCTTAGTTTAGGGGTATATAATGTTTGTTGATAGCGTTGTCAAGAGCTAAAAGGAGTGATAAATGAGAATTCTAAACGAACTAGATGAAGAAATTCAAGAGTCTGATGTAGATACTAATCTTGGCTATCTTGTTCCTGACCAAATCCTAAAAGAGCATCACGAAGCTACCCATGCGGTAGACGAGGAAGGTCATTATTACCCTCAGACTTTTTATTTTGAAGATGGCACTCGTTATGATATTCCAAAAGGTGACGATGATAAGGTAATTGAAGATGACCCTCACGTGTCCCCTAATGAGGACGGGGTAAGCTTTACTTACGTGCCGCAAGAGGATGAAGAGTGTAAAGAAGTCCGTGGAACTGATGTGGCGTATGTTATCGACGTTGAGCATCAAGATGCTAAAAATGCTTGGGACGAAATGGAAGATATTCAGCGTTACAGACTATACACAGAGGAAGAGTTGCGTGAGAAGGCTGTAGTTGCGGCCAACGCCAAGCAAGAAGCAATTCTTACCTCTCAAACTGTTGCTCTTATGCGTTTGATGGCTGCTCCAATGACTCTTGAGATGACAGATGAAGATGTGCGCGCTTTCGACCTTGTTATGCCTGATTTTGTTCCCGGTAACGAGTATGAGAACAAAGCTGTTGTCCGTTATAACGGAGTCCTCTATCGTGCTATTCAGAAGGTCGATAGTACAACTACTACTAATTATACACCAGACCAAGCTAATTCCTATTGGAAGCGCGTTGATGAACCTAACGAAGAAGGTATCTATGAATGGTCACAACCTTATGGCGCTACTGATTGCTATCAGACTGGCGACGAGATAACTTATCAAGGTGCTACTTGGACTAGCACTATTGATAATAATGTCTGGGCACCCGGAGTCTATGGTTGGGAGAAAGACCCGGATTCCGGTTCAGAAGAGCCTGTAAATGAATACCCAGATTTCGTTCCTCCAACAGGGGCACATGACGCATATAAAATTGGCGATAAAGTAACTTTTGGCGGCAAGCATTACGAGTCTGTAATTGACAATAATACTTGGTCCCCTGCGGATTATCCCGCTGGTTGGAAAGAAATCCCAATGGAAGAAAGCGAGGAATAAAGTAAATGGATATTATTACTGAACTTACTGGAATGCTAAATATCCCTATTCTTATTCTAGGTCTACTAATTGGTTATATGCTAAAGCATCTTGTCTCTGACGAGACTTTTCAGAATAAGTACATTCCAGTTGTGAACGTAATTGTCGGTGCGATTATCGGCGTCGTTCTTGCTGTTACCGGTGGCGCTACTATTACCGCTGAAGCTATTCTACTAGCTGTTATCGGCGGAGCTGTAAGCTGCGTTGCTTCTTGCGGTGTATATGATACTTTTGCGGCCTTTATTGAGAAAGGCGAGCGTTCTGACGCTGACGCTTCTGAGGATGATTCCGAGGTTGCTGTAGGATAAAAAAGGAGGTAATGATGGCAGAAGTTCTAAATGACGTAACAGAAGATATCAATGAAGAGCTAGATGCTATGGGTCAGGGAAATCCTGATAACGATACTGAAATTACTGAAAGTGTAACAAAGGATGGTGACGCTGAATAATGAAAGATTGGGAGAATCTTACTGCTGATGTAGATAAAATCTTATCAGTACATTATACTTCCGGTCGTTCAGGTGCCAAGGTCAACAAAGTAATTGTCCACTATAACGCTGGTAATCTTACCGTAGAAGGATGTTACTCTGTTTGGCAAACTCGTGCTGCTTCTGCCCATTATCAGGTAGAGTCCTCTGGCCGCATTGGTCAGCTTGTTTGGGACAAAGACACTAGTTGGCACGCTGGAAATTGGAATGCAAACATTTCTTCTATTGGAATTGAACACGCAAATCAGCCCGATGGAACTATTACCGAGAGCTGCCTAGATAATGGCGCTCACCTTGTTGCGGCCATTTGTAAGTCTTATGGCCTTGGCCGTCCGCAATGGCTAGTCAATGTATTCCCGCACAAATACTTCTCTGCTACCTCTTGTCCGGGTCAGATTTATGGTTCTCAGAAAGACGCTTATATCAAACGTGCCCAACAGTGGTATGACTATATGACTGGTTCTTCTTCTAGCAAGCCTTCTGGAAGTACTGGCACTGCTGGTTCTGGGAATTCTGGTTCTAACTCTGGTGGCTCTACTGGTGGAGTAAAAGAGTATACCGGTACTGGCTTTGGTGGACGATATCAATGCACTATTGCGGCTCTAAACGTCCGTACTGCTCCTAACCTATCTTCTAGCGTTGTTGCTAAGTATAGCAAGGGACAGACAGTAACTCTTGATGATTGGTATTGCATCAACGATGGCTGGGTCTGGGGTCGTTATACTGGAGGCACTTCTGGTCAGAAACGCTATGTGGCTGTCGGCAAACCAACTGGTAAAGCCGAATCTGACGATTACCTAATCAAAGTTGGTTCTTCTGTAGGCTCTAAGAGCGTTGACACTTTAGCGCAAGAAGTAATCAATGGCAAGTGGTCTACTGGCGCTGACCGTAAAGCTAAACTTGAAGCTGCCGGTTATAACTATGAAGCTGTTCAGGCTCGTGTAAACGAGATTCTAACTGGCTCTTCTAGTACCAGAAAGAGCATTGATACAATCGCTCGTGAAGTAATTGCTGGTAAGTGGGGTAATGGCACTAACCGCAAAACTCGACTACAAGCTGCTGGCTATGACTATAACGCAGTACAAGCTCGCGTAAATCAACTACTCTAAAATAAAAAAAGGGGTATCCTCGAATTGAGGGTACCCCTTATTTTTTTATAGATTTACGTAATATACTCCAATTGCCTGTGAGCCGCACGCTTGCCAAATAGATTTGAATTCATCAATTGGGATTCCAATAACTCCATCGTTTGGGTCCATAGCGGCTACAACTCCGTCTTGAATACCATAAATAACTAAGACTTCTGCATTCTTATATACTCGAAAAACGTTATTGTATGTGACACCGGTATATCGTGGCTGCTCATGGTCGTTGGTATACCAAACAATCATCGGATGATTAGAATTTAGATAATCGCTGATTGCTTCTATACTCATACCATCCATATTTTGAGTTCGTATCTGCCCGCCTATATCTGCTAGATAATTATTCATACAAATAACAAGAGCAGGAGTCATGCAGTATCCGTAGTCTGTTCTTGCGTCTCCAACATACGCTTCTACAAAATTAGTATCGCTATAGTTCATGCAATCCAAAAGCTCATGGATTGATACGTCATATCCATATGCTCGGAGAAAAGAAACTGCCGCTGCAAATTCATCACCAGAGGGGAATTCAGGAAGAGGGTCAACTTGCTCTACGTAGTTCGCAGGGTCTTGTATCGGCGAATCATAAATAATAGGGACTTCTTCCTCTTGTGGCAGCGGAGTGTTTTGTGAAGCTTTATATACTTCCCAACCATACGTGATGGTTATCATAATCACTCCAAATATAAGAAAAGCCGCACAAATCATTAGCCAATCTCTAAACTGCCGCGTCATCAAAAGCCACCCTCTTCTTTCCATGCTCTTGGATAGCAGCTCTACCGATACAGATAGCATCTGCTATATCACTTGGTACATCTATATTATACCACTTTTCTACTAAGTTGATAGCGTGACGCTTTTGCTCAGCTCGTTTGCGGCCAAAATTTCCTCCGAGAATTTTACGCCAATGTGATGGAGCAAATATCTCATAGCTCATATCCATGTGGCCGCACCATAGAATTACCGCAGCTTGTGCATAGGCTAAATGCTTGTATGTCAAAGCATTTCCTGCTTGCAATTGGATATCTTCAAAATACACTTTCTCAAATTCGTACTTATAATATAAGTCAGTTAGATTTTTATATATATCCAAAAGACGCTTATCCATAGGGGCGGTTTTTGAGATAGTAAAAATATCTGCCGCAATTAGTGTGTTATCTTCAAAAACCGCCCAACCGCTAACATTTAGTGCTTGGTCAAGCGCTAGGAACTTCATTTTGGATTTGCGGCAATTGCACTAATTCTTCTTGCGGCGGAAGAATCCGTTGCGGTGGCTCTTGGTAAAAGCCTGCGGAATTTTTGAAGAACTCTGCGGCGTTATTGAACAACTTAGAAAAGAGAACTGTCGTGGTCATACGGCCAACTCCACCCATCACTGGAGTGATATAGATTTGGTTATTTCCATTGTTCTCAATCCACTCTCTGTCAACATCGCCGCAAAGATTACCTTCTTCGTCTACATTCATACCAACGTCAATAATATTGAACTTACCATAAGACGGAATATAGAATTTACGGTCTGTGCTACCGTTCCAATAATTAGGTCTGCCAATAGCACTTACCACATAATCGTAATCACAATAGCTATCTAGTGCTATTTTACTAGTCTTACTATGTGCCATAGTAACAGTCATATTCTTTTGAGTAAGAATTTCGGTAAGAGGTCGGCCAACTCGAATTGAGCGCCCGATAACAAGACAAGATTGCTCGTCAAAAGAATCGTTGCCATTTAGCTCTTCCATAATCTTCATACATGCGACCGCAGTACAAGGAGCATTACGATAGGCGATAGGAGAAATATTATCTACCAGATTTCCAAGAGACAGAGCAGAAAGGGAATCAATGTCAAGCCGCACAGGAATCATATTATATAAAACACGATTCATGTTCCCATAATCGGAGATAATAATAATTCCATGTGTTGAAGGCTGAGCCGCAAACATTTGAATACCCTCTGCAACCTGTGCGGGGGTATCTGCTACAACATCGTCTACAAAGGCCTCATACTTATTTCCTATCTTTTGGAGCATTTTGAGATATGATTCTTCTCCACTCTCCATTGTAGTTTTATGGATTACACAAAGTCGTGGTTGTAAAGAACGATAGGGGATAATAGCTTCTTGCTCTAGTTTAGCTACAGCTCTATCAATAATCTTATCTGACATATTTACGCTCCTGTACTGCCCCAGCCGCCACGGTCTTTATTCCCAAGAGACTCAACCTCTACAAATTCAATAGCTGGCTGATTCTTTTGGATGCGGAATTGGCAAATACGAGTTCCTTTTGGGATAGTAACATCGCGTGTGGCATATGCGGGGAATTTCCATTCGTCACCATCGCCGCAATAGCTTTGGTCAAAGATACCAAAACTGTTCGCTTGTAGGAGGCCCCAACGTTTGAAAGTAGAAGAGCGTGGAGCAAGAATCCCTTCATACCCCTGCGGTAGCTCCATAGCAATGCCTAGCGGAATATACGCAAAGTCTCCTGCTTTCATTGTAATATCTTTATATACGTAAGTATCAATCCAATCTCCCTGTTCAATCTTCTCTAGATGCGGGGAGCCGGGATAATATTTGATACGGATAGTTTCAGTGTCAAGCATTTCGTTCAACATTCTCCAATCTTCGTCGCTTACATAGATGGGATTTGCCGCAAAATCATCTTTAGTCCAGTGTGGCAACTCGTCGCTCATACATTACCGTTTCCATCGGGACACCCGCTGGTTCTTTAGCATCATCAAATACCTTAGTGACTTTGACGATAAAGTAACTATCTACTACTTCCTTTCCCTCTTTGATTGGCTTCTCAGTATAAGCGAATCCTGTTAGCTGATAGTCCTGATTGACCGCATCCTGCTGTAGTTCCTTGTGAAAAGACTCCACAGTTGTAATATCAGACAGCCAATACTCTTCGGTAGTCTTTAGGAGAAACTTAGAAACCATTACGCACCTGCCTTTTCAATCGTAAAAGTTAGTTCAGGAAAAGCCTTATTGAGGTCGTTAGCAATTTTAGTAACGTATACTTCTGGCCCATAGATACAAGCATCTTCTACCTTGAAACTGTCTAGAGCCTTTTGGACTGCTTCAACTAGCTGCGGCTCAAAAGCGTAATCTCGATAAACTTCTGCGGCATCTGTTTCTTCTGTCTCTTGGCCGACCATTACTACTGCCGCTGCTTCAGGCCAAGCCGCAATAATTAGATGATACATTTGACTCCTTATCCCTCGATAATTTTTTCTTCTGGAATTGCTACTATCGTAACAATATCGTTGGTCTTTTTTCGATAATAAATACGATATGTGTCTAAACGATGATTATATTGAATCATTCGTATATCCCCATAACTATCTAGTTTTTCCTTGAGCATTTCGCGAATTTGATTATAATTGTACGTGTTCATATGAATTAGTGCTATTGGGATTGGCGGTAAGTTTTCTATCATCAAAAGAAAATATTTAGTATCGTTTTTTGAAGAAATCCATAATGCCATATTAGTTAGCATGTGTTGAATATCATATATTGATTCGTTACTCAAACGTTCTCCTTTCTATTCTCTAATAGTATATCATATCTATCGGTAAGTGTCAAGATAAAAAAATAGCCACAACTATCTACTTTTATATTCAATTGTAGGTAGTTGTGGCTTTATTTTTTTTAGTCACAATATAGAATTGGTTCTGGAATTTTCGTTCCGAATAGATAAGAACCAGATAGCGTTGATTTTAGGTCAATTACTCTTTGATTCTTACTGCCGCGCCACTTCAAAGTAATATCTCTTTGTTCCGCGATAAAAGGGCCGTCTACTAGAACGTCTACTATTCCCAACAGAGCAAAGAGATAATTGCTTGTATCCTCTTGGGCGTGCTGCCATATCTCTTTGAACGTATACCCAGACCAAAGCCAAATTTTTATATCCGGTCGTGCGAATTTGATTTCAGTACACAGGTTATATAAGTCTCTATAGTTTTGCGGCAAAAGCGGTTCACCGCCAAGAATAGAGAAACGTTTGATATACGGTCTTGCGTCAATTAGATTGATTATAGTTTGTAAAGTTTCAAAAGAAAACTCTTTACCTCCATCAAAATTCCATATAGAACTATTGTGACACCCTTCGCAGCGGATTGGACAACCTTGGGTGAATAAAGATACTCCGCATCCTTCTCCGTTGCTGATATCCATCTTTCGAATTTGAGCGTAGTGCATACTATTCCTCTATATCGTGGTCATCCAAATGCACGTAACGATGTGCGAATTCATCGAGTCTTCCTTCATTTGGTACGGTCGTGCTTATATCACATTGGGCTAATGTAGACTATCTCTTTACCCATGCATATGGGTAGTCTGCGCTTCGAAAATAGGAATTTCACCTATAATCTACTTCCTTTCGGAATAGTCGTTACACCTTTTCTACTGACGTAGAACTTGGCACGGTATCATCTAAAATAAAATGGAACAATAATTCTTTTTTAGCCCAAAAAAGAAGACTTTTATTTTAGGTTTTCACCGTTAGCCTATTACTAAAATAGACACCCTGTAAGTACAGGTTCACAGACTTTTCACTATAAGATTACTCTTATAGGGGGCATATAGTTTACCCGCAAACACGACGTGCAATATTCATCTTAGAGGTATCTTTGTTACCGCAATTGGGGCATTCATAATAGTGCTTCTCCCCATCATATTTGAGCTCAATTTCACCATCATAGCCGCAAACCTGACAATAATCACTCTTAGTGTTGAGTTCTGCGTACATAATATGGTAATAGATAAACTTCATTACTTCTTCAACCGCAGGAATGTTATCTTGTAAATTGCAAGTTTCTACATAACTAATTGCTCCACCCGGACTAAGTTTCTGGAAATCAGCTTCAATAGCTAGCTTATCAAAAGCATCAATCTTTTCAAAGACTGGAACATGATAGCTATTAGTCACGTAGTCTCTATCGGTAATTCCTGCTACTGTACCAAAACGCTTGCGAAGTCCTTTTGCGAAAGTGTAAGTTGTACTTTCAATAGGAGTTCCATATACAGAATAATCAATATCTTCTGCGGCTTTCCACTTTGCGCATTGGTCGTTTAGGAATTGCATAACTGCAATACCAAAACTATATCCACCCGGCTCTGTATGGCTCTTACCCGTGATAGTTTTGACAGCTTCATATAGTCCTGCGTATCCAAGAGAAGAGGTGCAATATCCTCCATGAATCAGCTTATCAAGTGTTTCATCAGGACTCAAACGAGCAAGCGCCCCATCGCACCAAAGAATAGGAGCTACTTCTGCTTTAGTCTTAGAAAGGCGTTCTGCACGAATACGCTGAGCTGTATGGCATAGTTCAGTACGCTCTTCCATTAGCGGCCAGAAATATTTTTCCATATTCTCTCGGGTCAGCTCTTCATTATTATCTAGACACATTTTACGGGCAGAGAGAGCTGCGTCCGCAAGATTGATTGTAGAAACTCCAATGTTGAACCTTCCGTAGTATTTTGGCTTGCCATTCCAGTTTTTAGCTTTTGCAACATTATCAAAACCATTACCAGAACGGTCAGGCGTGAGAAAACTTCTACATCCCCGTAATATTCAACAAAGTTCGCTACTACTTTGTCCGTTCTCTTATGAACTGCTGTATATTACTATACAGATTAGACTATATCACACACCACTTGGGTGTCCTGCCATTTCGACCGCCAATCGCTTGCGGCCTACGTCTTTCGACTAGTCGTTAGGCTTTTATTATAAATACTGAATTTTACTTATTCCTTTATCTATATATCCTTTTGATTTATCTTGTAGATAATTTAGAACTGTTCTTCTAGTAACTCCTAATTCATGAGCTAGTTGCGGAGTAAATTCATATTCTTCAATTCTTCCATCGGCAAATATCACTTGAAAGGGTTTATAAGCTTTGATACCAATTCTTCTAGCTTCGTGTTCATTATGAGTTCTATCGCACCATTCTAAATTGGTAACATTATTATTATTTTTATTCCCATCTATATGATTTACCTCTTTTAGATTATTTGGGTTATCTAAAAACAGTTCTGCAACTAGTCTATGTATAAATAATCTTTTTCGATTGTTGTTATTATATAATGTGACTCTATGATAGCCGATGTTATTTACATCGCCGACAATAATTTTATTTGTTTTAGTGTTTAGAACTTGACCTTGTTCGTTTACAAGATACCAATTCCATCCTGGTATTTCTTTCCACATCATCCCTCTTTTCTAGGATGATTCAGTATTTATAAACTTAGCACGGTAGGTTGTCTCTTACGAGATTTTCCCCGTTTAGACAGGTTTGCTACTAGTATTGCTACTAATAGGCACAGGTTAGTTTATGCATGGATAACAATCTCCATTACCCGCGATTTCACCTTTAGAGAGTTTTAGGTTTTTCATAACCCTCTCAGAGATATAATCTGGCACCATTCTCTTTGCAGTACATTTTGCCGCAAGCTCAGTAAGATACCAATATTTAGAATCAGGAGTAATATTATCTTCCTCTAGAACATAAAGAAGCTTAGGGAAAGCGACTGTGACATATACTCCAACACGATTTTTCATACCCTTGATACGCTGTTTGAGCGTTTCTTCAATTAGCGCAGCGAGTTCCTCTTTATATTCTTCCGTTTCTCCGAGATACATCATAATGCTAATAAAAGGCGCTTGTCCGTTCGTAGTAGTTAGACTATTGAGTTGGTAATTGAGAGTTTGAACTGCATCAGCGATTTCTTTTTGCGTGTCGTTCTTTGCCATCTTCTCTGATTCATCAAAATCAAAGCCCCAGTCTAGATACTTCTGCATATGGCGCTTGAAACTCATACGGACAAATGGGGCTAAATGAGTGAGGGTAATCGTACACCCGCCATATTGTGAACTGGCAACCGCCGCAATAATCTGTGTTGCAATCGTCATAGCAGTAGAAAGACGATGCGGCTTATCAATAGATACTCCATTTACTACAGTGCCATATTGCAACATGTCATCAAGATTGATTAGGCAACAATTGCCAGTAACAATCCCTTGGGCGAGAGTGAAGGTATGTGTAACTGGTTCAATTACACACCAAACATTCTGAGTGTGATTATTATTATAGGACTTTACAATTTCATCTACCGTCCATAGGTTGTTAGAATTTTGCTTCTTACGGAATGTAATAGTATACAATTCAGCATTTTCTTTATAGGGGGTTGTATGAGTATTATGGCGAATCTTTGCAATATAGTAACCAGCAATTGCTGATAGGTCTTGAATAAGTTCAAGTAGTCTTACATCTGCTGTTGCAATTAGATTCCGGTCAATCCCCGCTCCATCTGCTGCATAGTATCCTCGGAAGAGCGATTCTTTTTGCTCAGAAGATAACACTTTCCACATCTTAGCGTTCAAGAAAGACTGTTTAGAAATACAATCCTTCTTTTGAGCAACTAAGTCAGAAGAATCTTTGATAGGCGTTACAAAATATCCAGCGCGTTCAAAGAAGTCTTTATATTTAGTCTTATCGCCACAGAGTCTTACTCGTACCCCACGACTATTCTGAATGTCAGTTCCGTCTCCTAGCACAAAACCAAAACAAAAAGCGCGACATTGTTCATCTGTTTGCGGGATATAATCTTCTGTAGCATCTGGTAAAGCATAAAGTTTATCCCCAACAGAGAGATTAGTTGTAACAGAGCCGTCTGCAAGAACCCAGCGATGATTTCGAGTGCATCTAATTTCACAAACAGAACGTCCTGAATGCATTTTTACCGTATAAAGAATCTGCTTGCCGAAATTTTTGACAACAGCGCTTCTCCATTGTCCATTCCTATCTCTAACAACAACTGAGTCTCCATCATAAAAATCTTGGAAGCTCTTTACTCCTTGAGAGGTAACAAATTTAGTATCAGAACTAAAGCAATTGTGAAGCGTATTTTGAGCCGCATAATCCATATCGTGAATATGAATAATCCCAGCATCGTGAGCTTCTACTACTTCTCTTGGAAAAATGTATTTTCGAGCAAGGTCAGTAGAAACAATACCTGCCATATAATCGCGTTGTGTAGTAACCCAGCGGCTATTCTTATTACTATTCTCAGTATTCCAATAGTCGTTAGTACCTTGTACCATATCCATCAAATCTTTATCATTGCGTTTTTGTCGAGCAAGTTCATGTTCATAACGATAGCGGATATAGGCTTTGGCAATATCATAAAAACCATGTTCCATTAGCTTCTGTTCTACAATATCTTGAATCTCTTCTACTGTGATTGAAGAATTATCAACAACATTGTTAGAAATCTCTTCTGCGATTAGATTGGAATTATAATTCATGTCAATCCCAACCTCTTTTGCGGCACCTCCAATGGCGCTAGAAATCTTATGCGAGTCGAAAGGCACTACGCGGCCATCGCGTTTTACAACATCTGTCATATCATCATCCTTTCTCAAAAGTCGGTATTATATTATGAAAGTTACAATTTAGGGTTTATTTGAAAATGCCCCTAATGATAGTAGTCTGAAAGGACGTCTTGCACAAGATATTGTGTCAATTTCTCTAAATCTTTGGTCGTAGAAAAATTTTTTAGCACAAGATATTGTGGGTATGCCATAGAAATATAAATATCCGCTGCGTAGAATTGTTTGAGGTCTGTAAAAAATCGCCGCACGCATTCAAAAGTAAAACGTTTATCTCGTTTGATATAGCGTTTTATTCGAGTAATTGGAGAGGTTTGCAGATAAATAGGGATGATATTATATTTATCCTTATAATCCATAAGAGAAAAGATACCATCCATATTGAACACACCAATATTTATTTTGCCGCAAACCGCATTTTTAGATGTACCATATAGCCATCCTCGGAAACGTGATAGTTCAAGGTATTGGCCCCACACTATTCGTTTATCAAACTCGTTTTCGGTAATGAAATTATAGCTTACCCCATCTTCTTCTCCCTCTCTTGGAGGACGAGTCGTATCAGAAACAATTCTTGTAGCGCCAAGGCGCGGGGCAAGGGCATTCAAAAGAGTATCTTTACCACTTGCCGCCGCGCCGCAGATTGCGATAATCGCTGGTTTGATATTACTCACTAGGAATGTCCTCACTTAGTAAAATCGGATTCCAATAGTCGGTAATAAGATATTCGTCTCCATCTTCGGTAGTGATAATAAAACCGTTGATTTGGGAGCCATCTTCCTTAGTTCCTTGAATCACTGCTTGAGTAATTGTAATGTTTACTGCTTCTTGCGGCTGGACCTGATAATAGCCGAATAGAATCGCCGCAATAAGGGCAAGGGCGGCAATCGCCCCTGCCACTAGGCCGCACACAGCGGCAACAATTTTATTTTTATGTCGTACAAGAAAAGTGCTAAATGTCACTCTCTTCCTCCGTTTCTCCGTAGCGCAGATGTGTCATACACATCGTACCATCATCCCTGATTTCCGTGATACGATAAAGCTGTTTGCTTGGACTTTTACGATAGGCTTTAGCTTTGAACATGCCACCGCGTTTATATCCGTTGATTACCAGTTTTTCCCCCTTTAGGAACCATCCGCTCTCCATTTGCTTGTTTATTCCACCAACATTCTCAGATATGCGGCGATTATATTTAGCAAAATAATCAAGGTCAAACTTTACGGTTACAACCCCACTGCCGACAGTAAGTAGGTTTACTGTGGCTTTGGTATTATTCTTTCCAATCACTGTGCCCATAATGCGGCAAGTCTTGAATACGGGGATATCGCGGCCATTGCGTTTGAAAGTATATTCTACCTCTGGTTCGTCAGGTAAGCTATCGTATTCATAAATATTATACCAATTTTGCTTTACTTTGGCAAGCTCATGCTCGTGATAATAGTATCCCATAGAATCCATTTCCCAAGCAGAGATATTACCAGCCGCATACTTATTCCATTGCTCTTGGAATAGACTATAATTCATCTTATCCAATAGCTCCTGTTGGTGCTCTTGAATATACTTCTTAGCAGGTTCCATAGCTTTGATATACATCTTCTGCCATTTCTTTTGATTGATTCCAAGAGTGTCGTAGATAGGCTCTAGTTCGTCTACATCAAAGAATTGTTCGTAGAAATCATAATAATTATAGTTTACTACATATACGTCTTCAACCTTCTTATTTGTGCGGAGAGCTTTATTGAACACAAATAGACGCTTTTGGAAATCTAGTTCTTGCGGCAAAAGACCAGCTTCCATCAGCCCTTTGAAGTTTTGCATAGTTAGTTTTGTTTTAGGACTGCTTTGCCGACGTAGGTAATCTGCGAATATTTTTTCTCTATCGTCGAACTGGTCAAATGCTCCAGATTTGATTAGAGAAATAGTAACCGTCTTATTGCTTTTAGTTTTGTCGATAAAATTTTGTAGGCTCGTATATGGACGATTTTTGAGAATCGTGTCAATTACTTCGCCGCCTACTCCGTTCAAAGCTTTCATACCATATAGAATTGCGTTATGCTCTTCATCTGGTTCAAAAAGATACTCTGAACGATTGATATCAATTGGTCGAACTTCAATACCATGAGAAATAACTTTTCCTACACCTGCGGCTGTTTTTACGTAATTAGTTGAATCGTCTTCTTCAAGTCCGCTAATTACTCGTAGATACGCGGTATTCCAATAGACAGATGGAAAATAGGTAGCTAGGTATGCGGCCTGAACTGCAATGTAAGAATAACTGGTTCCGTGAATCGAGGAAAAAGAATATCCCATGCTTGGCTGTAGTAAGAACCAAACATATTTACCCATAGCAGGACTAGTAGCGCGGTCAAGAATTTTTTGCCGCAAGGCAGGAATTTCGTCCATATGTTTCTTCACTGTGTTATCGTAAAGGCTTTTTATCCTTTACTTCTTATAGTTTCCTATAAGGTCGGCGTACATTTTCACCTTCAACTAAATGGTTAGGTGATGGACACTCTTGGGCGGATTATATTTGTTCACCGCCTACGCTCTACGGTACTTCTTAGCCTTTTCGTAATCTAAGAAGTTACCTCGGTATTACCGTTGAGATATATATCTCTTTAGGCTCTACCGATTTTGCCCATTTTATTTATTAGTAGTTTCCTACTAAGTGACCAAATAACATAGCCACAATTTTTCTAGCTTGGTTCGACTCTTTCAAACTAAAACCGCATACTCGTTCGTCCATGACGATTCGCATTAGAGTTTCTTGGTCGATTAGAACACCGTTATTGACGTATTCTTTGATAACAGACTGTTCTTTTTTAGTCAGTCCATAAGAATCCATTTCGCTTTCCCACTGTTGCGAATTATGCATAATTCTTACATAGCGGTCAGTTGGTGTCTCGCCACTATCATCCGCCATTAGTCGCATAATACCATTGCAGTCGTTTAGGGTCTGAATATTTCTTGGCCGCAATTTCTTTACAGTTTGAAAACCAACTTCTGATACAAGCTGGAATAGCGCAAGAATATCTGTGCTATCAACAGCATCCCACAGTTTATCATCATTCATCGGTAGTACATCAGGTGACACATACTTATCGTAGGCTTGTCGTAAGGTTAGTTCTGGTTCAATCTTACTATGCTCTTGGAGAAGTTCAATACACTGAGCCATAATATCCATTTGCTGAGTTACAAGCACGTCAATCTTAGTAGTTCCTGCATACTCTTGGTCGTGAAGACTCCACTGGGTAATAATCGAACCGTCTTTTGCTTTCATAAAACAAGCTTCATTGTAAGGGTCTTTATCATCGTAAAATCCTACTCCAGAAGCGTGAATAGAGCGCTGGCTAATCAGCCCTTCAATACCTAGAAGAATTTCTCTCAGACCCGGATATTGGTCAACAGCTTTGATAAAATTCTGATTAGGTTTGCGGCCTTTCTCTTCATTGCCATAGAAGCAATCAGAAAGTGACCAGAGAAAACCACGCTCAGAAGGAACGAGACTAGATATATATTCTGCTTCGTCTAATTCTACGCCATTTGGGAATTCTTCACTTACATATCCGCGCATAGCTGTCTTGATTGCGGCTTTAGTAGAAATCGTACCATAAGTACAAATCTGAACACATCCTAGCTGTCCGCGTTCTTCTCGAATCTTCTCAAATACTTTTGGCCGCAAGGTTGGGGAAATGTCGATATCAATCCTGATTACCCTCGGTTTCCCGATATTTATTAGGGGAGTGGACTATACCATCATCCGTTCTGGATGGGCGTTGGTAGTCTCTACGGGCTTCCCTTACGGGCTATCCCACGGGGTTATCTTGCTCTTGCGAGTTTAGACTTTCACCGTTATTCCGCCTTTGCTTAGATTATTCCTAATCTAAGGGACTATATTGCTAATCCGGTAATTCGACACGTTCCTTGTTCAGAAAGCGCCAGTACGCAAAGTTATGTTTGATTGGGTCAAGACCTGTAATGCCTTGGAGCCAATGATTCAATCCACTTGCCGCAGACCCTCGCGCAACTCCAATAGGTGAACCAACTTCCCAAATCATATCAATATAGTGCTGTAGAAAATTAGGATAAGCAAAAATGCAAGTACCTAATTTTTCTCCCACATAGTCCATAATATCTGCTTCATACTCTAGTCGCTCAAGATATGTGGGATTATTTAGATGCTTTAGATTCAACGCATTCTGACAATCATTTATCCAATAGCGCTCTTGTGGGTTATCAGAGTGCATTAGCTTATCAAGCGTTGGATATTTTTCAGGGTTATAATAATGATGGTCTTTGTTCTCTATTGGATAATCTGGAACAGAAACTTCAACGATGTGCTGATTTTTTTGGAGGGTATAGTATTCGCATCTATCCCAAATCTTCATAGAATTAGCGCAAAGCTCTTCGTAATCTAATCCGGTATCGGCTAGATTGTTACGAATCTCTTCTTCTGATTGAAGATAACAATACTCATAGAAAGAATCAACTTCTCGTTCTCCTTCTTTAGAATTTAGAAATGCTTTATGCACATATCTATCTTCTTTACGGAGATAGTGAGCATCTTCTGTTACACAAATCGGTAATCCAAAAGCCTTAGCGATAGAAGACATGCGGCGATTCACAATTAGTTGTTCTTCTGAACGAGCTGGTTGCACCTCAAGAGAGAAGTTGTTTTGACCGTATGTATTGATACACCATTCAAGAAAAGAAACGATGTGATTATGCGCTTCGTTCTCTCCGGCTATGTTACCGATTTGCTCTGCTTCATGGAGGTCTAGAATAGCACGGTCAAGTTCTGAACCAAGGCAAGCACTAGAAGCGTAAATATGCCCTTGCCCATACTTTTTGATTACTTCTTCTACTTCTGTCTTGAGAGTAGGAACACGCTCCATCCCTCTGTCGTAGTAGCTAGCCATCCACGCTTGACTAGACAATTGCCGCAATATTTTATGCCCAATAGAATCAAGGGCAAGTAGGATGTGGTGATAGTATTGCTGTCCTGTATCGCGTGTATCTGTTAGATAAATCTCATTACCGCGTACAATCTTGAAATCAGGATTAGTCTCTCGATACTTGTCTTGAAGTTTATCTAACTCAATGTGCGCACCAAGACTTTCATGGTCTGTAAGAGCAACTCCCGCAAGTCCTAATTCAATAGCTCTGTCTACTAGAGCTTTTGGACGAATGGTCGCATCAAGTAAGCGGAGGTTCGAGAAGTGACTGTGGTTATGATAACTAAAACGAGAAACAGCCATAAAGCTCCTTCCTACTCATGAACTAGCGGTTCAAGATTATATGCCCAGTTCATTAGCGAATTAGCATTCATAGTTAGAATAATTTGCTTTTCCCGCATATCTTTTCCGTCATTGGTAGACCGGAGAATTCTTTCTCCTACTGCTGATTTTCCACGGAGTTGGATATCTTCCCATCGCCATCCTTCTGGCGGTTTAGGGAGATTACGAGTCAACTCGTACATATAATCAGAGAATGAAATATATCCTTCCCCATGTCCAAAAGCATGTCCAGCGCAACAGAATCGAGTCTCATACCCTTTGCTGTTTAGTTCTAGAATAGCGGGAATCAGCAGTTCGTCACATTCAAAAATATTGCCGTAACAATCTGTACGTGGACACGGCATACTATAAAAATCCATTTGTTTAGTATCAATCAAATCAGCTTTATAAATACTACCGCATTCAGGACAAATCAGATAGTTCATTTATGCTCCTTCCATAATATCGGTATACTGATATTATAGCAAAAAAGCGCACAATTTGTCAACAACAAATTATGCGCTTATAACTAACACCAAGGAGTATATCTTTGCGGCCAATCGTTTGGCTGTGGTCTAGTATAGTCAGGAACTATAGGGTTGGGGTTGAAAGGACAGGTTCTCTCTGTTTGATTCATATATAATCTATAAATCCGCATAAGTTCTTTATATATAGAAAGTGGCATCATTACCCTTTGCTCATCTTCATCAGGAAGGCGTATGCTTTTTATTGGTTCTTTTGATATAAGAGATTCTCCGCTATAAGTAGCATCCATCATTCCTCACTAGGCTGACGAGCTTTGATATTATTTACCTGCTCTTGGAGCGTATCTACGACGAACTTGTATCCTGCTTCTCCGAATTCATATAACATTTCACGGCGCAGGTCTAGCCCATGAGTCGTACAAGCATTGCCTTTTAGAATTTCCATCATATCGTCTAAATCAATTAGTTCTGAACCTAAATTTACTCTGTATTTATACATTGTTCTCCTTAGAATATCCACTGTTGTTTCAGTTCATAGTCATCAATTAGAACTTGCGGTTTGATAACACCATTCCACTCATTGATAGAACAAGTGCCAACAATAGTCAATGTTTGATTAGGCTGAATAAATTGTTCATATAGCTCTTCACTTGCTTGGAATAGCATGAATTCTATCCGATTGCATTCAATTTTGATTGTAGGCTTGCCCTTAGCTAACCCTAGAATCTGTACGTTTTGTTCAGATAGAGGAATATTTTTGACAACGATTTGAGCTTGCGGCATTTCCTGTCCCCAAATATTGAGTTGAGCAATTTCTAGAATTACATTTGGCCGCAAATCTCTAGGCTCCCAAATAAAATCTACCCAATAGGCAGGAGTAAAATCAATATCTTTATATACTTCATTAGTGTGTTTGATAAAATCTTCAACCTTGCTTGCGGCAATTCCTATCCCGAATGCTCCTTGATGGCCCGCCGCAAACTCTACGTCTCCTGTGGCCGCACATATATCTTTTATATTCTCTATTGGGCAATGTGAATAATTGCGAGCAGACCCCCTATATACATCTTCTGTATCTCCAACTTGGAACGTGCGGCGAAGGACGAGAGTAGGATGTTGATACTTAGCTTGAATCTTGTTTGCGACAATGCCTGCCACGCTTGATTCAAGTTCATCTGGTTCACAAAGACAAACGATAATAGCATTATCCATCAGATGTTGCTCTTGGATTCGTTTATCTAGTAACTCAACTGTCTCATTGGTGATTTTATCTTGACGTCGTTTTACTCGCTCTGCTGTTACTACAGCTTCTTGATAACGATAAACAAATACGCCTTTTTCTCCACGCTTTGAAGATTCTACTTTGTCAAAGGCATACTGAGTTAGCATCCCCTTGAATACCATGTCTTGTTCTTCTGGAGTACCGCTTCTAGTCATAGCATTGATAAAGGGGACAACCGCAAAAGCCATACTAAGATAGTTGATACCATTCCTTTTATTGAGAGTATATTCATGCTTATTGCAAATCTCGTACATAAAGGGATTACGAATATTAGAAAATCCAATATTCACAATCGCACGGATTTCCAATTCTCGATAGTCTGCCATATCGCCGCAGTTTCCAAGAGCACATAAATCCATAAACTCTGTTGGTTGATTGCCATGTATAATCAAATCCTCATAAGCGGATATAAAGCGATAAGCTACTCCTGCTCCGGTAAGAGCTTTATCAGGATACGCACTATTCTGTATGTTGATTACAATCGCTGGTGTAGTATCTACCGTTTCAATATCACTGATATCGTGATGGTCTAAAATAATAATCTTGGTATTGCGGCGAGTGGTAAGCTCTATTTGCTGCTTCCAGTCATTGCTGCCCGCATCTGGCACGATAAGCAAATCACAATCAATTTTATCCATTACATCAGATAAGCCGTGTTGTTTGCCATCATGCAGTATATATGAACAACATTCTTTAGTCCACTGTGGTTCGCGGCTAAAGAGATAGTTTAGGATAATTGCAGCACTTGTATATCCATCACAGTCACAGTCAGCTAACACTTGTACTGTTCCGTTGTCTTCGATTGTTTTAGCTAATTCAAAACATGCTTGTTGCATTTTATCATTATCGTCTAAATCTGCCCAATCGTAAGTATCTTCCCATCCAGCAGCAAGCCATCTTTCTTGTTCTTGTGGTGAATTGATTCCACGATGGTACATAATATGCTGAGTGGTGCCTACAAACCAATCAGGAGTAATTTCTTTATATAATTTGTACTGTATATTTTTCACCCCGTATCTACATATCTCTATAACTTATATTGTAATGTTCTTGTGTTATCTTTTTAGAATCTGGTTCAATGTATATTGAATCGTATCTATAAGTCGTATCCTCTTGCTCCATATGTTTCATACAATAGCGAGCGCAATCTAGTTCTGATTCAAAGAATTTTACATATTCTTTATAAGTCCCATCTTTATAGTAGTACTGTTTCGGCTGCATTGTATATGCACCATATATATACGTCATAGAAAAATCCTGTTCTTCCAAAGCTCCATAAAAACTTCTTTGCCTGCATCTGTTGGGCTTTGTTTGTACCCCAATAGTAAACCAGAAGTATCAAACAAGAAAGAAATATTAGCATAAGCCTTATATTTACTATAGATACTCTGCAATTTTTTGATTACTTTTTCCCAGTCTTCATCGCCTATCTTTTGATAGTCTGCATCAAATCCAATACAAACTTCTTTAGCCCCTGAATCTAAGAGCAAATCAAACTGATATTTAGAGATACTAGAGCCGCATACTGCTACAGCAATATTATTGGCAGTTCCAAGATAAGACATACACTGGAATACCGCCTTTTCTGATTCAAATACCATAGCAACTTGAATATTTCGGATATTTTCTTTTGCTTGATAAAGTCCATATAGGTTGAATCCAAGAGGGTGATTGAACTGCTTGTTATTGTGCCGCCAAGGACGATATTTGCCCCATTGTTCGTTCTCTTGGATAAGTGTGCGTTGGCGAATACCAACTAAACGACCATTTTCATCAAGGTGTGGAATAATAATCGCGCCCTCTAGAGGGTCATATCTAATCCCCATATAATCACAAATCTCTTTAGGAATATGCTCTTTTTCCCAATCTAAGATGTGCGGCTGGGGATAATGCCGCAATATTTTATCTGGAATTTCCGGAAGAACTAATTTTTCGTGATTGATTTTGATAGCGGAAAGGTCTTGCCATTTCCGCATAATCTTCCAGTCCTCTTGGGAAACATTATCGTCCGCTTCATCAATTTTATATTGCAGATTGAAGAAGTTGACTACATAGTAAATTGCTTCGTTTAGCGAAAGTTGTTGCGTTTTTTGCAACAGTTCAAATATATCAAACGTTGCCGGGTCACAGCCTGTATAGCAGTGGAATAATCTGTTTTCGCAATAATAATAGAGTTTATGACTATCTCCACCGTGGCATATAGTTTTACTGATAATCGTATTATCGTGCATTTCTGGTTCAGCGCCGATAGCTTCTAGAATATCGAATACGTCTTCTGGTTCCAAAGCTTCTTTTACTTGATATTTATCATAAGCCATATTACATCACCGGCTGTTCAATATCAAAAGCTGTTACCCCTATTTTTTGGTAGTTCCAATCTGTAGCAAAGACTGTAGAATACCGACAACAAGACTTATCCATTTGTAACCAAAGATACCCTCGGACAAAAGAACCTCTACGGTTCTTATATACCGAGAGCTTAGCATTTGGTTCAGGATAACCATTCTCTATGTATGGCTGTATCTTTTCTTGGTCTAAGTCTGATAAAGGAAGAAGGATACTACCAAAATCCGCTTTTTCTGCTACGGCTTTTGACGAATTTCTCAATATTTCTATTGAGTCTAGACTATCTTTTACTTCTTTTGAAGAAGTATACCTCTTTCGCTTTGCACTTGCTTCGTTTCCTAAAACAAGACTACGTATCAATAGTAGCGCTACTTTCCTGCATTTCAGCATCAGAAATAGTCGTTAGCCCGCTCTTATTTATTATCATAAAAAGTTGGATTATCAAGCATATTGTATAGCGTTGCTTCTCCAACATAACAATCATCGCTAATAGCAAATTGGTGCCTATTCAATCCGCTATTTAGAAAACGCTGGGTGATTATATCTCTATCTTTTGCAGTATAATATGCTCTATGTGGATTAGCAAGAAAAACTTCTGGCATTACATCTTTCCAAGTTTTGCCATGCCACATTCGTGAAAACCCTCTATAAGATATTGTGTCTTGAAAATATTGATTCCATATTTCTCTGGAACGTTTACCTTGTCGATATTGTTCTCTGCAAAAGATTACTTCATCTAATGTCATTTTATGCATTCCATGCGATTCTCCGCGCAGAATAGAATTTTGTCCTACCCCGTCTCCCCCCGGAGTTTCGTTATAGTCTTCTTTTGAGATATACGTGCGATATAAAGAAATATAGTATCGTTCTCTATCTTTCAAAGAGTCTTCTTGACATTCTTCAAGAATAATTTTATCAAAGTTATCTACGCCGTATTTACGAATAGCGTTATAGAATGCTTTACTTTTATCATCTTTTCTTTCACTCGTAAATGGTAATCGACTGTGTTCTCTCCATCTACGTTCTATATCTTTAGAATATCCTATATATTTATGTCCGTTGATTTTATTTTTCCACATATAGATTCCGCAAGTCATTTTTCACCCCCCCCCTCTTTTTTATAATAAAGGCACTATGATAATATAATAAGAATGAGACGGGATTACCATATCTATATAGACTTAGGCTTCCCCGTTAGCTACTAATATTAGTAACCCCTAGCGATAACTAGGATAAGGTATAATAGGGCCCAATATTGACCCTTCAATAAGTTTGCGTCAGGAATTGGGTCTGACTTCGCAGCGGCATTGGTCTGAGTCGCACTCATAATAAATACATTGAAGTCATTTGCAATCTCTTTCAGACGAGTAGAAAGAAGAGAAAGAATAATGTCTTCACGCATTGCCATACCGTGTGTTTGACTCGTTACTTCTGAAAAAAGGCCAAGAGAAGAGTTTAGGTAATCGAAGAAAATTGCCTTTGTATGATTGACTCTAATATTACGTTTGATAGTGTTCTCTACCTGTTTGATAGTATAGTCTGGGAGAATTTCAAGATATAAAGGCGAGTGTTTGAGTACATTTGCGGCTTCGCTTAGTCTTGGGTCTTTCATAGTAATACGTTGCATTAGAATGTCTTCTTCATTATAACCCGTGAGAAAAGCTAAGGCCATAGTTGTTAGTTCTTCTATGTCTAACTCTGTAGAGATAAATAGTACGGGCTGGCTTCCCTTATCTTTCCATTCGTTCTTTTGATTGTCATATATGCGGCTACAAGCCATAGTACATGCATCAGCAAGCATAGTTCTCGTTTTACCAACACCGGTGGGCGCACTTCTTAGATAATACTTGCCATATCTAGCACCACGAGTAATTCCGTTCAACCCATTATCATAAAAAGGCGCTCCCACCTCTGGCGTTTCCTCTAATGTAGAAAGAACTGAATCTACACTATCGCCAATTCGTAATGCGTGGTCTGTTGCATTGTCAACGTATATATCACGCACGGTAAGAACTTTGTTATCAACTAAATCTGCTAATTCATTTAGCGTAAGTTGATTTAGATAGTTCTCTTGTTTTTCTTTCTTCTCTACGTCTAGGAGATTATCTGGGTCATAAAGCCAAGTCATATCCATTCCTGCTTTGGCGTATCCCCGCAAAAGAGTCATCTTCTTCAGACGGCTATAGTAATAATCAAAATTCGGAATATCCGCATTATCTATACAATTCTGTAACCATTCAGCACCGCGAGATTGTTGATAGGTTCCATATGATTCTGGATGCCCTTGCAGATAGTCCTCAACCGTTTTTACATTGATATTCTCTGCGCCCATCTGATGCAGATTGAATATCGCTCCAAAAGCAACTCTGTGGATATCTGTAATAAAGTCTTCTGTTGAATAGAAATATTGACCATCTTCATTGAGTAAATCAGGCTTGAGAATAGTGCATCCTATTACCTGAATTGCGGCGCTAGTATCGTAATAATTGCTTTTCGCCAAACACTCACCTCCTATCTAAGCTCAAACATCTTTAGTTTTTTTGGTTTAGTTATATAAGGTGAAGCAGCAATAACATGCTCTATGTCTGGTTCATGATAAGGAGTGATATGAGACATATTTTCCTGATACTCCTTTTCTTCCTTCCAGTATTGCAAAGCTTCTTGATAGATATGCGGGACAATACCTATGCCGCCACCTGATTTTGTGGGGTCAGATTTTTTGACCGCATACCAGTATTCGATTATCGCCGCAAGTTGGTCATATGTAAGACCAATATTTGTTGTATACTCTTGGATTTGGTCTACTACTTTACGATAGTAGTAATTTTTCCCAAGATATTTGCGGCAAACCGCAAGTAATTCTTTATATTCCATATAGATAATAAAAAAGGAGGATAAAGAATATCCTCTCTATCCTCCTTTCTATAAACTAAATGCCATTGCCGATTTGTTCTTTGAGGTCATTTACGATTAGCTCAACTGCATCAATCTGGTCTGCGGTGCAATCAGAAATCTTTTTGCCCTTGCCAAGATAACGTGCTACTGTCTCACTAATTCGTGGTGCCCATGTGGTTCCAAAGGCTCCACCAGTAACATCTTGCAGCTTAGCTACCATCATATCAAATTCGGCCATAAGTTCATCAAAATCTAGGGGTTCAGGCTGCTTGTAAGCTTCACTAGGCTTATCAGTAATATACTTATTATCTGTTTCTTTAGCCTGTTTGTCAATAGCTTCGCCAATAGCATTGACAAGATTCTCATAAGTAAACTCAATAGAATCAGGAGTGTACTTGAAACGAGAACCTGCTACGAAGCGTGGAGTCCCACGCATAAAGAGCACGGTATGAGTGGTACCATCCTCTTCTTGCATCGGGTGGGCATAGCCGATAATATCAGCCATGCGGTCAACGATAAGACGTGGACGATTAGCAAGTGTTGGAACAATCTGGTTATATTCACTGCCGGTTTCGTCTTTGAAAGTCTTATCTTGAGAGTGAGAAATCATTACAAGACCAAAACCCATTTGGGGAATTGCACGTAGACATTCATCGAACTCTTTAGAAGCTTGCGCATATCCACCACCATAGGGGATATCTCCAATATTGGATACGCCGTTATTATTGCAAATATATTTCTCACAAAGGTCGTATGCAATATCCACAGTATCTACAATAATATTCTCATACATCTCGTGAGCTTTTTCGTCTTTGAGTTGTTTGAGTACCTGTTTGAATTCGCTCCATTTGTTGATTGGTAGAGCCATTACACCGGGGATTGCATTATAACCTTTCTCAAAAGCGAGAAGAAGCGGCTTAGGGAATTTACAAGCAGTAGTTGTTTTACCACTCTTGGGTTCACCAAAGAACATTACTGTGTAACCTTTGAGGTCGCGGCTAACCTCGTGCGGCTTTACATCAAAAATACTAATCATTATATCTCCAATCTATAGGTCGTTTATGTTTCGTTATAGATTAGAAAGTATAGTTCTTGTCATTCTTAGCGGGAACTACGCTAGAAGCAGGGGCAGCTTTAGTGGGGAATCCAGCCGCGCCAGCGGCAGTGCTATTCTGCTGCTCGGAACGAGCTTTTAGGTCTGCTAGACGCTGCTCGCGGTCAGCAACGCCCTTTGCTAGTTCCTCTTGGGTAATCGTATCCTCGCCAAGACCTTCGCTTACATTAGCTCCGACAACTTCCCAAGTGCGGAAAGTACGGCTAGTCTCACGAACCTGCGGAGCGCCGAATGCAGCCTTAGCATCGTCCTCTTCGGACTGAGAGACAACAACAGTAGACTTGATATTGCCCCAAACCTTACCAAAGTAAGGATTAGCCGCAGAGATATCTTCGCCTAAGAAGAAGTTCTTACCGCCCTCGGATTGGACAGAGAAGGTAACAGGAAGAACATCACCACGGTAATTGAACGCAAAGCCTTGTAGAGAAACGTATTCAGAACCGTCATTAGACTCACGCTCAAGTGCAGCTTGAATTAGAACATCAGCTTCAAAAGAGGTGGCAGGCATCTTATCAGTAGAGATAGCTTCACTCGCATTTAGGAAGTGAAGGAAAGAGCCACGGACACGCTTACCAGTAATTAGATTGCCGTCACGACCATAATAATCATTTACGTCAATTGCGCCGGTAATACGAACGCGAGCTGCATCAGTGCCAAGCTCTTCATAAGTCTTATTCTCAATTATAATTTGACGGAGATTGGTGAATGTAGCATTGACCTTACCAGCCTTGGTCTTCTCTGCTACGTAGAAATTGACAGGTACAACATTGACTGCATCATCATCTGTTGCAATGTTTACTTGGCCCATAATAATTTTATCGCCGGGATTTCGAGTAGAATCACGTTCCTGTAGAGTATGAGAGAAAACATATCCACGAACATCTACTTGATTCACGAATGACTGTTTCAAATCAGCACTCTCCTTTTCTGTCTGTATTCCAATTATCAATTTATAAAAGTATTTTATCAATCAAAAAATAAAGTGTCAAGTGTTATTCCTTGAGAGTGTTTGATTGATTCCCACGCTTTGAATTCAATCCAATAATGTCAGAAGCATATAAATCAATAAACCTGCGCTCTTGCGTATCCAACTCTTCTTTGGAGCATTCAGTCAATAATTCAAATGAAAAATTCCAAATACCGTCTCGCCGCATAGCCGCATATAACTGGTTCGCGTTACTTGCGGGCATAGCTCCAATGCCACATTTGATATGTTCAGTCCATCGAGCTTTTATCTTTATCGATTGTCCAATATAAGATTCCCCGGTCAGCTGGTCTGTAATCTTATAAATGCCGCACACTTCTTCTGGGCCTAAGATATTAGCAAAAAATGCTTTAGTCTTCTTTTGAAAGAAAACCGACCAAATACACTTTCCAAGTACCTCTGGAAATTTTAGCTTAGGCATAATCCCGTTCAAATACTCAATATCATGTATCTCGTCATCAGACATTTGGATACAGTATTTATCTGGTTGCTCTTGGATTTCACGCTCTTTTCTTGCGGCTTCTATAGCAGCGGCTTTTGTATTCTTCAAAGAGTCTAATTCAGATTGCACTAACTCTTTTTCTTGCTGGATTGAATTAGCATATAGAGCATATTGCTCTTCTAAGGTTTTAGTTTTATTTTGATACTGTGCATTCAAGTCTTTATCTCGGTGTTGATATTCAATATCCAATGCTCTTAGCTTTTCATCATAAGCTTGTTTCGCGGCATTCTGGGCATCGTCAATCAACTTCTTTTTCTCTTGGTATTCTCTATCAAGAGCTTGAACATCTTTCTGTATCAAAGCACGTTGCCTTAGCACTTCATCATTATTCAGTTGTTCTTGACGTTTTACCGTATATCTGCCAACGATAAAACTTACGATAATAAGAGCAATGGATACCGCGACAACACCTACTAATGTCGCGATATCCATATATTAGCTACTCGGCTAGAGGGTCTACCGCCATACCGGCATTGGTGAGACGAATAAACTTTACAGTCTCTTCGCCGACAGTCTGCTCTTCACGAACAACTAGTCCCTTTTTGACAAGGCTATTGAGTACACCGGTAATTGCACGGGCAGGAATCTCAGTCGCTTCTGCGAGTTCCTTAGAGGTCATATCGACATTAGGATTGGTCTGTAGAAAAGTTAGAACCTTCTGAGCCTTCTCGGAAAACATTGCCATTTTTATAATCTCCTTTTTTCTCTATGAGAATCTTTTGATTCTCTCTATTAGACATATACTATTATACCCATCTGAAACTAAAAGTCAACTGTTATTTTCCTTTAGTCCCAAGAGATTTGAGAGTCGATAGTGGAGTATCAGACACTTTAGCGTATGATACAAAATCATCAGCGTCTAATTTGATGCCTATGCGGCCTGTTGACGTTTTGCCGCAAGCCTTTAGTTGTGAGATATCTACGGACATAGATTTACCCTGCTCAGTAATAAAAGTAAGGTATTTACCAATATCTAATACCTGTATCACTTCGCTCTTGGGGAAATAATCTTGTCCCTTGATATTTTGGACAGTTCCATCAAAGATAGATGTATTGAATTTCTTTACACGGCCATTTTTAGATACAGCAAGAACATCGTTGTCCTCACCACACGCAACGACCATATTGATATGCGTTAGACCTGTTCCCAAGAGAGAGCCTAAAGGCGTTCCCTTCTCGGAAGCTAGACACTGCTTGATGCTATCAACTTTTAGACGATATACCTTACTCGTATTGTATACTTGAATATACCCGTCTGTAGTTGTTTCTATGCGGCCAATATTACCCTCAACCGCTCGATATTTGGCAGTTGGAATCGCTTTGATATATCCATTTTCAGTATAACATACAACAACTGGTTCCGCCATCTTATCCTGCTTGGCTTTTGTTTTGATAGACGGAATATCTTGCTGAGTAATCTTGGTGCGGCGTTCGTCTCCAAAGTGTTTAGAAACGTAATTGAATCGTTCAATCATCTTATTTTTTAGAAGTGTCTCATTTGAGAGAATCGCTTCAATATCTTCTATCTCTTGGGTTAGCTTTTCTTTGCGGGCTTGAAACTCTTCAATCTCTAATTTAGTAAGACGAACAAGCTTCATATCAAGAATTGCTTTAGCTTGCTCTTCATCAATTGAAAGTAGCGTCTGTAGAGCTAAGTTTGCGGCCTTAGCGGAATTAGCGTCTTTGATTGTTTTTACTACTTGATTGATATGCTGAATCGCCGCAATAACTCCTTCAGTAATCTTTAGCTTGTGCCGCAATTCTTTGAGTGTCTGCTGATACTCTTTGATGTATGTCACTTTTTCATGGGACAGATGCTCAATAAGAGCTTCTTTCCAAGAATAGATATGCGGCTGTCTACCATTCTTTAGCATCGTTAGATTGATACTATACGAACTTTGTAAGGAGGTATTATTATATAAATATTGAATTACTTTCTGCGCATCTGCGGTTTTTGATAGATATAGTTTGATAGAAACTTTCTCACCTGTCAAATCATTGATTCTGACTATTGGAAAATTCTCTTCTTTTTGAGATAGCTTCTCTAACTCAGTACAAATAGTATTCGTATATACGCCATATGGAAGTTCAGTAACAATTAGGCAATGTTCCTTGGCGTCATATTCAATTGTTGATTGAATTATACAGGGTTTACCAGTTCCCTTGGATAGACTAGTAAGAACATCGTCTTTATTGATAATCGTACCGCCAGTTGCAAAATCTGGAAAACAGAGAATATCGGTATCTTTGACGCTCTCTGGATTATCAGCTTTTAGTAGCTTGATAAGAGCGTTATTCACTTCTTTCAGATTGAATTGCGGAATAGAACTTGCCAAACCGACCGCAATTCCAAAAGAGCCATTGACGATATTATAGAAACCTAGCGAGGACAGAACTCTCGGATATTGCTCTGTATCGTCGTAATTGTCCACCCATTCATCAACCGTAGCATGACTCGTATCTTGTAGAAGATAATTAGCTAGTGGCGAAAGGCGGGCAGAAGTATAACGAGACGCGGCCCAGTTACCAGTTTCGGTTAGATTGCCATAAGAGCCTTCTACCTCAATCAGAGGGTATCGCATGGAAAATGGTTGTCCACTACGCATAATAATACCTTCACAAGAAGCATCGCCGTGAATATACATACGCATAGCAGAGCCGATTGCTTTTAGCGTTTTTTTGAATGGCTTATCAGCAGTAAAGCCATCCGTATAAAGACAATAGTAGATTTGTCTAGCGGATGGCTTTACACAATCCCGTACATCGACCAACGCTCGTGACTGAATAACTGCACCCGCATATTGAGTAAAAGACTCGTTGATAGTCTCTTCTAATGATGCTTGATAATCCACTTATTCCCTCACTTCCGCAAAGTCGATATTATCAAAGATATATTTCTTACGTGCTGTTACGTTAGTCCCCATCAGTTCTTCCAAAAGGACGATAGCAGAATCAGATGGGTTGAGAACGTCAATATGCTGATTACTCCCAAACATTGAATCTCTAGCTTGTTGTGCGCTGAGAGAACCCAGACCCTTGTTTCTTTGTAACTCTCCTTTGAGAGGGCCTTTAGCTCGTGCGGCATTTAGCTCTGCATCTGTAAAAAAGTAAGTATCCTCCTTCTTATTCTTTAGAATATAGAGTGGGGAACGAAGCCAACATAATCTACCCTCTTGAATAAATTGCGGGCAGAAATGCTGCAATGCCGTTGCAATAAGAAGACCAATGTTATAGCCGTCACTATCTGAGTCGGTACAAATAGCGATGCGGCCATATCGGAGATTAGAACTATCGTATTCACCAGATTCAATTCCAAGAGCTTGCAGAAGTAATTGAATCTCTTCGTTCTTGAGCAGCTTAGAATCCGAATTAGTAAATGCGTTGATTAGCTTACCTCGCAGCATAAGAATACCATATTTTTTAGGGTCACGAGAAACCGCAATAGAAGCTCCTGATGACAATCCTTCTACGAGAAGCAACGTAGAGTCTTGTCCTAAATATTCTGCATCTTTTAGCTTATCAGGGTGAAGGATTTTATTTTTCTTCTTACGAGTCTTTTGTGTCTTCACTGCTTCGCGGGCTTTTTTAGCTGCTTCTGCCGCACGTCTAGCAAGGACAGCCTTTTCGATAATCGTCTTGCCACAATCCGGGTTATTATCTAGCCATAATTCAATTTGTTCACTAAATACTTCATTTAGAAAAGGCACAAAATCTTTATTTACAATTCTAGATTTTGTTTGTGCGTCGTAAGAAATATTAGGCGCAATTAGATTGAATACCAAGACCAAGCCCTCTTGGAGAGAATCACCATCTAGATTCTTTTCTTTTTCTTTTAGATAACCCTGTTCTCTCGCCCATTTGTTCATCACTTTGGTAATTGTACTTTTGATTGCAGTGATGTGCGGCCCTTGCTCTGTCAGCCCATAATTTACATAAGCGATAATCTTAGAAGAATCTCTAGAACAGTAACTAATACCGCAATCAATTTTATATTTATCATCTTGCTTTTGGAAAAGCAAAGGAGTGACAATTTGTGTTGCTCTGCCAACTCCTTCCCAAATCAAGTAAGACATGCCATCAGGATGATGGATATTGATACGCTGTTCTTCATCAATATTGAGAGAAATTGTAAGTTTTGGACACATACCGCAAATATTATCAAATATATCTTGTAGTGCGGCTATATCAGGAATCGGCTTCTCAAAAAATTGCGGGTCAGGCGTGAATCTAATACGGGTGCCGTTCTCATGGTCTGTTTTACCAGTATGCCGACTTTGTAAAACACCGTCTTTGAAATCTAATTCTTCATATCCCCCGTTATGATAAGTAACGACGTGAAAATGAGATGAAAGAAAATTAGAAGCTTTAGCACCGACACCGTTTAGACCAAGACTCGTGCCGCCATATACACCATCATCTGAGTACTTACCGGAAGTATTCATTTCGTCAAAGGAAGCTTGAAGAACAGTCTTCCCATCTTCACGTTTTTCATTGACGGGAAAACCTTGCCCATAATCATTTACTTCGCATAATCCAGTCTTGGCGTCAATTCCAATTTCAATTAGATTTCCATGTCCAAGATTATGTTCGTCTAGAGCATTACTAAAAAGCTCTATAATTAGCTGTGTAGGGTCTTTAGTTGAACCCACATACATACCGGGTCTAAGCCGCACATGTTCCAAAGGAGATAGCGATTGAATAGAGTCTTTGTCATATAAAGTCTTATCTTTCATTCTACCTCACTTATTTAGTTATAATAGACATGTTCTCCCTGTAAGACAGTACGCGCAAGAGCGGAATCAGAATTATCTGCACTAATCTCAAGCCCAATGCCAACTGGCTCTTGAAGTCGAATAGTAAAAATAAAATCACTATTGGCAGTAATTCCTTCATGAGCAACTTCGCATTCAACAGTAACAAAACCATTGTACTTTTTCGCATGGTCTTCTAGTTGCTCAATAACATCTTCTAGCTTGTTGGTACGCTCTAGGCGCTGTTTCCGTTCTTGATATCGCGTATCATCAACAATATCTACAATATACTCATAGATAGTATCTGGACATTTGCCATAACACTCAGTAGCGACACACTGAGCAGTTTTATAGCGCTGGTCAGAAATTTTATCTGGAACAATTACATATTGCCCAGCATCGACGCTAATACCATCGGGGATGATATATCGGTACTTTTTACTTGTTTTAGAAAAGCGTACTACTGCAATTCTAACCATTACTATTCTCCTTCTTGTCGCGGAACTTGCGGCGATTACTAAGAACTTCTTCTACATAATCATTATAATTCTCTCGCATTTTATTCGCAACAGCAATACAACGATGGCCCTCACGTGCGGCAATCTCTGCCTGACGACGAAACATCTTGAGCATAGTATAATCAGTTGCGCGGCCAGTTCCTAACCAGACATTCATCGCATGTTCAATGCCTTTGGCACGTTCTAGAAAAGCACGTCCTTTTGCCGCATACTTGTCCGCAATGCATTTATAATTAGCGAATCGACAACCATCCCAGCGATTAGCTACATCCTTATCATCTTCATGCAGAATAGCGGACTCTGTAAATACTCCCCAAGGGGTGCCAATAGAGACAGTAGAAATACCTGTCTCTTCATTATATTCCGCTACAATAATCTTATCCATTCAAATTCTCCTTTAGACTCTTGGTAATTACCTGAGTAATAATCTCACGCAGGATATCTCTAATTTCATTCTCTTCTTTTTTGAAATCTGCGGCAAAAGGCTCTACTTTATTGAGATATTTCTCTACAGTGGCATCTAGATTTTGTAGATAGAAGTCTGCAATATCAATTGCCACATTGATATCGCAAGGTTGGTCAAATCTTTTGATATCTTTTAGAAAAGATTTTAGCTCAGGAAGGTCAGGGTTAGTAAGGCAGTCAATATAGCTATCCCCTCGTATATATCGACCAGCAAAACAAGAGAGACGAACGATATGATGAAAAGACTTCTTATCGTATCCAAAAAGTCGAATGCTCTCTGCTCGTCCCGGAGTCTCTGTGACCATATCCTTGCGCTTTTGATGTGCCATTCCCTGCATACATTTTACAGCTGCTATTGGATTACAGCTAGAGATAGCATCGCGCATATCTACCATCATGTCCCAATATTGCTTATATTTGGGATTGACATATACAACCTGAGCATATAGAGTTTCCACAAAATTGATATTCTGTTTTAGCATTGTATGGACATATGAACGAATATCTTTTACTTCTGTATGCTCGCCATTATCACGCATTACGTGAAGATAGTTTGTAGGAGATTTATAAAGAAGCTGGTCAAGAGAAGGAATAGCTAGAAACTTAGTATCAACATCAGATGCGGGAGTATCTAGGTCATAGTTATGTGAACCATTGACCGCAATTAGAAACCAGTCTGCAATCTTTGGGTTGTCCTCCATTGTTTCTTTTTTATGCGCAAGAAGTCGCTCAGCTACTTTCGCACGAACAATCTTGTCCATTACTACTCCCAATCAGAGTCTTCCATTAGCTGCTGACGCTCTTTTTCTTTCTGTTGGCGTTTGCGGCGGATGTTGTCTCCTTTACGCTCACGTCGATAGTCCTCACCACGGAAGCTTGGTTTGCGGCCAAAACGTTCTACGGTAAGATAATCATCATCCTCGTACATATCTAGGTCACGAGCAATGTTTTTCATTTATAACTCCTAACGGGAATTATCGAAGATAAAAAAGTTCTTACAAGAGGAACAGGCCATAATATTGGTCCCATCGACAACTACCATAGGAGCGCCGCACTTACGGCACTTATATTCTCGTGGCTTACGCTTACGCTCTTCCGGCTTCTCAGCAAGACCGGCAGTTACGAGTGCTTTCTGTAGAGCGTTCATCTATCTACTCCTTTTGTCTATTTTACCAAATCGAATCTACTTTTTCGTCTGTTACTTCTACTGAGGTATACCCTTCATTCGCAAGCCGCATACCTAATTCAATATAATCAATCACCTCGTAGGAAGATACTAAGTCTCTCATAATACAAGCATCTTCTGGGCAATCATAAAGATTCCTAACGCTATATACTAGATTATCCTCATTGTCAATTAGCTTTTCCGCACGAGGATAATCACTTCCCCAATCAGAGTCCTCTTCCCAAACTACTTTCATTTTGAAAGGCTTATCCATTATTCCTCCTTATGAATATTTCAAACCAGCCCAAACAATAAATCCCATAAAAACAAAAAATGCAATTATAACGAGTGCTGACCACATATCCATTATATCACATCCAAATCTTCTATCAAGTGCAAGGTAACTTTTCTTCCGAGAGACAAAGCGTAATCTATCGTATATTTAGTTCCTGAACTTTTACCATCCCAAAAGGCAATCAGTTTATCTGAATAGTTTACCATATCTTCGTCTCGTTTCAAAGGGGCATACTTGCCACCATATATCTCATATTGCGGTAAAAAGCAAATCCACTCAAGATTGTTTTTCTTTGCCCATTTTTCCGCAAGAGTATCAACACCAGCAGCTCCGCCTGTGACTACTTCTCCATAGTCTTTTGGGTCAAGATAGAAATCTAAATTCAAATATGTAATAGACCTAGAGCCGCATATAGTAATAATCGGTTTGCTACTCTTGGGCATCGTTCCACACCGCGATATAAAATTTAGAAGTTGTATAGTAAATTGCGCTAACGCCAGTTAGGTCATAGCCATAATCATATAGTAGCTCTTGGAATATCTCAAAACTCTCAGGATAGGTTAGCTTTACTCCATTGGTAAAATCCTGAAGATATACTCCATCAGGGGAGTCTTGCGGCCAAACGCATGTCCAATCTTCGTCACATTGCTGCTTACAACGCTTTAGTTCATCACGAACAATCTTCTCAGGGATAAGAATACATCTAGCCATTATCACTCCTCTTGAAGACCATCAATTACAATTACATCTACCCCGCGACGAGGATAAATATACCCAACTTCCGCATAGATAGAAATAGCGTGCGGAGAAATGTTCAGATGGGGATACATATCGCTAAAAATTTTTGCAAAATCATATCGGTCATCGCCGCAATCCACTTGAACGATTGCTCCTTCATATACAGGCTCAGCTTTTATATTCCACTTTTCTATCATTGCTTCGACTTCTGCATAAGAAAGACCAAAGCAACGAGTCTCAGAACAGTCAATCATTAGTAAATCCTCTCGTGCGCATAACCCATATCAGTAGAATAATAAAAGTCACGAACGCCGCGCTCTCGCATAGCCGTCATACAAGCACGACACGGACGGCTAATTCCCATCCCATACGGCAGACCAGGACATATACGATAAGTATAACACTTTACCTTCTTCCAGTCAACTTTCTGGGCCACAGGATAAGGAACCTTTTTGAGTGCCATCATCTCAGCGTGGCCGCTATGATTGATACATCCCTTAGTCGTATGGTTGAAATGACGGTAACGATTATACTTCTTCTGCAAAGGGTCAGACTTCTCAGTGTTAGAAGCCATGGAGAGAATATGGTTTTGGTATACCAATACGCAACCGACATGAAAGCGTGGAAAATTACTTTGCTCAGCAATCTCACGAGCAAGCTCAAAATACTTTACATCAGAGTTCTTGATATCATACAAATCCATATAAAAGCACTCTTTCTCTCGAACGTAATATTATTATATCACCTCCAAGAGAAAGAGTCAAATACTAATTCTTTGCCTTGAAATTGTAACGCGGACGAACATGCTCGATAATATCAACCGTAGGCTGAATTGCGGCGATAATAGCATCTGCATCCTTATAAGACTGCGGAGCTTCGTCTAGCGTATCATTGCATACAGACGTGGTATAGATACCCTCCATAGCCTTCTGGTAATCAGCCATGTCAATATTCAGGCGTGCGGCCTTACGAGACATAGCACGACCGGCCCCATGCGGAGCAGAATAAAGATAGTCCTCGTTTCCTTTACCGCGAACGATAAGAGAACCAGAAGCCATGTTCAGAGGAATGATACCAAGCTGTCCCTCGTAGGCGGCAATAGCACCCTTACGGATAATATGAGCATCCGTATCTACGTAATTGTGGATAGAAGAGAAATGCTCAAACATATCCCAGCCCATATTACCAAAAATCTCGTAAGCAATTACCTGATGATTTAGAAAAGACCAGTCACGAAGCATATCCATATCGTGAAGGTAATCTTTCATATCCTGACCTTCAATATAGCAAAGGTCATCAATCGGCTCAGCCGCGATAGCTTCGTTGCGAGCATCAATAAAATTTTGAATCTCTTCAAAGTTTCCTAAAAACCGACAGTAAGCAATATCTTCTTTGCAATAATCATGAAGCTTTTGAATACGAGCATCACGAGCCGCGATAGCCTTATTCTGATAATAAGTAGCTACCTGAACACCGAGATTACGAGAACCGCAATGAATCATTAGATAGTTACCCTCTACAGCGATATAGTGATTCAAATTTGTTACTTATGCTCGTGAGCGAGTTTTCCTTTTAGGAGCTGTTCTCACCCAAGATTGAAGCTCTACCGCTTTTTGATATTTGCGGTCAAGATACAAATCACTATCTAAATAGAGGTCTTTTGCTATCTGAACCGCATCTTCATTAGTAACCATGATATTGAAGGCATTATCTCGTTTGTTACGACTAGATTTCTTCTTCAAACCATAGCTACGATATAAATAATCAAGATAAGCATCTTTGATATACTCACTATCAGTTACAATACTCAAAAAAGGAATATTTTTTGAAGTAATTCCGATACTGCCATCGCCATCTATAAATCCACGCCAGAAATCTTTTTCTATATAGTCTACCTTGGGCGGAGCAGCATCGAACGTTTTATTCTCCTTTGGGAAACCGCAATCAAATAGCCATGTTCTAAATTCTAACTGGGAATTTACAAAAGAGCAAGAAGTATACCCTTTTTTGAAATTGGTATCTCTAGTGCGTTCACGGATATGTGAGTTAGGGACAAGCTGAAAAAGTTTTAGCACAATATCCTTATCTCTCGCGCTTAGCTCTAGCGATACTCTCCCCCGATTGCGGTCGGTAAGATAAATATTCCCATCAGCTAATAGTAATCCATAAATATAGCTTTCTTGATTATTCATTTGTCAATCCTTTCATAATAAAATGAACTTACATATATATTGTATCCCATTTTATTATGAAAAATACGAGCATAGAATGGGTCATTTCTGCCCATTTCTTTTGGTTCATTTCCCAAAAGTTCGGAGCACACCTTAGCACATATTTCAGCGCCGCCAAGTCCCTCTGCTCTCTACGGGGTGTATTATCACTTCCCTCGGTATTCCCATCTCAGGGTTCACCGATTTGGACGGCTTTTACAACTGCGGCGATTAGGCCGCACGGTGGCAATCAAATTTACCACCGCCGAGCGTGCCCATTGATTTACGATAACGCTCAGCATTATCCTTGATAGAAGGCCAGCAACGAAGCTCTTCATAAGGAAACTCTTGGGAAAGCTTATGCTCTGAATTGCGGATTGAATGCCCAGACGGAACATGCTCGTGAATTACCTTGTCCAGCTTTTCAAAATCAATATCATCAGCATAGATATGATAGGCAGAAACACGGCAAGCAATATCGACACCAACCGTATTAGGAACAATCTTGTCCCCATACTTGATGCACGTACCAACCGCACAACCCTTCCCAGCATGTCCATCGGCCTGAACACGGATAATCGAATCACGATAGGCCGCAGACTTGGAGAATTTATCAATTTGGTCAATAAGCTCCTGCTCGGGATTGACCGCAAAGTTCTTTACATCAACCATTTAGTTACCCTTCTTCTTCGTATCAATTCGCGGCATTACCATAACGTCGAAATATCCGTTCTTTCCTGCGTCAATGTGAGCGTGCAGTACCTTATGTGTCCAATCAATATCAGTAGTTCCGATAGAACCGCACTTATCAGTACGAACGGCCTTACCGAGAGTAGCAATTGCCGCAAGATAATCAGGATTCACGCCCATAACGATATCAATAGGATGCTTGAACTCGTCATCAAAAATCTTATCAACATCTTTTACCATCTGAGATTCACGGTCAATATCAAGCATGGTGTCATCAAAATAAATCGTCGTACCAGCGGGAATCTTAGACATGCGGGGAGTAAAATAAAACTTCTCAATCTTCTTACCGGTACTATTATCAAGAATCTCATATTCGTCCGCAGGAGTCCAGCGGCAAATGGCATAAGAGTCAGTAGCATATACCTTGCCATTGCAGAAAAACATATTAGCAAGCTGCGGGGCTGTCTTCGTACCACCAGAGAACTTCATCATAGCATTGTAAACGCGACCAGACATTTTGAGCTGAGCCATACTTTTTTCCTTTCCCTCTTGGACTATATATATTATAGCACAAGAAAAAGGGGTAAGCAAATAGAATTCATCTATCTACTTACCCCTAGCTTACTGTCGCAAACGTCGAAGGATATTATCAAGCCACTTTTCTACTTCATCATCTTCACGATAAAAATCAATAGCATCGTCTTTATCTCCAATCATATGAAAATTGGAGATAAGCTGCGCAAAACGCCAATCTGGAATCTCTAACCATATTTTCTTTACGAGATTAGTAATACGTTCAATTCGTTCTGGGTCGCGCATAATTATCCTTCAATCTTAGCTCTACAATATTTACAACGGTCGTTGAATATAGTGTTCTTTTTACCGCAAAGAGAACATTTACCAAGACTCACATGTGCAAAAGATGGGTCGTACTCTATATCTAATAAATGACATACTTTATCATAATTGTCTACCAGAGTCTTCTTCTTTTTACGTCGAAATAAGCTAAACATTCTTCTCCCCCTTGGAATCATATTGCTCAAATGCGTTTAGCATTCTTACAATCATCGGATGCCGCACAATATCTTCATTGCTCATTCTAATTATACCAGCTCCGGGGACATTTTGTAAAGCGTTAGCTAGATAGTTTAGTCCAGATTCTCCATGAGCGTCTTGCTGAATTGGGTCGCCACAGATAACAATTTTAGAAGACTCTCCCAACCTTGTAACGAGTAATTTAGCTAATGTAATATTTGAGTTTTCAAATTCATCAGCAATAAGGCATGTCTTATATAAAGATAATCCTCTCATATATCCAAGAGGAAGCATTTGAATTTTCCCATGTTCGATGTAATTCGCAAGCTTTTCTTTTCCAAGAGTACGTTCAAAAACATCTAACATAGGCAACATGTATAAATTCAATTTGTCATTCACTTCTCCGGGCAATGCGCCTAAATCATTTTCTCCTTTAGCTTCTACCATAGGGCGAGTAATAATAATCTTATCTATTTCTTTATTGGTCAACATATTTAGGGCATAACAAACTGCTACCATAGTTTTACCAGCTCCGGGACCGGCGATACAAACTGTAATGTAGTTATCGCGTAAACTTTGTAGATATTCTACCTGTCCTTTTGTACGAGCTTTGATTTCTTTCTTGCCGTATTTGAGAATGGTTTGAGCGTCTACGTCCTCAAAAAGACTCCCATCATGTGAACGTTGTAATAGCCATTCAACATCCTCTTTAGACAGTTGCTTTTGAGTATCAAGATATTCCATCATCTTATCAAAAACACTTATAATACGGTCAACCTCGCTATCTTTCCCAAAAAGATAAATTTTATTATCTCCATTTACTGATATTTTTATAGAAGTATCAGCTTTGATAGCGTCAAGATTTTTATCTTTTGCGCCCAAAAGAGCAACTAGGTCTACATATTCTGGGACTTCTACCGTTTTTTGAATACTCAAAACGCAACTCCTTTTCTATAGACTATAAAAAATAGATAGACGGGAAAGGAAGCCGTCTATCTATTATGAAAAATTCAATGTACTCTTTATTCTGTCTCGCCAGATTTCTTCATGCAGCTCTCCTGCACAAAGCGCTGAATTACACGACTCGCCGCAAGGTCGATATTTCTATCCTTATCGTACACTACATCTTCCTTCTTTTGGGTGAATTGATATTTATCAGCCCAAGGTTCCCAAAGAAAACGGCGATTATATTTTGGCAATCTTCCAAGGCAGCCATTTACAATATGATTATTGATAGGCTGATATTGAGCGACATGTATACTAGCGCATACGTGATTTGGAGAATTTAGAACAGAACCGTGAAGGTGTCCATGAATATTGATTTGGTCTTTCCAAACATTACAAGGAAAATGACTCAACACGATTCTATTACTAATATAAATTGGATAATCATATACTTTATCGAATAGCGTCTTCATTATCTCGGTTTCTGTCTCGTGGTCGTGATTACCCCGAATAGCCACTTTATGACATTTAGCTTCGACAAAAATCCTAACTAGCTCACTAAGAGTCTTACTATCTGGTCGGCCAAAATCGCCGAGAAAATAAAAGGTATCTTCAGTAGCAAGCTTGTGCAGCCACTTTTCAATACACTCTGTAATATACTTATCATGCTCTTGGATAGTATTGAACTTATTTCCACGTTCAAACGCAAGGATACCTTTGGTATTTACATCGTTAGCATGTCCAAAATGCCAATCGCTTGTAATAAGAAAATTCGGCATTAGTAGTTCCTTCCCCAAAAGAGCTGAGCAATTTCCATAATACCAAAGATAATTACAAAAGGAAGAATTAGGATAGAAGTGATAGCAACAAAGATAAGAATGGGGAGTTCAAACATTTGATTCTCACTTTCACGTATTGTTCAATTACTTCGTCGTAGCGGAACTTCATAGCAATAAGATATGCGGCCATTACAATCAGCCACATAATTAGAAAAATATCGCCCAGCATATACCCCTCCTATCCAGCATCATATAAGAACTCAGGCGGCTCTTTTGCCGCACTGCTAATTCTTGGGTTAGTGATATAATACTTCTCGTCAGTTCTAAACTTTGGACGGAAATCCCCATCACCATCCGCCATAATAGCTACAGTACCAGTATGACCAATAAGGCCATTATATTGTAACTTTTCTAGAAAAGACATAAAAGTAGGAATCCATCGCTCTGACATGGTACATTCAATGGTAAAAGTCTTTTCTCTGCTCATACTAAAACCTCATAGTAATAGTAACGTATTCGTCAGAATCCGCATCTTCATATTTTACGGAGAATCCCGCATCTTGAATCTCTCTGACTAGGATATCCCATTCTGGTTTACTTAGGTATACCATACCTTTTGAATAATGATAAATCTCATACGGAGTAACAGAGTCCTCATTCCGATAGCCGATATCGAAGCACGTCGTTCCAGTAGTGTCAAATTCACTCTTGACAATTGTTTGGATAATTGTTTCAGCCAATGCAATCTTATCATAATCAATTCGATTGCTACGCTGTTGAGCTTCCTCTAACATCTCTTTAGCTGTAATACGAAGCATTGTTCTCCTATCTATAACGCCTAGAATACTCAGCCATAATAACAGTAGCACAACTAGCAACATTCAGACTACGTACAGAACCGTACATCGCAACGTAAACCATCTTGTCGCACAGCTCAATATCCTCTTGGGAAAGACCTCGCTGCTCTTCTCCAAATATAAAAGCAGATTTACGAGGAAAATTTTCGTCCCAAAGATTGACCGGGCTATATTCCATCTGATTGTCTACTGCATATATAGTATACCCGTCTTTATGGAGTTTGTCAATCACTTCTCCAAGAGAGTCCGCATGATATACTGTCTCGTAATGCCGCATACCTACATCGCCGCAAGTATTGTACTTTTTGCGGCCTACGATATAAACTTCCTTGCCAAGAAAAGCATTATTACTACGAATCGCAGAAGCCTTATTGAAATCGTGGGTAAGATTCATCATTACAGTAACAAGGTCTGTACGATTCTCTTGGAGGTCTGCCCGCACCTCTGCCGCAGTCCATTCTTTATAGATATCAATCACGTTGTTACTCTTGGCCGCAGCGAGATTTTGTCCAAAAGAATACTGAGTGATTGCCATAGTCTACCAATCAATCTCACCAAAGTGTTTATCAATCCAAGGAGTAATTGTGTTACTCCAAAATCTAATTACGATTTGGGTCATAATAACGCCAACTCCTATGATAGCCGCAACAAGAAACAGCATAAAGAAAATAATAAAAATACCAGCGATAAAATTTACCATTCTTCATCCTTCCAACTCTTATCCTTGCGGTCATAAGCCTTCTTGCTCTTGTGCTTGCCGTGTCCACACTGCCAACCATTATAACGCGGCTTCTTTATTTGCCAAGCTTCTTCTGCGGTCATTACTCGGATGGTTTCTTTATTTTTGGCATTAGCCATCTTCAACCTCCAAGAAGATAGTAATTTTATCAGGCCCCATATCAATACTATCAGACAGAATCTTTACGTCAAAATCTTCCTTGATAGCAATCTCCCTCGCCGCAGCTAAAGAAAAGGTCTTACTATTATTTTTGTAGTCAAGAACTACATCAACAGGAAGCTTTGACAATGTGCCATATACTAAACTAGCCCAAGCAAGATATTCACGTAAACTCATACTAGACGACCTCTTCCTCTGGAACATCGTAAATCAAAACGTCAACGTACTTTGGACCATTACCGCCATAAGTATAAAGATTACGCTCAACATACTCGGGAGAATAGTTGTCAAGATAATTACGGCAAATGTCCTCAGTTTCAAACTCAAGCTCACCGCTAACAGTGTTATAAGACGCAAGAAGAATTTCCTCGCTGTCCTCTTCGAGGTCTACAAAAACATAGAAGTAAGTAACATTCTCAAGAGAGAAAAAGGTTGCATCTTGCTCGATATACTCACGAATAGTCTGATTCATATCATTTCCTTTCTCTTGGTAAATATATTATAACACAAAGCTTTCCAAGAGTCGATAGAAAAATAGCCCCCTATGCGGCAAACATAGAGGGCTTCTATTATAGAATTAGGTCCTGTACCTCGTCATAGAGAGTCATTAGCTGTTCCCATTGCTCATTATATTCGCGTGCGGCCTTATACATATTTTCTGCAAGCTTACGAATTTCTGTCTGAGCTTTTGGAGAAAGACGTAGATTTAGCAAGCTAAAAAACTCACGGGCATTCATAGTCATAGTGAGTGCGGTCTTAGTTGCTTCTGGCAGCATATAACGAGCATCTTCTGCTCGCGCTCCTTCTGCAATAGCTTTCATATAAGCCTGTCCCGCAAAATTCATAACGTTCTTGAATGCTTGAACTTTCTTTGTGTCCTTCACAATCTCGTCAGGAATAACATACCAAGTATCATTATTGAGGTCATACTTGCAGTAACGCTGTGACTCTTGGACGAAACTTGCTAGACGATGCCGCACAAGCTGGTGAGAACAGGAACGTGAAATCTCGTCAATACGGAATGTAATAGTTGCATGTTCTAGTACACTCGTATGACGATGCTTGACGCAACTCTCCACACGTTTATAAGAGATATTTGTCTTTTGATAACTTGTTCCTGCCGCAAGTGAAATTACATCAATTGGATTTTCTGTAGCTGTTAGTACTGATACTCCCATATTACCTCCATATACAAAAATAAGGGGAAGATTGCTCTTCCCCTATTATACCCTAGTTAGTTAGTAGTCGTACCGACAATCGGTTGAGAACCTTCTGGGACAACTACAAGATTTCCATCCTTACCAATCTGCTCTAGCGTCTCAATGTAGTGCTGCTGAATTACCTCTGGGGTAAGAGATTCAGAAAGAACTCGGTTTGCGTCAGCTTCGCCCTGAGCTTCAATTACTTGTGTCTCAGCTTCAACCTTTGCGGTTTCCTGCTCGTTCTGAGCGCGTTGCTTCGCTACTTCTGCCTGCTGAGCATCAGCGTAAGCGGTAGTAATTGCTTCAGGATAACGAATCTCTTGAATAGAAATCTGCTCGATAGAAAGGCCAAGAGGTTCCCACTTTTCGCGTAGCGCTTCCTCAACCGCATCGGTTAGCGCGCCACGATTAGTTAGAATGGTAATAGTGTCAAATTGACCTGCAACCTCACGAGGGATAGAGCGGGCATCTACAGCCGCAATAGCTTGAACAAAAGCCTCTTGTGTACCGTAGTTCTCATAAAGCTCAATCGCCTTAGAAGGGTCAAGAGAGTAGTTTACCTGAATATCAATATTGGCCTGAGTACCAGACTTATCGTTGATTGTGACTTGCGGCCCATTGGCAGAGCCACCGGTATAATCCTCTTCACCGTCAGCAACAAAAGAAATAACGTTATTGCGAATGTCATACGTTACAATACTTTGCCAAGGAGCCTTGAAATGAATGCCAGTCTCAGAACTTGAACCAGCGATATTGCCGCCAAAATCAATTAGCACTTTTACGTCACCAGCATCCTGAGTGTAAAAGCATTGAGTGCCTGTTGCGATAATAGCGACTGCAAGAATAGCAGTGGGGATAACTGCGGGCATCTTCATCTCGTTATCTTGCTTGAATCGCACCAATAGAGCTACAATCCCTGCGATAAAGATAATACACGCGACAACAAAAACAACCATCTTTCTCCTTTTGTCTCAAAAAATACTTAGTTCCAGACTTTGACTAGATAGAACTGCGGTTTAGAATCCTTAGCGTCCGCTGTATTGACATTGAACAGCTCTATAATACTGTGTAAGAGCTTATCATTTTTGTCCACATCTAATATTTTCACAGGATTGATTGCTTGGTAGTCGTGCCACTCATTCGCTAATGTCACGCCAATAAAGATATCTGATTTAGAATCATATACATTGAGTCTAAAAAAGCTATCATCCGGGTCAAAATCTTCGATAACGTCACATACAAGCCATGCTTTTTCTTCAAGATAGTATATATCTATCTTATCACTAGGAAAAATATATCCATAACAAAAACGAGCGGTAACATCAACACTCACTCTCTTTTTCCTCCTTCCTTTCTATCGGTTCAACATCTATAGGTTTCGGTTCTTCTGGAAAACTATCGTCCCCCATCATTCGCCGCATGAGTATATCAATAAAGTATTCTCGAATCTGCGCTCTTCCAAGAGGATGGATTGATGCTAGAGGAATAATTTTTGTGCTAGCATCGTCCCAAGCTTTGCGCACATCGTCGATACTAAATAATGCCATATCATGTATACCCATAATATTACCTAATGTCAGTGAACATCATAAACTTAGGCTCGAAAGGAGGTTTGCGGCCAAAGGCTTTCTCATATTCTTCGTTTAGAGAACGTGCCATACAACCGTTCAAATCTTTGACCGCAATATCACTCATATCAAATTCAATATAAGCCTTACGCGAATTGATACGTTGAAGTTCTATACCAAAGAAATAAGGCGATTGGCCGCAAGTATGGCACATAGGTTGTAGATAATACTTATCTATTTTATCTTCTACGGCCTTTGCCTGTTCTCTTGGGATATGGAACCCGTACCCAAGAACTGTTTCAATCTGTACCATATATCAGCTCCTTAGAATAATCAATGGTGCGCTAGACACGAATTGAACGTGCAACCTGCGACTTAGGAGGACGCTGCTCTGTCCTATTGAGCTACTAGCGCATATAAGCTATTATACCATAGGAGGAATAATCTTGTCAAGGTCAAGAAAAGTCTGTCCACGATAAGCAGATTCATAGTAATTGGGCATCTTGTAGTGAGGATAATGCCTATCTGCCCACTCACGATAATCATTATTTTCTTGCTCGTATCCTCTAATACTAGCGATAAAACCAAAATGTCCAACATAGATATGCGGAAAAAGTTTAGCGGCAATCTCGTCTTTTTGCGGAGAGCTTAGTTTGCCGCAAATCATGCAATATGATTCAAGAGCTTTAGCAGGCTTTCCTGCAAGACGAGTAACAGGATAATTCTTTGGATACGTGTATTCAATTATAACATTCGTATACTCGTGCTTATGATTAGCTTTTTTTGGAGCAGACTTTCGCTTTTTCTTTTTATAAGCCGCATCCTGCTCACCATCAACATAAGTATACTTATGCTTCAAATCAGACTCTTTGTCCCAAGACATGTTATCTCCTAATAGCAAGAATAGATATCACTCATATAATTATCGACAGCTTCAACCGCACGGAAACTCATAGGATACTCCACTTTATCAGCGCCCCAATAGCCGCACACGCATTTATCCCAAGTGTCGATATAGATATTAGGTCCGCCCCAAGCAACACATACGCAGCAAGCAAAATAATCTCGATTATAATCAAGAATCCACTTTACATCCAAATAGTCATCAAGATAGTTCTGCCCCTCGTAATCTTCATCTTCATCAAGAAAAAGATTGTTCTCAGCATACTTGTCGAGGTCATGTGCAATTTCTTCACAATACTCTGTAAGCATCTTATAGGTGTCACACATATCTATCCTTTCTCTCTTGGACTATATATATTATAGCACAACAGAGTAATTCTAGTCAAATAAAAAATGGGGCAGAACTAATAAAAGTTCTACCCCATATATGTTAGAGAGAATATATCGCAGCAGTAAGAGCTGTCCAAGTCATAACGCCCCAAATTCCAAAACAAATGGAGACAATTGAAAGCACAAGCCCTGCAATTGCAAAGCCACGACCTTCCATTGCTCCATCTTTAGTTGCTCGCATACCGGCAATTGCAAAACATAGGCCAACGATTCCGAGCACTAGTGATATAGTGCCAAATAGAGAACTAACCAATCCTGTTAGGAACGCACCGACGATGCCGAGAACCATAGAAGTAACGGCAGTTTTTGAAGTCATAAAACCCTTTTTCTCTACAAAGCTACCTTAGTATTATATTCACGCGCTAGTTTGCGGGCTTTGCGCTTCGCACGCTCATATCCAAGAGTGCGACTAAATAGCGCATCGTAATAATAGTCTTCTAGAATGAAACCATTATTTACTACTTTCACATGGTAAGCAATTAGCGCATCAAAGCAATTACGAGTTTCGTCAATGTAGACCCTCATTTGCTTCCTTCTTCTTGAGATTGCAGATTTGACGATTGATTTTTCGCAGAACGCCTTGGCCTTCTGAATTTTTACCATTTCGCTCAAGACGCTGTTTACGTGATTCTAGTGCCGCAATTGAATCTGCCATTTTTCTCTCCTTTTGTCTCTTGGATTATACTTCTAGCCACTCTTCATCAGAGTAACTTTTTATTATAGTTTTTGTAAATGGTAAATTATAATTTTTGCACCACTTACGCACAGCATTATCAGATACTCCAAACTGACGGCCAATAGAAGTAAATGTTTCTTTTCTAATCAACTGTTTCAATTCGTCTCTTTGCGGCCAATCAGTTTTTCGTTGTTGTTTATGTTCGCATTCACTACATCTTTTCGCATCAGTGTGGACAGGCTTCCCACAATCTACACATATTTTTTGCTTTTTATGCTGTCTAGTCTTAGGCTTTCTTTCTTTCTTAGGTTTTTGCACAATTCCATATCTATCAATTAGTTCATGTGCTTTATCATAATAATACTTAGCCGCATAATTGATTCCTACTTTTTGTAGCGCCTGTCGTATTGAAGTTGTATTCTTCAATGCATCAAGAAATTGTTCGTCTGTCAAAGGAGGACGCTTATTTTCCCCTTTATTTTTGCCACAATAATTATCTGTTTGAGCATGACAATTAGGACAAAGAATTTGTAAATTATCTAATACATTATTGATATGATTTCCGTCTATGTGATGGACACATAATGGAATTTTTTGACCTTCCCATTCAGTACGTCCACATTTTTCACATCGCCATCCACGCAGAATAGTCAATGCTCTAATTAGAGTATCGCTTTTAGAAGATTTATTATACTGAAAGATTGATATATCAATATTGTCTTTATTCCATCCCTGTTCTTTGAAATGATTCGTATCAATATTATATTCGTGGATTATCTTTTTTATAGAGTCAATGCTATTTTCAGAATATCCTAAAGCTAAAGCTAATTGTCTATAACTAAAACATTTATCACATATTTCTTGAAGCTCTTCTTTGGTATATGTTTTTTCTTGTTTCATATAACCACCTCCTATTATATATGAAAAATCGAACCCATATATAATAGTATTATGCCCATTTTGATACAAAAATATCCTCAGTGCTGGTGGCGAGATTCGAACTCGCATGAATTAGATTCGGCGGATTTTCTTACCACACCATATCGCTATGGCCGCATAAAAGCGTTGTAGTCTGGACTATGCCTTTACCATATCCTGTTGGACTTAGGTAGCGAGTATCTAGTCTCTACACATTTAGGATTACTCCATTTAGCTCGGCGTTGTCTCAGAGAGAGTTTCGCCGAATTAGCCCGCATCCACATAACAGTTTCCAAGTTATGCGCTCAAATTGTTGGAGTCCGCTGTGTCTGCCAATTCCACCACACCAGCACTGAGGATATTCTATTGTAAAAAAGCGACTTGTAGACTGCTACCGGAGTCGCGCCAGTCTCGAAAGGTGCCTACTTCCTCTTATTTCTATCCTCCATTTAGTTATGGCTTGAAATAAGAACCAGTTTACCTATGATAAGGTAGGAGGATGGTCACGCTAAAATGGTCTGCCCGGAGTGATTCGAACACTCGACCCCTTGAACCCAAATCAAGTGCGCTACCAAGCTGCGCTACGGGCAGATATGGTGCCCCCGGAAAGATTCGAACTTTCACTGAACCGGTTCTAAGCCGGCTCCCTCTGCCAATTGGGGTACGAGGGCACTGGTGGGGCATCAAAGAATCGAACTTTGCGGAGCATAGCTATAGGCTTTACAGGCCCACCCGTCTCCATAGCGGACTAATACCCCATATAACAACTAGCGGAAACAACTAAAGTCACTGTAATGGTCTGATTAGCAGTCAGATGTATTTTCTATATATACGAAGTAAGTGACTTTATCATCACGCATCGTCGGCAATAAAAAGCGGATACGTTTAGAATCACTGAATTGTTGGAATCGAACCAACTTAGATAGTTTCTAGACTATTTGCAATCCAAATGCGAAGTAAGTGATTCTATCATCACGCTTTTATAAAATATTGGGGTCAATCGTTTCAATATCTTCAGTGACTTGCTAAATCACTTACTGTCACCCGGTCAACGATTGTTTCAAGCATTTCCCCAAAATAAATCTTCGGATGTTGAGGGATTCGAACCCCCAGTACGCTACTAACGCACGCTTGTTTTCTAGACAAGTCCCTTCACCAGTTCGGGCAAACATCCATATCTGGCACAGTCGGCTCGACTCGAACGAACATTCACAGTTTTGGAGACTGCTGTCTTACCATTGAACGACGACTGTATATTTATGGCGGTAGCTCTGGGTGCCGACCCCAGTCACGACTATAAGCCGTCTAACGGTTTAGCAAACCGTCCCCTTTGCCGATTGGGTAAGCTACCAAGCGCCGACCGCACTGCACTGCACAGTGATACTTCCCTTTGCGGGAAGCCGAGCCACGAACTCCGGTCTATTCAAACAACTTCGTAGGGAGCGACCCTAGAGCGGTTGATTGAGGTCAAAAAGCTATTTTACGCTTTGACTTGATAAGCTGACTATTATATATTACAATATATAATAAAATTTGTCAAGCGGATGTGAATGTGAAATTTTGAATTCTCCTGCTATATACATTTTTGGGATATTGTGCGCAAAACGAAGTTCTCGATTTGTCATATTTTGGATATTTATCCAATAGCCATCAGAATTACGAATATAGCATTCACATCTATCATTTTCTTTGTCCCAAGAATAGTCAAAGGACATAGCCCCAAGATAGTTGGTATAAATGATATCTTGCGGACAATGGCGGCTATACCAAGCTAAATCTTTTTCACAAGCAGTAGGACCATATGTGGCATCTACTACATGATATTTTCCAATATCTGCTACAGAGATAGGAAGAAGTTTGCTATCTTCAAAATAAACTCGCACACTTATCCTTTCTGCCATTTGAACACTATTATAATACCAAATTGACTGAGAATAGTCAAGAAGAAATCTTGGAGAAGACTATTGGAGTTGCACCAATCTGAACGCTTTTGCAGAGCGTTGCCTAAGCTGCTCGGCCAAGTCCTCATATGGAGCGGATAGTCGGAATCGAACCGACACCAAGGGGTTGGAAGCCCCGTATACTAGCCGTTATACGATACCCGCATTTGGTAGCCCGTGCGGTAATCGAAACCGCGTTTCTACCTTGAGAGGGTAGCGTCCTAGCCGCTAGACGAACGGGCCAATATAGAAAAGAACTGAGGTATTTCGGTCAAGGAAGGAGGGGACAACAGTCCATTTCGCTCTTATCCGTGAGTCACCTTTTCCCCTAAACCTTTCGGCCAGTTCTTTTATAAACTATGGCGAGGACGATGGGGTTTGAACCCACAACCTTCGGAGAGACAGTCCGATGCTCTAGCCAATTGAGCTACGTCCCCATATATGGTGGAGATAATGGGATTTGAACCCACAACCCTCTGCTTGCAAAGCAGATGCGCTCCCATTGCGCCATATCCCCAGAATTGATGGTGCTCGGTGAAAGATTTGAACTTCCGACCTTATGCTTGTAGGGCATCTGCGCTACCACTGCGCCAACCGAGCATATATGGTGGGGACTCTTGGAATCGAACCAAGTACACTATGCTCTTCAGGCATATGCTCTACCAGTTGAGCTAAGTCCCCGATGGTAGCACGTACAAGAGTTGAACTTGTGAACCTCTCGCTTATCAGGCGAGCGCTCTAACCAACTGAGCTAACGTGCTATTGGTACTACCAGATAGATTCGAACTATCATCTTCGAAGGTATGAGCTTCGCGCTTTACCAATTGAGCTATGGCGGCAAATGGTCGCGGAAATCAGAGTCGAACTGAATGTCTCTTGCCTATGAAACAAGCGAGGAAACCGTTTCTCCCTTCCGCTATATGGTGGAGCGCAATGGAGTCAAACCATTATCTGCAAGCCTAGGAACCTTGCTGTTTTTCGTAAACTAACACCCCAATGGTGGACCCAAAAGGATTTGAACCTTTGCTCCTTCGGTTATGAGCCGAGTGCATTAGACCGCTATGCTATGAGTCCGTTGGCATCTCTGCTAGGACTCGAACCTAGAATAACGGAACCAGAATCCGTTGTGTTGCCATTTACACCACAGAGATAGGAACAGTTTCATCTCCCCTGAAACTCAGCTATCTTGCGGCCAACAAGAATCACTTGAAATCGGCTACGTTCTACTCAGCAGCTTAGCCCGAAGGTTTCAGCTATACCCCCGATAAACTGGGCCTTCTTAGGTTTTACGTCTTATAAAAGGCTCTAAAACGAGACGCTAACTCCTTCCACGTCTGGAATTCGTTTAGTTATCCAGACTTATTTTTTTTACGCTATGGCTGGACACAGCGGCAAAATTCCACTTTGCATTTTGCAAGCGACCGTTTCAAGTTCTCACGGTTGTACTGGATTTACACTGTTATTTTAGGTCGTAGGAACTCCAAAATTTTTCGACCAAGCCGTACAAATTCAAGGTCTGTCGTGCTTTTGGAATACAAGATTGGCATCATTTCTTGGTGGCGACGTGGCTAGGTCTTGTACTCCAAAAACACGGCTGGTTATTCAAGGCGATACCAGCTAAACGCTCTTCATGGAGGATTTTTCATCCTCAATCTATATCTATTATAACACAACCTTTATTCTGTTGTCAAATGTCTTTTAGTCATCAAACCAAAAAACTAGTCGAGCCTCAGAATCTTCTACGTAACGACAACTTGCATCAACCATAAAGTCAATACCGTCAATAAGCGGCCTAAGCGAACGACGCTCTTCCTTATTATAGCGCTTCTTGTCCTTAGCCGCAAGTCGAAGCTCCGCAAGAGTCAGCCAAGACGGAGTGTGGCACCACTCTTCTTCTTGCTCCCAATCGCAAAGAACTCCGTAACTAACATCGTTAGGGATGCCACGCGGCTGAACAATAGGCTCAACCATATAACGAACGCCCGCAAGAACACCAAACATCATATAACAACGACCGATATAAGGCTCTACCTCACGGATACGCCCCGGGGTATACTTATCGGGAACGTACATATAAATCTTTTCCCACTTCTGAGTCTCTCGATTGTAGACCTCAACACGAGAGTGGATATCGGCTCCCATTTTTTCTCCTTTCCTCTCTGTCTTACAAGTATATTATAACACATGCGAAAAAAGAATACAAATGCGATTCAACCTAAACTAAAATAACTTCTCGTTCAGAACGTTCTAGTTCATATTCATCCTCAGAAGTGGTTTGAATTGTAAAAAGACCAGTGGCGATAACCACGCCGGGAACTTGCCAATAACGTTTCAACTGAGATATACAGTCAAGCCAACCGCTATGAATAACCTCTTCACGACTATGCTCATCATCAGTCTTTCCAATAGCAGTAACATCAGCATCTTGACCAGCCGCCGCAGAGAAGATGAAGAACTCTGACTTATCAGGTTCGTAGCTCGGTTCTTTATGATAGATACCAAGCACTACGTTGTCAAGGTTATTGAGTGCGGCAATAAGAAGCTTTGACCGCACACGAACATTACTAATGATATCAAAGATATTCTCTTCTGTCAATTCTATTGGGTCGCATACTTCAAACTCTTCAATTTCATCGTTTCTGTAAATAACATCGACAGTAGCAACCTGAGCGATATAGTCTCTCATTTCCTCTTGGGAAATAAGATCATCCGCTTCAACATAATACGTATCGTGGAAGCCGTTATCAGCTTTCACTTCGACTTGAAAAAAACGCATAACGACCTCCTGAATAATTGACAATGGAGCCAACGATAGAACTTGAATCTACAACCCTCCGCTTACAAGGCGGATGCTCTACCAATTGAGCTACGTTGGCATAGAAAACAATAGAGCAGTGCGGAACATGCTAAATTCTAGCTCAATTAGCCGCACTACTCTATTGAATAGGCTCTCTTGATTCTTAGGTGGAAAGCCTAGAGCACCTACCTTGGGTTTACATCTTCACCAGAACCCCTGTCGAAAACTGGTTGCGGATACAGGTACCCGCACTATGAGTCAGTGTATGTCACAGCCTAGTCATGCGCACTCCTAGGTCGTTTCCTGCTGCTCAGGAAGTAATTATATAATACAACGAAAAGAATTTGTTGTCAAACGACTTACAGGATACCATTCATGTTGGAGACGATGTTCTCAAGACGCTTGGCAATATCTGCCTTGGTATTGCCCTTGCGACTTGTAGAACGAAGAGCGTCAATCTCCGCACGAATCTCTTCCTGAGCGTTTCGAATCTCTTCGCAAGCTATAAGCCAAGAATCGCCCCAAACACCATCTTCGTGCTGCTGAATAACATTGTTATTAGTCGCAGCAAGCGTATCAAGTATTTGCTCAAGCTCAGGGTATTGAGTATAATTTTCAGCAGCGTCATTCAAAAGATTCATAACGTCTTGAATATCAAGTCCGTAATCTCGTTCAATCATATCGAGCAACTGCCGCAAATCGAATACGGGTTCCGGCTTATTATCAATCATCGCTACTGCAATCATTTTATCTCCTTCTCTTGTTTTGTAAGTATATTATACCATACTCGCAAACCAAGAGTCAAATGATTAGTAGATACCTAGAAGACGAAGAATATTCTCAACGTCCTTATCATATCCAAAAGTAGCGGTTACAGTCTTTGGCTTGCGGCTAAACTTGGTACGAACTGGTACGTCCTCAGCTTTATCATTTTCAGGCTTAGATTTCTTCTCTCGAAGAAGAGTCTCAATCTTTTGATTGAGACGCTGATTCTCTTTCTCTAGCTCAGAAAGTCTATCTACTGTAGCTTTAGTAGTATCTGTATTAGCAGTAATTGTAGACTCTAGCTCGGTAGCCTTCTTTACCTCTTCTTCCTTACGGGCCGCATCAAGATATGCTTCTAGGATAGCCTTGGTGATATCCTGCTCAAAATCAGCAAGCTTACCATTGAGTTGTTTATCTAGAACAGTGCCGTCTGTATCGTTGAATGTAAAACCTAGATTATAATCGTCATCATTTAGCACCATAGTAAGCGTTGTCTTCATGCCGTAATTGTCACTCATTTTATCTCCTTTTCTCATTATTGCTGATTAGCATCTTCTTGTTTTCTTGGAGAATCAACAATAGCTGTTACCTCTCCATAGATATTTATCCTCTCATGATTATCAAAATCAATCACAACCAGATATCCCTGATACTGTTCAACAGTATAATGACCAACATAAGTATCAATTAGTTCGCTCCCCGCATAGACTCTTACGATTCTATTGGGGTCTTGTTTGAATGTTTTTTCAAAGCTAGTACGAGCAAGCCAACCAGTGTCCGTATAGAATAACCATACATAGCCTGCTAGAAATAAAATAATTCCAGCATAAATAAACATTTTCCATTTATGATGGCCTTTGGTCTTTTCTTTTATAGAGTGTACCCCTTTTTTCACTTTATCAAACACTGGCATATTACTCTTCCTCCCCTATGTCAGTCGTTTACATTCTATCGTGGAATGTACGAGCAATTACTTCATCTTGTTGCTCTTTAGTTAGGTTGTGGAAGTTTACAGCGTAACCACTTACACGAATTGTAAGTTGAGGATATAGCTCAGGATGTTTTTGCGCCTTTACAAGCATATCTTTATCAAATACATTCACATTGATATGTTGTCCACCGAATTCTCCATTGAAGTATCCATCTAAAAGAGCAATAAGATTCTCTACTTGATTTTCAGAAGCGTGAAATCCCAATAGACTTCATCTCCTTTATGTTACCATGAAACGTAGTAATCTGTCGTTCCTGCCGCACAACCGGAATCTAATACTTGGCACATGCCCTTAGACCCTTGGAATACTGTTCCTTGGGCCATATCGCTTGCGGCCACGACATAATATCCTTCTGCTGTTCTATAAAAACCTTCACTATCTACTGTCCATTCAGAAGTACGATAGTGATATAAGACACGAGAAGAGTAATATGTTTCTCTGCGGCCACCATGATAGTTCACTCCACTAGATTGTGTCAATCCAGAACTATTACCAGAGTAAACAGTTTGCGTATTAGATGGTTGGCTTTGTTGTTGCTTCTTTTGTCTCTGCTGCTCTAATTGACGCTCTTTTGCGGCCAAAGCTTCGTTTCGCATAATTGTAAATTCGTCCTTTACGTTTTGAAGCTCTTCGATATAATTGAAACTGTCAATACTAAAATTATCAACTTTAGCCGCATTTTCCTCGCTAAGATAATTCTGCAAATCCAATAGCTCAGCATGAATTTGCTGTATCTCTTGGGATTGTGCTTCGAATTCAGCTTGCCAAGCAGCCTTCTCTACGTAGCCTTCTTGTAGATATTCACTTCCTTTTGCTGTTAGGCTATAGGCCACTAGAGTTTGCGGCGTATCTAGTTCTTCTGCTCTTGCTGGAACTGCAATTGAAATTCCAATAAGTCCAGAAACCACAATAGCAGCCGCTATCTTTTTCAAACTAATAAAATCAACTCCTAAATGTCACCAGCGAATCCCCATTGCGGCATATAGGTAGTTCCATAATAAGCAATCCATTCATCTAATGGACGCTCATTTATATAGCCAATGTTGTCTCTAACATACCATTGACCGTCACGTTCAATTATGATTCCAACGTGACCATATCTCAACCCTGCATAACCGCTCTGAGTGTGTGATGGAACCGCAATAATCATACCGGGAACTAATTCGTCTCTGTTAGAAGAGTGACAAAAGTTCCAATACATATCATCAGCGTTTCCACCGGGATAGCCGAATCCAGCAAACTGATAGCACATGGAAACCCATGCCGCACACCATCCTACACCGGGACTAGCTACATTGTACGTAGCGTCGGCTATTCGCTGTCCTTTTTCCCGTCTTACAGCTTGTTCATGCGCCTTCTGCAATTCAACTTTGATAGTAGACAGTTTTACTTCTATCAAATCTAAATTGACAGACACTATCTTCCCGATATCCGCGAACGGCGTCTCTTCGTTCTCTTCCTCCATTGTTGCTGGACTGTTTTGATTTAGGACTTGCTGCAAAGAGTCGCCATAACAAACACTCGGATAAAATAGCAGCATGATAGCTATAACTAGGCTTACAGTTACTTTCTTTATATACGTCATATCGGTAAAAACATACCTCCCTAACTTACATAAAGCAAGTCCATACTAATTTATGTTTTTTGGAGGTATGTTTTTATTCGAATTTGACCAGCTAAACTGCTAGCTGAGCATTTATATCTCTAAGGTCTTGTGCAAGAGTGACAAGATTGCGGCAAGTACGGCAAGGTCTACCGGTGAGACAACGCAAGCCACATTTTGAACGTTTATCCGCAAGCATAACTGTCAGTCCCGGACAGGGCATATCATAATCTTTGAAGTCAGGATTGATTTCCCCAAGTTGCCCATACCAAAAGTGATTCACGATATAAGTCTTATAAAGAACCTTTAGCATATCAAAGTTATACGGATTACCGCAATCAAATTCGATAACATCAATACCAATCTTCTCAAGCACAGGAACATCTTGCGGTCGATAGATAGGCGCGATAAAGTTGTCTCCTTTGATAGGGAAACTAAGCGGAGCACGATTTACAACAAAGCGCACCTTCGTTTGATTTTTGTGACAATACTCACACACTTCGTCCAATTGATATACTAGGTCGTTACATACATATATATCTGAAACACCGTAATCGTTTACAAAGCGATAAAGGTCAGTCCAACTCTCAACGGCAAAAGAGTTGTCAAAAAAATATTTACAACCCTTCTCCCATAGCTGAGAAGTCTTTTGAATATCCTCTGCCCGCAAACGGAATCGTACATTATCGCCAATCTTAGATAGCGCGGATGCGGTCTTTACATCTACGCCGTTGCGATATTCGATATTGATAATCTTATCTTGGTACTCTTGGATAAAATCAATAAGAGTGTCAAAATCATTCTCGTTAGGGTCAAAGAAAATATTGAACTGCTGAACCTTATTATTTAGCTTTCCCTTGAATTTGAATGGGATAGCAACGTCCATCAACTCACCTCCCTAGTCTGACAAATCAATTTTATCTATCTCGTTCTTTATCCATTGAGCTAAAGTGGAATATCTAATTCCATAGCTATCTAGAAGCCTTTGAACGTCTCTTGCATAAACGTTATATCCTGCACGAGATTTATCCGCAAGCTTTCCGATATCCTCTACCAGCGACTCTTCAATTAGTCCAAGAGTCATAGGATTGCCAACCTCGAATGAATTGAGATCAAAGACAGACATTAGTATTCTCCCGTCTCCACAAGAGTATAATACTGGTCTTCATACTTCTTATATTCCTGCCAATGCTCGTAAGCACGATAGATAGCTTCACGTAGCTTAGCATCGACAGTAAGCTCTAGTTGCGTGGGCTGGAATCCACAGTCAAAGAACTCCTTCAGTCCGCCTTCCCAATCGCATTTATTGATAAACTCTGCCGCATTCATTTACTCTTCCTCCCCCTTATATGGCATTACGGAAAAACCGACAACATCAACGCCGCACTCTTTATCTACATAGAAATCATATAGCTGTGAAATAAACTTTCCATCAAACTTGTAATCATCACCTTCTGGAGTGATGTGACAGACAATAGTTGTTGTAGAATTGTCCGCATATTCGATTTGAATCTTGTAGGGGATAGACTCTAGTTCCATTTTTCTCCTTTCTATTGGGATAGATACATTATATCACATTCCAAAGAATTTAGTCAAGAAAAAAGCCATATACACATAAAGTGCATACGGCTCCAAAACAGGAAGGAAGAGACTAAATTACATTGGCATAGTATTCGTTGATGTAGTCCACAATGTTTCCACCCTTCTCAAGGATAGAGAGCATGGTGAATACCTTATCAGTAAGACCAGTGAGCATCACAAGATTGTCCGCATCAGGATTGTCAATCTGGCAATGGTAGTTGCCGAGATCAAAGCTATAGACACGAGTGCGACCATAAGTACCGAAATACTTGCGCATAACGTCAACAGGAGACTGCATATTACGCCAACCGTACCATCCGCGACCATCCATTACCTGCATATCAGAGAACAGGAAGATACGGTCATAGTGCTTATCAAGCATCTCCCACACAGGAACAATGTCGGTGCCATAACCGCATCCATCACTATTCTGCATCTTGTTGATAATATCAAAGACGTTATCAATACGATTGTAAGACTTCATCTTAGCATGGTCCCCGAACTTGATAAAATCAGAGTTGGGATTGCTCAGATAGATAGCCGCCGCATAGCAAGCACAGACTTCCTTGATAGACATGCTACTCTTATTACTAAAACGGTCCTCCATAGAGACGGATACGTCAAGCACAACAAGAGAGCTGCCATCCAGACCAGGAACGTTCTCTACAGAGATACGAAACGCCTTATCAAGAGCAACCACTAGAGAAAGCGGCTTAGTCTTGAGATTGGCATACGCTGTATAAATCTGAAATGGGAATACGAGGGACTTATGAATCTTCGCCGCATCAGTAAGCTGCGGAACGAGATGCTCCGTAATCCAATCGTTATCAATCCCAGAATCAAGGATGTTGTTGAGATTGCGGATAAGCGCAAGATATCCAAGAGACTGAGACTCAACAAGCTCACGCCAATTAGCGGCCTTCTCTTCCTTGGAAGTAGAAGCAGAAATCTTCTGCTCCCAAGTACCAGCCTTATCAAGCTTGCCGTTGTAGAACTTATCTACAGCATCGCTCTTGGGGTGAGTGATGTTGATAAGGTCAATCATAGAGAAGTTCTTGTTAGCCATGCGATACTTGTCGAGCTGATACCCCTTGAGTCCACCGATATAATCAGCCGCACCGCGCACGAGAGCATGAGAGCGCTTATCGCCACGGGACTCAAGAATTGCAAAAATCTCAGAAACATCGTCAGGACGATGCATATAATTCTTATAGAAGTTACGCTTACCCTCGAATGACTTATCGTTCAGAAGAGCAGCAGTAAGCTGAGAAATAGAACGAGTGCCAAGCTCATTGCGGGCAAAGACAGCCGCACGAGCAACGAACTTAGCGCCATACTTATCGAACATCTGCTCGGTAAGATTGACATAACGCTCCATTTGCTCGTTGCCAGTCTCATAGAAACGGTTCTCAAACATATTGCTGAACAGATTGTTGAGCCAATCTTGCTCAAGGCTCTTCTCAAAAGCAGCTCCACCCTCATACGTGGTCGTATTAGGGTGGGCAGGCTTGCGGGTCTGGTTGAACTTACTCATTGAATCTCCAATCACTCTTGGTCGAGGTAATAAAAAGGCGGTAAAACTGATTTACGGGGTATTGTAACTTGATAATTCCCAAATAATTATTGTTAGAAGTAACCGTAAATCTCAACACGCCCTTTGGTAATACTTTTGGGAGGAAACGCCTAGTGACGGAAAAAAGTCTTTATCCGTAAACAAAGACGCTTAGATAAAAAATGGAGCTGAACCATAAGCTATTCAGCGTGGCGAAAGGAAAGAAAAATTAGTTTCATATAATTTCTTGAAGTAACCGCCACTATAATCACTCCCGTTTACTAACATGCGGAAAAGACATATCGGGTATTTTGTCCTAAGCGGGCCAATTTCCATCATCGCTTGGAAAGACCTTTTCAGGAAATCTATTTATCCAATTATTCGAAGTAACCCGATAATCATCACGCATTCGTTCACACACCTACAGCAAGGAAAAGATAGGAGAGAGTATAATACGTGCTCTACCATTGAGCTATCTTTCCAAAAAACGGGAAAAACTTGGATTCGAACCAAGAACAACGTCCTTACCGAGGAAGTAACTCTCTCCTTCATCACTTGCTGATTATTATATTATCAAATCTCTGAATCGTCGTCAACCGTAATCTGGTCATCAATCTCATTTTGAGTTGAAACGACGTTATAATGCGAAGAAATATTCACAGAGTCGTAGTCAATATCATAAATAGTCACAGAACCACCGCCAAAGTACCTGATGGTGGACTCCATCTTGTCAACTTCATCCTCAAGATTATAAGGAAATACCTTATCAACGGAGAAACGGCCACCATTATAAGTGATACCATAGATGAAGTAGTGCATAATTACTCCTTACTTGTACTTGTAGAAACCCGGATAGTCGATAATACGAATCTTCCCGTCTCTAAACGCTACATTACCATTATGACAGTCTGAGATATGATTGTCAAGGAGAAAATCTACTAACTTATCGGTAAGCTCCTTTCCCCAAGAGTCATAGAACAGAGCTAGGGTTTCAGGTTCCATACCTGCGGGCATATTATAACAAGAAACCTTATCACCAGAAGACTTAGAAGCAGAATACTTGATTCCCTCTTCTGAGGGGCTGTGACCATAATCCTCGTCTAGAGCATACCCACTACGCTCAGAGATATACACGGGGAAACGGTCAATCTTTCCAATGTATTTTGTGCCGCAAAACATATCTCCTAAACCATGATTGACCGCATTGTTATAGATAAATTCCTCTAAACTACAATGGTCCCACTTGCTTTTGATAGTTCTGTAGTCAGCATCTTTATAGTAACACACTCCGCCGAAAGGATTCTTCTCTTGAGAGCCATACTCAACCATGCCAAGAAAAGGAATCTTGATTACAAATTTATTACAGTAGGAAGGAAAAAGCACAACTTTCGTACATCCGCACGCAATACGGTCTATTCCTTCTATATCTTCAAAGATAGAATCCAAATCCTCAATCGGCTCACTATCTTCATCAGTCCACATCAACTGACTAGGCTTATCAGGAAAATAGAACTTCTGAAAGATAAGCGACTTAGCACGCTCAACATCAGAATCAGAAAACATATCTCTCCTTTCTTCTATAATAACATTATAGCATAGAAAGACTACGGTGACAAATGGGTATAATGATATATTAGAATAGAAAGGAGGATAAATGTATATAACTTTGAGATGCGGCGAATGCGACAATACAGAATGTAACCTTGCTCGATACTTTATTCCAGAAGACAGTCAAGAAGGTTGCACCCGTGAAGTCAACGATGAACAGGCAGAAAATTTTGAACATTATGTTCAAGAGGTTTTACCTTTTGTAACGATGTATAAAAACCATCAGGCCGCAATAGAGAAGTTGACTGAAATATACTCCTTCTTAGAATCTATCTATACTTGTCCTATTGGGAAATTACTTGACTCAAAAGGAAAAGTTATAGAAGACCCCAATATCGTTTCCAAGAGACAGAATAGGGTACCCAAGTAAGATACTTCCCATCTGTATCATACACTCGTACAGTTGTCCACCCGTTATTGAAGATATTCGGCCCGCTGACCGCAATCTGATAGACTCGGCCATGTACGAGAGTAACGGGTGGACAATCTGTCACCTTGTCATAATATTCAGTTTCACCCAAATAGCGAGCAAGCATCTTCTGACGAGAGAAAATATTTGCTCCCATCATCATACCAACTGCCGCGAAGGGATTCAACATCGCTAATGCCGCATCCATTAGTACACCTCCACACGGTCATATTCATGTGCAAGAACGACCGCAAGATTATCGTCATCCATGTTACGGAGGAACATCATATCCTCGTAGAAGGAATCCACAATCCAAACTTTGTCCATATAACGAACGTACATCCCGACCTCAAAGTTAGTCATACCATTTCCTTTCTCTTGGTAAATCTATTATAGCACAAGAAAAAAGAAAAGTCCAACAGAAAACAATCTGCTGGGCTTTTTTGCTATAGTTTTTCACGAGCATTACGCTCATAGCCTTCAATTGCGGCTAGGGTCCAATAATAGCGTGACAGTGGAGCATCACGCCACATGCGGTCAGGCCGCAGATTATCTAGAACATCTTGCTTCTTCACTCGACGCGCAATATCATTTTGGATGCAACGACGAACATATTGCTTGTACTGTTCACCATCACGACGAGTGATAGCATCAACCGCATCAACAATGTTCTCAGGAAAACAGTCCTCTAGAAAGCCAAGAGAAACCCAAGTGTCTTCTACAGTATCGTGAAGAAGAGCGACGATTGCCGCGTCAGCATCATCTAGCTCTTGAAAATATGCGGCGATACGCATAGGATGTAGAAAGTACGGCTCTCCGCACTTGTCCACTTGATTCTTGTGCGCCTGTAGAGCTAGGTTGAAGGCATCAACGTACAGGAGCGCACCAAGATTATCATTGTCGCAAAACCGCATATGACCTCCTAGAGATTGAGAAACGTCCGCACACGAGCATTCACAAGGCCGTTGAGAGTACCGAAATTGATAATCGGCTTCTTCTTCTTTACAAAGTCAAAGACATTCTCTTCGACCGCATCCTTCCAAGCAAAACTAATCATCATTCCCATATGCTTCTTGTTGCGATAGTCAAATACATCATCGCCGCAAGCCTGAAGAACCTTGTTGCGGCACTTGTCAAGGAAAGCATCAGTTACGTACTTATATACGAACTCCTGCTCGACATCGCCATCAGCGTAGACCTTCTTGGGCTTGGCTTTATCCTGCTTGTACTCGTCACGAACAATCTTGGCAATCTGAATATTGCCCCACTTGTCACGGAAGGAAGGCTCAGCCTTGATTACGATTCCCTCACCGAGAACTCCATCAGGAAGATTGTAACCATTCTTGTCAATGCACTCCGCAATCTGCTCGTTAGTGGGATTGTCGAACTCTGCAATCAGCGGCACAACACGATGATAGAACGCGGAAATCTTAGGCTCCCACTCGTGATACGGAAGATAGGTGCCAACATCAACGTCAAATACGTCAAAGATAAAGAAGCCGCCCTCAAGATAGCGCTTGATAGAGCCGACGAACTTAGTGGTATACGGAGCAACATTGCCAAGCCACTCGCCATAAACGATGTAGTTAGGATGGGCAAGCACGTACTTACGAAGAGCCGCAATCTCCGCATCTTCGCTGGTGAGAATATAGTTGCGAAAATTAGCGTTGTCCTTGATATCACTCAGCTCACGAGTGCGGCTACCACAGTAAATCTCGCCATTACGAGAATAAACGAGAGAGTTGCTGCCATCAAGTTTCGCCTGCACTACAATGTGATTCTGAAGGATGCCATCACACTCGTCACGGTCGATACGCTCTACGTGAGTATAAGAACGAAAAACACTCATACTTTCTCCTTTCTATTGGATAATACTATATTACGCCAAAGAAGGCCAAGAGTCAATCCCATTCTCAGCCGCAAAACGTTCGAAGACAGGATTCACAAGTCGGTTATCCTGTCCGAGAGGCTTATCCCACTCTTCAATCATCTTGTTTGCCGCCTTGAAAGCCAGCTCAATAGAGGTAAACTGATTGGTCTTGGTGGAAGGATTGAAGAGAGGTACGATGGACTTGTTCTTACCAGAAAAGTGCATCTCTACGATATAGTAAGCCCAATTCGAAGGGTCATGCACAATCCGCACATGACGATTTGCACTATACTTGTAAAACAGATAGTTGTAACCGCCCATGCGAGACTTACGAAGATACCACTTACGCTTCTCGATATTAGCCATTAGTAATCAATCTCCTCAGAATCGTAATCGCCGCCAAAGCGATACTCGTCAACATCGCCCTCAGCATCACGGGCAATGTCATCGTAGTAATCCTGCTGCGCAAGAGCATCGTCATACGTAGCGAGGAAATAAGTACCGCGATGCCCAACCCAGTCATACTCAACCTTGATACCAAGAACCTCAAGGATATCCAGCATCGCGTTCTCGCGGTCACACCTCTTACTCCACTGGCGCTCAGCGAAGTCGCGGTATTTCTCAGCCACACGGGTCTTGGAACGGGCCAGCTTGAACAGATTAGCACGAGACTCAGAGTTCTCCTGCATCATGTCGATAATGGCCTGCTGCTTCTCCTGCGGAAGCCAGTCGTAGTTCTGCGGATACTCGTTCTCGTCAACATAGAGAGCCATTTACTTTCCTTTCTCTTGGTGTAACACCATTATAAACCATCTTGCCCCAAGAGTCGAATGAAACGCAATCACTCCTGCGATTTGACCGATGTAGGTTACTGAATTAGATACCTTTGGCCGAAGAATTCCATGTGACACTCTATTATACCTGTGCTATAATATAATCGTCAAGAGGGAAGAGATAACAAAGGAATCTCACATGACCTACAACGATTATTGCACTGCTGTCACTTCTGATGCCGAGGACGTTATCGCTGAGAACTTCGACAACGGCTATTACGACGCTGAGACTGACTTTGCGGACGTGTACGATGCTCTCTTCGTTTCAGATGCCGTAACTGGTAACGCGAGCGGTTCTTATACGTTCAACGCTTATCAGGCTAAGGAGAACGTCAAGGACGCAATGTTTGATGATGATATCCTTGCAGCTCTTGAGAACATGGGCGTGAGCGGGGAGGAAGTGTTCTCTCAGCTTCTCAACAAGAACTACGAGACGCTTGATGTTTACATCCGTTGTGCCACCCTCAGCGATGTGTACGGAGATATCGAAGCTTACTTCGACGATTGCCAATCCAACTGCGAAGAGTAGGAAAATCATATATCTTGAATAAATAACGACAAAGGAGCCGCAAGGCTCCTTTTTTATTATCCATATAAAAAAGGAGAGCCGCAAGACTCTCCTTTTATTCTATACCATTTGAGCACACCTACAAATAAACTCCCAATCTTGAAAATTATCGGATTCTTCTGGGAGCTTGAACACATCTTTATATAGACATATACAGCTCTTTGTTCGGCCATCCTCATGTCCTTCAACCGCATAGTGCATAAACGTATGCATATGCCCGTGGACCCAAAATTTGTAATTGAGGTGAGTTCGTAACCGCTCAAGCACTACCTCATTTACTGTTGGATTCATGCGATATGTATCTCGTGCGTAGAGATTGCACATTTCGCCCGGACAGTCGTGAGAGAAGATGAATTCGAAATCTCCAATCCATTCATCTTTCTTATTCCATAACTGCCACTCTTGGATATTGCAATAATACTGCAATAGAGAATAGAGATATGGGATATTGATTCCCTCGTCAGGCCACCAAGAGGTGCCAACCTCTCTAAAGAATTGATGGTTGCGGCAAAGGTGACGCTTACGTTCCTTCTCATATGGCATCACAAGATTCCATACATCGTGAGAACTTGCTCCACTAATTAGAAGCGATTTATGGCCGCATATACGAACGATAGCAGAGTCAGATACCCAATAGACGTTCTCGTATACTTTATCGTTGTATACGGGATTAGATAGCGTTCCACCAATCAATTCTACTGTGCGGCCATTGCCTTCTGTTGGTTTAGAGTAATTGCGGATTACATCTGTATTATCATGATTGCCCCGGATAAAAATTGTCTGATATGGCTTAGCCGCAAGAAAGTCAAGAATATATTTATATGTCTTATCCGTCCCAGTCCATCCAAGCCCGATATCGCCGCATATTACTAGAACATCGTCTGCGGTCAATTGCCGCAAATCAGGATTGCGGCCATAACCCAACGCTTCAATTATGTTCCCATGTAAATCTGCCTTCACGAAGATAGACATTTACTCGTCCGCCATTCTTTCTGGGTCGCAATATCCGCTGTAGTCTACAAAGTCCATCATTTCATCATCTGTAAAGATGTGGGTAAAAATAGGTGTAGTACGCCCCATTTCGTAGATTAGGAGTTGAACCTTATTGCGGCCATCGTAGAACATAAACTTAGCAGTGTGTCCACCAAAATCGAATCTGGTCTGATTGCGGTCTTTATCATACCAATATACGTAATCGAGAGAGTGAAGACTGTCTAGAACATCACAAGATAGGTCATCGTCCCAATCTGCCATCTGCACGGTAATTGCACCGATGCACTCAAGTTGCGTCAGAAAGCACTTATCCATTTCGTAAGTAATAAAAGGCGCAAAGCTAATCATCAAGTTCCTCTCCGTTCCAATTTAGAAGGCCATAGAAATCGAGAGTGTCCCATTCCCACGTCATCTGATATCCCGGCTCATATACGATATGTGTGCAAGTGTCTGAATTATCAGGGCCGTAATTGCCGCGTTGAATGTTACAGCAAACCGCATCGCGGTCAGTATCAATAAAGAAGCACACACGCGCAAGGTGCGTCTTCCCACAGTCATCCATATAACGAACCTTGAATGCCCGCACGTTGTTATCTGGGAATACGCTCTCAGGCTCGGGAAAGCCATTCAGCGCAGTGTGAAGAACATCAAGAACATAATCCGCATCTTCACCACGGTCCTTTAGAATAAACGGGTCATTGCGAAGTACCTCATACTCTTGCCCAAGAAGCGTGTAATAGACATATAGGGGAAGCTCTTCACCTTTAGGGAAGCGCAGTTCGTGGTGAGTAACGGGAACATAATCAATCATCGTAAAATCCTTTCTCTTATGTAACACATCTATTGTATCACAGAAACAGTCGCTTTGTCCATCGCCGCACATCTATCGCGGCATATCGTCTTGTATTTGTATATTCATTATATCAGTGATATAATAGATATGTCAAGTGTCCCCAAAAGAAAGAAGGAAAAATGTCTGTCTGAAAGAACTACTGATTCTAAATAGTATCTCATTTGCCAAACCGTCCATATATATAGTATAATATATATAGATTGAGAGAGAGGACGGCAAATATGCTTCACATCGAGTATCGCAACGTCGGTAAGCGCAACAAGCAATGCAAGCTCTTCAAGGAGATTTTGTACGATATCTGCGACGCTCAGCGTGAGAAGAAGCTCGCTTATGACCGTTGTAACAAGAACTCTTATATCGCCGCCAAGAAGAAGCTGCGCATTATCGCCCAGTATCTTCAGAAGTGCGGACTTGAGGTGGAGCTTTCTCGCGCATACGAGAACTACTATCTCTGCAACATCGCCCGCAAGGCCCTTATGTCTCAGGAGGTTTAGATTGAAGCGCGCAAACATTCATCGCTACGAGGACATTGACTACACGATTCCCGTCTCCAACGACATGTACGAGAAGGTGGATGCGGATGTGGCTCGTGTGCGGATGTTCGGTCAGGACAATGCCTTTGCCATGCTCAATCGAGAAATTGACCGTCTTCACTTCCGTTTCAAGACCTTTGGCCGCAAAGAGCTGGAAGAGGAAATCGTTGCCCGCACAATCGCTCTTGGAGAGTTCTAATGTGTAAGGCTCGTGGAATCGACGGAGAAGAGATTGCGGCTGGGGATGTGGTAGAGTCTGCTAACCATCAGCCGCACGTGGTAATCAATTGTACGAAGTCTCTAATCATGTATAAGGCAGAGGACGGACATATTAGATATCGCCCTGCCAGCAAGTATAGGAGGATAGATGGCACGCAAGAACTTCATTCTATATAGGTATCAGTACGACCCCCAAGAGAAACAGTGGAAGGAACTGAATATTGCAACATTCTACACTCGGGCGCATACACTAGAGGGCGTGTGTAAGGCCGTAAGAACCGTTCAGGTGCCTATTCAGGAAGAGAGGGACCTAGTTATCGGACACGGCTATATAGAGCACGTAGACGAGCTTGTACGATTCGTATGGTATCCTAGGAACGATTACGCGAAATCTTTTTTCTGCGACGAAAAGGGGCATTCGGAAGAGTACGATGCGGCGAAGGTCAAATGCCGCAAGCTTGTAGAGGAATCGCTATGCTCCTAGGGACAATCGCCACTGAAAAGGATTTCGTAGAGGTCTATGCAGACCCAAGTCTTAGATGTAAAACTAAATATATTATTCACTATATTCGCAGCGGCCAACCAAAAGACAATGTAGTGGAGGGCCTGTTTAGCCGCAAGCAGCTTGAGAATTGGGAGGATATTGTAAGTGGACAATTATAAGGCAGATTACTATTTCGCCATCGTTGAGATTGTTATTGGAATCACTTTCCTTTTTTCTTGCGGTTGCTTCTTGCTTTGTTGAAGTCATCGTACATCCAAGCCTTGTTTTCCTTTCTCTCAGCATAGGGTTTCAGACGTTAGCTAAAATCAATATGCGGCGATAGAAGGAGGATATAACGAATGTCAAGACGTACTGAAAATATCTTACTCCTTATCTTTGCCATCGCATTAGTGATAATTGTCGGCTTATTAGCTTGGAATAATCATATGCCTGATGATGAACCAGAGAACACTTGGGCCGCAAGCGCAGAGTTTTATCAGCTTGAGTCCGGTCAGGATAGATTTAGTGAACATAGTACAAATATCTGGGACACAATTGTAATCGTAGACCACGATACGGGAATTCAATATCTATCTAACGAGAACGGTATGACAGTTCTATTGGAAGAAGACGGCACTCCCAAGAGAGTAGCAGAAGCAGAGTAATCCAAGAGGAAGGAAAGAGATTGAAGAGGTATATGAGCATCGACCATATTTATGTAGAGAAGCTTGCGGAATTGTGCGGCGGAAGTTTCTATGATTATAATTCATATAATCTGCTACGTTGCGAGGAAATGCACAAAGATGGTTGGTCATGGAAGGTAATTTACTTTGCTCTGCTGGAGTATCGCTCTTGGTACAACAAGCAGCGGAACGACGAACATCTTACGTCTTGCAGCTCTTGGGGTTTCTGCTTTGGCAATAACGTGTACGATCCAGACGGTGAAATGCTGAAAGATTGTATCCGCAAGGCCGCAGCAAAGGTTGAAGAGAATATGGTTGCGGAAGAATTCTTCTTCAGAAATATGCGTGTGTGACTAGCGGGGACGGTGCGTAAGCACCGTTCCCTTATTCGTGTATATACTATTTTTGCGGAAAAACGGGTAGAATAAAAAACGATAAATTTTACCCTTCGGTTACGATATTTTTTACCCTTCGGTAAGGCCAAAAAACGATAAATTTTACCCTTTACAACTAATATATATTATCAATGGTTATCAATTAGAGTAAACAATTTGTAATACTTTCCCAGAAAATGGATAAAAAATCTGGGTCGCGGTCTAAGCAAAAAAACTTTTGGGTATAGAAAAATTGGGTCGTGGGGTATAAAGAAAAGAGGTCTTATACACTTTAGAGAATTTTAGAAGAACATTTTAGAAACCTTTTATGACGAGTTTGGATTTTGAAGTAAGAAGTAGAAGTAGAGAGGAAAAAATATGTTTGAAGAAGAATTCCGTAGAAAGAAACCACTATACGTTAGTTGTGGTATGTCTGTAATGAAAGAAAAAAACTTCATGCCGCAAGTAACAGCGATTATGGGAAATTATCTTAGCGGTTCAATTTGTCTATCTAAAGTAGAACTGGAAAAGGCATTATCATATCTTACTAGGTGGACAACTAAAAAGAAAAAAGAAGTAATGGAAACATTGATTAGAACAACAACTATTATAGATACTGATACGCTGATTGGAGATAAAGAATTAGAAGTTTTATTTGACAACGATGTACTATCGCCGCATAGTTATGTTACAAGTGTTGGTCTATGGAACTATTGTCATAAATATAAAATAGAGAAGTATATCAAACCTTTTACATACAATAACGAACAGATAAAGTATATTACCATGTCCGCAGATACAATGTTCTTTCTATTAGAACAACAAAATGATTTGCTGTTCAAAGTATATACTTTTCTAAGTATGAATAAGATGTATTGGAACGATTATAAGAACAAGCCTTATCAAATGTATATCAAAGGGAAGGGAGGTATGCTTGTCAATTTAGGATATTCTGAGAAGTCAGGAAGCACAGTTGACCGCATACGTGAATGTGTCGAGTTTTTAGAGAACAACGGATTGGTTTCTTTTGGACCGCAAATGAGTAGAGGAAAAATATATGGACACTTTCTAGGATATTATAGACCTCTCTTGGATGTACGAAATGTTGAGGATAAGATTACAATCAAGGATTATGATTTGGTTCGTGTTCCCAATTGCATTAGAGACGAGATAGATGGTATAATATATGATAAGTTGATTGCTAAGGGGTATTTAGAAGAAGACGTGATGGAGTTTGTTTATCACGAATGATAGAGAATATGCCAGATAGCGTATAGGTGTATATACTGTGTATATACGATATACACACTTATAACAGTCTAAAATGTAAAGATGTCACTGTAATCCATGAGGACTTATAAACAGCTATATACAGTTATCATTGAAAATTTCGTAGGGAGTACGATAAAAAGATAGAGATACTTTATACTCCAATGGAATTGGGGCGAACCCTAATTGTCAACCCTATATCATTTATCAATTCAAATTCCACAAAGAATCCACAAATACCTTTGAAACATAGGAGTCCCAAAAAACTTTTTTCATTTTTTATTTGTGACTCCCAAAAAATTATTTTCATTTTTTTCTTTGGGAGTCCCTGCTACTATTTTCATTTTTTATTCAGATTTGCCCAAGATTTTTATTTTTTATTTTTATCCAGATTTGCCCAGAAAAATTGGCCGCACAATTCCCTTATCTCTAGCCAATTCTTTATTGCATTACACTTGTCTCTTGGATTCACGATATGTTATAATATAGTTGTTCCAAGGGAGAGAAAGAAACCTTGTGCGGTCAGACTAAAACCGATTGGCCCCAAGTTCCGCGCCCTTGTTTATATATGGTAATTACAAATCTGCCGCAAAGGAGATTGTCTATGTCCACTCGTACTGATATGTTCAAGCGCATTGCCGATGCTATGCCGCAGGACGCTGAGGTGCAGGAGTATTGCGCTAAGATGCTTGCCAATGCTTCCAAGAGTTCTGAGAAGACTGCGGTACGTCTTGAGATTGCACGTACTGCTATCAAGAATTTTGCGGCCAATGCTGTCACTGCCAAGGAGTTCGCTCAGTTCATCAATACTAATTGCAATCCCGGCCAGAACTGGAATACTCGTACTGCCAGCTTCTATCTCCGTAAGCTTGTGGAAGAGAAAGTTGCAGAGCATGTTGAGCGCGAGGATGGTAAGAGCAGTCCCAAGCAGTACATCTATGTCGGCATGTAATACACTGGACAACGCGATTCTATCTATGCTATAATATATTTAGATAAGGAAGAGAGAGAAAGGTCTGGCCGCATGATTGATATCAAGTACGTGATTCGCATGGAAGCGATTGATGTTCGTATCGACCGTCCTTCTTACGATACCACTAGCTTTGAAGTCTATGACACTCTTGGAGAAGCTGTAAAAGAATATAATCAGCAAATCAAATACATGCAGGAGGACTATGTAGATGGCCCTCGACCTGACCAAGAGAGCATTGCAATTATGTCTTTGTATGCGGTTGAGGTTACTGAGGATTGTCATCCTGACCCTAAGAAGTATGCGCTGATTGATTTGATTCATCAGACTATCGCTCAGTTTGGTTCTGTCAAGACTTTTTGGGCTACTCGACAGTGCGAGGATAATGATGATTGGGAAGATTGTAAATAAATAAAAATAAAAAAGCGGCTCTTATGTAAGCTTCAGTTACATAATTGCCGCTGTTTCTTTGCAAAAAATTATAGAATTTATACAAGAATGCCACAGAATCACTTCGATTCTGTGGTTTTTTATTAGGAAAAATAAAAAAGAACTGCAAATCTTCTGCAATTTATTATAAAAATTTTATAATTATTATAATATATATATGTAAGTTTGATGAATTTTGAGCCTATAGGACGCAAAACAATTGACAATTTTGCAATTCTCAGGGAATTCTGAGAGAATCGCCTATGGTCCCGTTCCCTGTGGCGGAAGCCTATAAAAACCTGGGTGTTCTGAGAAAATCGCCTATAGAGGTCTGCATTGCATTTGACAACCAACCCCCGAACACCTGTTCGACGAACATACGTTCGCTTTTTGGAGTTGTGGTGATTCCGTGCATTCTCTTCCTCCCATCTTGACATATCTATTATAACATACTTCAATCGTGGAGCACACCGTAACGCATCCGTCAACCCCTTTCATAAAACGCACACAAGTTTTTTTGCGAACTAGCGTTCGCATGAACGTGTGAACACATGCTCATATGTTCAAGTGTAAAATAGAACGTATGTTCGATATCTGGGTAGGGGTAGTGGTTATACACCTGTTTTGACCTCCCCCGCTCGTTCCTCGCGGGGGGCTTTGCTTTGCAAAGTGTCCCCGCAAATGCGGCAAGTAGTCGGCCCGTCTCAGCCCCCGCCCGCAAATATTGTCTGCGTGTCTCGGCCACCGCTTGACTAATATAATACACGTTTCTTGCCGCACGTCTACCCCTTCACAATCTCACCACAAACCTACTTTTGGGGCTTGTAACTGGGAAAATGCTTTCTAAGGCGTTGTAGCGCGTTCTAAGGGTGGGCTTTGCGTTCTCGGGTGTACTAGTAGGCTCAAGCGATTCTAAGGCCGTAAAAACGATTCTAGCGTATCGGTGTGCGGCGTGAGCGTGGGCGCTAGGTTTTAGGGGTGGGGCGTAACCTCGTAGAATATCGTTCTAAGCGATTCTAAGCCATTCTAAGACGCTAAAACGATCGGGATGAACAAAAGATACTAGGCGAGATATTCTAGGGCCGTAAAACGCTTCTCAGGGCCTCAAATGAACGTATGAACACATGTTCATATGTTAGATAAAGAAAACCCCACGCTAGGGACTTTGTGTCAACCTAGCGCGGGGGAACATACGTTCTAGTTTTTGGGACTAGTCCTCGGCCTTCTTGCGCGTCTTGCGCTCGGGCTTAGGCGCGAAAGCAAAACCGCACGGGGCATAGTGGGCAACGGACCACTTTTCGGGGGACTTCTCAATAAGCCCCATGTTGGCGGCGTTCTTGAGCAATGCGCCCACCTTGCGCGTGCTCATGGGCATCCCTTCGGCATCGGTGGCGTACTCTGCTACGTCCTTCGCCGTAACCTCGACACCACGGGCGACAACCTCGGCGGCCACGTCCTCGGCGAGCTTGCGGTTTGCGAGCGTTTCGGCGCTAGGCTTGGAAACACGCTTGCGAGTGAGCGCCTTGGTCATGGACTCAATAGCGGCGGTCACGTCCTCGGGCGTGGCGGCAAGCTCGGTAGCGAGCGCGTCAACGTCGGCGTTGGCGATGAGGGCGAGAGAGAGGGCCCTGCGAGTGATGGTGTTAGCCATAGTAAACTCTCCTCAGAATATCTGAACTATATGCTATTTTCAAGTGCCGCAATTGACAAGGGCCTTTGCTTCCCTTTCGTCCGTGGGGCCTTGCCGTTCCCCATTCCCTCTTGACAACTACTAATATACGCCCATGCCCCCGGTTTGTCTAGCATTTTCTAGAATCAATTTTCCACCACATATTTTCCATAATGGGGATTCTGTGAAACTACTTGACGCGGTAACGCGAAAGCATTACCCTACTAGGGTGTGGAGGGCGGGCATAGGTCGCATAAGTAAACCTAGGCTAACTTTAGTTAGATAGAATAGGGCCGGATAGTTCCGGCCCATAGAACTAGCGTTCGCTTTTCGGGATATAGTGGCCCGTGGCTTTAGCCCACCGCATAGCGGCGAGATACCCACACCCCGCATTGGTAGGTTGCTTTTTGCGACGTGCGAGACACAGCGACAAAATGCGGGACTCATGGCGGGCATCATCCAACGCCATGTGCCGCTCGGAAAAACCGTTATCGCCGTTCAGGTACTTTATCAGGTACTCAACGCCGGTTCGGGGAATGCCCGCATCCGTCAAGTATCCGTGAGCCGCCGCCCACTCACCATAACGTGCCGTGCCCGTGATGCACTCAGCATAGCGCCAAATATCGCGCCACTTGAGCGCGGTAAAATGTTCCACCATGCCCGCGCTAACGTCCTTGCATGTCGCGTCAAGCGCTTTCCGGTCGAACTCCGAATTATACGCCCACACCTCGCGCACGTCGAAAGTCTCCACGTCGGCATGGAAAGTCTTGTAGGCATCGGCAAAAGAAACCGGCTTCCACTCTCCGCCCGTGGCGATACCCGCGTAATACTGTGGCAGTTTCTCGGCGTAATAAGCCGAATCCATGAACCGTCGTCCGTTGAAGAACGTATCGGCACACACGAACGAACGTTCGGCGTAGACCTCGCCCGTAGCTTTATCGCGGACAATGTAGCCCATATCGTAGACGCGCATACGCTCTGCGTCTACGATATCGCCCATCGGGGCAATGGGGGTCGTCTCCGTGTCTATCACAACAATCGTTTTGCCCATCGGTATCAGCTCCTTTGCGCCCGTTGTGGTGTGGCGCGTTCACCTTGCCGCTCGTTGCGGCACAACCGAATAATAGCACGGTGGGGATAGCTTGAAATGGATAATCTTAGAATGTGGAGGAATTGAACTTGTGAAGAAAATATGTTTGTCAAGTTCAATTTTAGTTCAATTTATCCAAAAGTAAGCAAGTAATATACATGTGTAAAATTTGTGTGCGGCCTTGACAAATCAGATTTTCTGTATTTCCGCAGGTAAATAAGGTAGTTCAATATTGAACTTAGTTCAAATACATAGTTCAATGTTTTTGTCAATAGTCCATTTTATCCATTTTGCGGCGATTATGAAAGTTTTATGCATCACAAAAAATCTAAATTTGACAGACCGGAAAAAACAATTATAATATAGGGTGTGGAGGGTGGGGAATGTACCAAATAAGTTTACCACGGCTAACAGAACATCAGTTCGATAGAACGTTTGTTCGTAAAAAATAGGTACCTTACTGTAGCTAAATAAATAACGACTCTTTCTTGCCCCTTAGCGTGCTATTTGCTCGCCGCGACTATCGACTAACTACATAATACACGAATGCGGCCAGTCGTGCGCGACAATTTTGCCGCATACATAATCTCCACAAAAGCCGCACAGCTTATTTTCTGGTTGTCTTTTGGATAATCTAGTTTGTTGCTGTTGTAGAATGCCCCTGCAAGGTCATAGAATCAATTCTAAGGGTAGGTTTTGCATAGAATGGGCAAATACTCATGGGATACGTGAATAAGCCGTTAGAAACAATTCTAGCGGGGCCGTTTATCTGCGGTTTTGTCAAATATCAAAAACAGTACGGGAAAAATGAATAATGGTGATTCTGTGAAAGTGGTTGACGCAGAGCTGCAACAACATTACACTAGAGGGCGTGGAGGGAGGGGAATGGAGCTTTAGAGTTACCCTAGGGTAACTCTTTAGTCAAATAAAGCGCCCCACCTCGCGGCAGGGCGCTAGTTTACCTCGGTTTACTCTTCGGTGTTCTCGGTGTTCTCCGCTTTGGTCTTGCGCTTGCGCTCCGGCTTCTTGGCAAACTCAAAACCGTTGTGCGCGTAATGCGCCACGCTCCACGGCTCCGGGGACTTTGCAATCAGTCCAGCCTTTGCCGCACGGGAAAGCAGGCTACCGACCTTGCGCGGGTTCATCGTGTTGCCCTCGCGGTCGGTGGTCATATCCGCGTCCTCGGCGTGGTGCGGGCGGAACTTGGAGTCGACCGCGTCCATCTCGAGCGGCTTGATGCGCTCGAGCGTGAAGCCCTTGCCGGCGCGCATGTTCTCCTTCGCCACCGAGATCATGAGCTTGATGCGGTTCAGCTGGTTCACCTCGGAGGCGCCCGGGTCGTAGTCCACGGCCACGATGTTGCTCTCCGGGTGGCGGCGGCGCAGCTCCTTGATGACCGACTTGCCCACCACGTGGTTGGGCAGGCAGGCGAAGGGCTGCGTGCAGATGATGTTGGGCGCGCCGTGGTCGATGAGGTCGAGCATCTCGGCCGTGAGCAGCCAGCCCTCGCCCATCGTGTTGCACAGGCTGAGCACCTGGCTCGCCTTCTGCGCGAGCGCCGAGATGGGCTCGGGGCGCTCGAAGCGGCGGGACTTGGCGAGGATCTCGTCGGCGGGCCCGCGCATCCAGTCGATGAGCTTGATCAGGGCGCTCATGGCCGCG